ATTTTGATTGGCAATACCTGTTATAACTGAATCATATCTTAATCCAACATATGCTTCATTCAACTCTAATGTATAATGTAATACTGTTTTGCCTTTCTTGACCGCATCTGCTCCGACATTCATTAATGCCCATGATTTACCAATTCCTGCAGGAGCAACCATTACACCAAGTTCACCTTTACCTAAACCACCATCTGTTAGTTCATTTATAACTTCCCATGGAGTAGGTTGTACATCTCTAACTGCATCTGTATATCGTTCATCTATACTTGTCATATAATCATGTCCAATATCTTTATCCGCTCCAGCTTTTAAAGCTTCATCAACTTTTGCTTTGATCCCATCATAGTCACCATTCTTTAATAATTCTACAGATCCTAAAATAGCTTTTTTAATTTCTTGGTTTTTACAAAAATCCATTGCCTGATCTTTGATATATTCTAAATCAGGTGATTCTGTATATTTCCATGCATCCTTAAGATGTGCAACTACTTGTTCTTTTAGTACATCATGGTCAACTTTTTCAAGTTTAACTTTCATCACTTCCAATGTAGGAGATGATTTATATTCTTTAAAGTATTCTAAAATTGTATCTATAATCCAGGCATTGGCATCAGATTCAAAATAACCTGAGACCATAATATCTGAAATTTGTTGTAGGAATGATTTATCTACTAGTAATGCTGTAATTACCTTTATCTGAAATGCGTATCCGTACGAACTTAATCTATCTGTCATACTTTAATATAATAATTTTTTTTCTAAAATCCTAATCTTTTCGCATTTGAATATACGCGTTAAGAGTATTAAATGATGTTGCAAGCCAAGTATCTAAATCTTTAATGACTGTATACATTTTATCTTGCATAAACATCTTTTTAAATTGGAATGTATTTAACTTATCTACTGTTCCTGTAACCTTATCATGTATCATCATCTTTATAGAACCGGCAATATCAACCTCTTTGAGTTGCATAAGAGAATGGTTCAAGTCAACCTGGTCCTCTGATTCTACTACGGACTTATAGATTTTGTAGCGACCTTCATCTGCTCCATCTTTTGCATGATTTATAATTTCATGTATTGGTACATGTCTATTTTCTGTAATCATTGGAAAAAATTTCTTCAATGATTTTAATGCAACTCCTTTAACTCCAGGAATATTATCTGACTTATCACCTAGGAATGTTCTATATAATAAATAATTTGAAGCGTTAATTCCAAATTCTTCTTGCATTAATCTTGGATTGTACATTTTCTTTTTGATTGGACTCCAAACAGATATCCTATCATTTACTAATTGTAAAAAATCTCTATCTGTAGATACAATTTGTACTTTTTGATTTGGTTCTGTATATACTTCGTTTGCAATATATGCTATCGCATCATCAGCCTCAATATTATCAACCGCTAACATTGTAATTGGTAAACAATTTAAATATTCAACTAATCTACCAAATTGTTTTTTCATGGAATCTGACTCATCTTCTTGTGTTGCAAATTCTTTATATCTGTTAAATGCTGTTTTTACAGCTCTATTTGCTTTATAATCTGGATAAATCTTTTTTCTACGTTTAGATCCACCTTTACCATCAAAACAAACAATTACTCTTGTCGGCTTTAATAAACGAATATTTGCAGCTAATGATCTTAAAAATCCTGTAACACCACCAATATGATCTCCATCATCATTTAATGCAGGAACTGCGGAGAATACTCTAATAAAGGTATTAAGACCATCGAGTATTAATATCTTACTATTAATATCCGATGGTCTACCTTCTTGATGTTCCCTAACAACATCTTGGAAAAACTTTTGAAGTTGCTTATGATTCTTCATTCACGAATTCTTCATCTATTTCAACATCATCTATTCCAATATTGTCACCAGGTTTGTATGTTAATATATACGCATTACAAATAGCATTGTATATCTCATCCTTCAATTCCGGATCAGCTTCAAGTTTACCTTGAAAGTCTTTTGATAAGAATTTTACATCTGTACCATCTGCTTTTGTATATGTATACCACGCACCTGCTGTACTCACCAATTTATGTTGTTTCATAACATTTAACCAGCCACCAAAATTATCTATTCCACTTTCAAAGTAAATATCATAATCGATAGTCTTTAAAGGTGGACCCATTCTATTTTTAATAACTTGGCATCTAGTTTTGATACCAACAGTTTGATCAACGCCATCTTTTTTGACTTTGATTTGCCCTACTGATTTCAATCGTAACCGTACTGATGAGTGAAATGGAATTGCTTTTCCACCACTTGTTGTCCAAGGATCACCAAATGCTACACCTAGTCTTGAACGAAGCTGATTAGTAAACAATAAGGCAATTCGTTGTCTACCAATAAGATTTGTAATCTTACGCATACCTTTTGATAATATGATAGCTTTGGACGTTGCCCAACCATCTTTATCATAATCTGCTGCTTGCTCAATCTTTGTTGAAGCACCCATTACTGAATCAACGACAATTGTTACCAATCGGTCTTTGTTAGATTTTCTAACTGATTCAATAATACTTTCAATTGCTTCAAAGATATCTTCAATAGCATCTAATGGAACATAGAGCATTTTTTCCAGGTCTAATCCAATTGCTTCGAGAAACTCTCTACTAACTGCATTTTCTGTATCAATATAAACGGCTAACCCACCTTGCTTTTGCGTATCTGCTAAAGCATGAGCTGCCAATAATGATTTACCTGAAGCTTCTAATCCTGTTATCTCAGTTATTCTGCCAACTGGAAAACCTCCATTTTGTCTATTTGAGATTGCTAAATCTAGCATAGAAGAGCCTGTACCTACCCAACCACCTACTTCACTAGGTGAATCTGTATCTCCGTCTAGGAAATATGCAACTTTATAGTTAGTATTTTTAAATTTCTTGTTAAGTCCTTCTCTAATACTTTCTCCTAAAGCTGTTGCTAGCTCGTCTGCTTGTTGTGCTTTACTTTTCTTTGCCATATATAACCTTTAATTTTATTCATTAAACAAATCATCAAATGCTGCTGAAACATCATCTACTTTGTTAACACCTTCTTTAACTGCATCTTCTTTCTTTGCTACTGGTTCTGCTGGTGTAGATGCAGGATCTGTAGTTGCATCATCTCCATCTGGATTCAACCAATTTGCTAAAGCTTCTTTTAATTCATCATATGATGGCTCTTTAAAAATATCTTTAAGATTAGGTTGATTCTTTGCACAAGCTTCTGCAACATTTTTGTCTTCAGTTAAAGCTGTAACATTAGGCTTTACTCTAATTGCTGTTTTAGGAAATTGTCCTGGACCTTCTGCTGGTGTAAATTCAACTAAGATATCTCTACCATTCATTGGATCTGTAATGTCACCATAATCTGGATCAGCTATTACTCCTAAAAGTTCTTGATAAACTAGTTTACCAAATCCCCAAAATTTAACACCTTCTGATTCTTTTCCTCTAACTAATACAGGAACATAAGTTCTCATTTTAGGTTCCATTTTCTTACCTAATTTCCATTCGTCTGAATTACCAGAAGATTTTAATTTTTCAGAAAATTCAACAACTGGATCTGGTCTACCATGAGTTACTGGTGATAAAAAGTTTTTCTTACCTAAGTCATAGTGAAAGTACAATTCATTGAATGGATTGTCTTTGTTGTGCTGATAAGGTACGATTCTGATTATTTGTTTGCCTGGTTCAGGCTTCCATAAGTTTGACGTTCTATTATTCGTCGTTTGTAATTGATTAAGCTTTGCCTTAATCGCGTCTAAGTTAATTGCCATTTTTTTATTCCTTTTTTTTAATGGTTAATAATTAATAATTAATATAACAACTTTATTTCAGTAATCCTAATGATTTATCAAAAAAGTTGTAAAAAAGTTTTTATTTTTTATTTTTTAATTTTGAGTTTAATTATGGCTAAACTCTAATCCTTTTTATTTAATATAAATATAATGAAAATATTTCATATATCCTAATTTTTTATTCAAATTCTCCAAGTGCATCTTGCATTGTAGTTATTAAAGCATTTTCTTCAGTACTTGAAAGCTTTGTACCATCTAAATATTTATCATATTCTTTTTCTAAACCTGTATCTTCAATATACTGATTTAATATTTCTAATGAATTTTCATCACTATAGTCGTAAATTGAATTATATACAGCTTGAACTTTTGGGTTTGCATTTTCTTTTATTAAAGTAGCATCATTGCTTCTTGTTTTACCTTCAAACAATTGTTTGTATTTTTTACCTAAATTCATTTTTTTTTGTTCTTTTTTATAGTGTTCTGAATATCCCATTATACATCAAATCTTTTATATAACTCTAATACTATTCTACGGTATCCTTCATTATTAGTTAAGAGTAAACTATTTTTATAATTTTCCCATGCAATAATAAATGTTTTATCTAGAACTCCATTATTAACTGTTTTAATAATTTCATTTAATGCATTAACTGTATACAATGTATTTGTATCTTTCTTTCTATGTATTAAAATTGTATTAGGTGTTTTTTTGTAATCTTCTTTAGGATCTACATTGTATGTAACATAAACATCATTTGGCTTATCTGCATCATTAAACACAAAGATTTTTTTCTCTACGATTGTGTAACTTTTTTTAACATAATCGACTATGAGATTTAAATCCTTTCTATGAGCGAATGTACATAATAAATTTGTTCTTGCCAAAATCTTCTTCCTGTTTATTATTCTATTATAAATATCAACTTTTATACTGAAACCTATAGTCTCTTAACCAAATATTGTTTTTAGATTACCTTTAATAGATCCTCCTGAAACATTTAATGCATCTGCAGATTCTGAATCTATGGCAGTAATATCTATTTTATGAAAATGTACATCTGCTTTTCCTGGAATTACATTTGCAATATATCCCATTTGTCCTGGTTTGCTACCATATTTATTTGCTGCAAGCATTTGTAATACTTGTACTGCAAGTTCATCAGGTGTTGATGATTTAGATAATCTATTAACATTTATCTCTACTTTTGACTTTCGACCTGAAGCTTCAAAAGATTTTTCCATATCATCAAATACTGAATTGGCATTCTTTATCATATCTGTAAATATACTATCTGATCCGAATATTTCTTCTAATTTTTCTAATCCTGGTAAATTTAGAAAAGTAAATAAAGAAGTTCCTGCTTCTACTATATGTTTTTTACCAAATGTTATTTCTGTTATTGGATTAGCCACAGACCCCTCCTTAAAAGCTTTTGTTAATGCATGTATTCCAAATATATTTTGCACAATTCTTCTTTCTAGTTTCATGTCTGACCACCTACCTAATCCAGTAATTCTAGAATGACTAGGATATGATTTTACTTCAACAGCCTTTTTGTCTATTCTTAAATCGGGTGCACCTGAGCCTTCTTGAGTAGTATCTTCTGCTCTATTTGCCGAACCTTGTTGGAAATTAAACAACCAATACAATGCAATCTCACCTTTACCTATAATTGCTAGATTATTATTTTCTGCCCATAATTCCTCAAATATTTCAATATCTTCTTTTTGCCATGCACCTACTAATGGTCCTGAATCGTTTGGTACACTATATTTACCTTTTACCATTGGAATTACTTGAACTTGTAATCTTCTTTTGATTGCCTCATCATAATCAGTTGATGTTCCTGTACGTTCTTTTTCCTCTGATTGAGTAGTATCAACATCTAGTTCATCTTTGCCTGGTATAAATTGATCGTCTGCTGGTGCTTCTTTTACAGGCTTTGCATCATTAAATGCTTGGTCTAATTGAAAATCATCTTCTGTTAATGATTTGATAATAGGTATTGCATTTATTCCTTGTTCTATTAACACTTCTTTTAAAACATGGAGCTCGTCTTGGTTATATGGTTTTATCGCATAACCATTAGGTAGTCTGTAAAACCACTCTGTTAATATGTCATTTACGTTTCTTTGCATTTATTATAAATATGTAGTTAAACTACTTTCTCGGTCATATTTATCATGTCATGCATAGATTTACCTGCTTTAATTTTAACTGGAAATTTATTATTTGTCATAGTATTCTTTAATTTAATAATTAGGTCTCTTCCGTCTTTAATATTAAAATCAAATAGCAATGAATCATATGTATATAAAATTAGTTTAGTATCATATGGTCCTAACAATGCATTTACTTCATTCATTACAGCCATATTATATTCAGTTTCCATACTTTGTAAATAATAATTAAATAATTTACTTGGGTTCATATCAGACATTGCAGTTTTAAATAACTTTCTTTTTAATATAGCTGTTTCCATATATCCTTTAGATTGGAATTCTTTCCACAATTTATAAGTAAAATCTTTTACTTTACCAAAGAATGTAATTTTTGCAAAATCTTTATCAACACCTCCATATAATAATCGGAATGATATTTGTTTACTTTGTTCATATTCTTCTTCTGATAATTTATCTTTTCCAAAATATTGTTTACCTAAATATGTATGAACATTTTCTTTTCCAAAATCATAATCTATAATATCTCCAATTAATCGTAAATGGTAAGAGTCATAGTCTAACTCTAATAACATACCATATTCATGTCTTGATATAAATGATTTTCTAGATCCATCTATTTTATTTATGGCAGCATAATTTACACCACCATGTTTATTTGAAGGACGTCCTGTGGTTGTATAAATATTATATTCTGTATATGCCGTTTTTCCAACTAAATTATTTGTTTGGAATTTTTCTACAAATTTATCATAATTAACTTTTAATCCATTTCTTTCAATTGCATATAAGTTATCTATAAATAATTCGTTATAATAATCAAATCCATCTGTACGCTTAAATGTAGAATATGATTGTATAAATTTATTTTTCATTGCAGAACATCTTTCATAATGTTTAACTATAGGAACATAATCATGCACATTGGTTTCATTATAGTACCATTTATTATACCAATCATGAGCATTTGTATCACAATCTTCTAATTGTAACATTTGATTTGATTGAAAATATTCAACTAAATCTGCATCATAGGTCTTATGATGGTAGAAATTTACAAAGCGTTTCTTCCCCAAAACATATATATCAGCCTTACTTGTAAGCCTGTTTAGATGTTCGGATTCTAGGCATATACAATCCTTATGACGGAATGGTACAATATATTCTTTTTTAGTATCCATAACATATATATAAACAAAACTTATTTCATTATTCACATAATGTTTATATAAATCAGAAAATACTGGTATCCACAAACTATTAGATGTCTGTAATGCTTGATGTAGCTCTTGTAACCTTTTTTTGTCTTCTACAATTTTCATTAATTAATTATAATGAATTTTTTTCAAATAACCAAATTAATAGCCAGAAGATTGTCCACCACCGGCTGAGTCTTTAGATCTTGCTTGTTGCATTGCATGTTGTCCTGGAGTCATTAATTTATCATGTGCAACTTTATTACTATGTTTTTTACCTCGCATTGGACCCATTTGCGAATGAATATGATAATAACCTATATATGGAGTTCCGTCTGGTAATACAAACTCTGATCCATCTGTATGAAGATTATCCTGTTGTTGACCTGCAGGTCCATCTCCACGTATTTTATTATACGGTGAATGTTGAGTTAAGTCTCGTAATGCATCTGAAAGACCTGGCATTTTCATATTTTGTGCAAATGCCGTCCTTCTATTTGTAGATTCTATTCCATATGATTTAATTCGTGTTTTTTCTTTATCATGATATATATCATAACGAGGTCCTGCTATTTTCCATCTAATGGATATTTTATCGTATATAAATCCATTAATATTTTTACCATCTTTTGATTTAACATCTTTATATTGTTTTTTATCAATTTCAATTACTGGTTTATCAAGATCATTTTTTTGTTTAATAAAATATCTCATCATATAACCATTTGCAAGATCATTTGGTCCAGGTCCGGGTGTTTTATAAATAGGTGATTTGAATTCATATAAATTCTGTGTTGTTAATAAATCGTATACAATTATATCACGAGTAGTAGTTGGAGCTTGATATTTTCGTAATACAATTGAATCATCATTAGGATATGCTCCAGTCATTACTAATTCATAATTACCAAAATAATGATATGGACCTGCATACTCATTGCCACTGAAATCCATAAACTCTTTACCATGAGTATGGTTTCCATAATGTCTATCTTTTTTTGCGTAATATCTTGCCATTATTTTTCTATCCTACATATTGTTTCAACTTCGGTTGTCCACTGATTTGGTGTTAATTCATGTATTGTTTTTTTAACAGTAAATACTATATTTATGTTATTTGTATAATATCGTGAAGGTGCTAAATTAGTTATACATGCATTACCAAATTGAATACCTGCAATACCTTCTAATGTTGCTGACATTTCTAATGGATACATATCTTTTCTGAATCCAGCTTTATCACTATGTTCAAATGCAGATTCTACATATGATTTTAAATTTGATTTTGCTGCAGATATTGACTCTTCATTATATCCTGTATCATGTATTACTTCACGAGATTCAATTAAACTATTTCGTATCTTAGCTTTATTTACTAATGTTACTACTTGTTCTCCTTTAATAACTTCTACTGCTGCATTCTTTTTTCCTGAAGCTGTTCCTGTTCCTCCTACGAATGCCGCGGCTGCCATATCTTTTGGAACTTTACCAGTTAATTGTACATTCCTGGTAGAATTATCTCCACCTGCATGTCCGCCTGCATTAAATTCTAATTTTGGAGTTTGTCCTGCAGAACCTGGAACCCAATTTCTGTCTACTACATACATGTATTTATCACCTCCAGCTTCTCCATAATGAGATGCCTGTTCGGGTGTCATTTGAGTTACTGTTAAATCCCATGCTCCTCCAGTATGATTATATATTTCTGAAAATAATTTATTTAAAAATTTTCCTATTCCTATCTTTGAACCTTCGCCACCCATTTCAGAAGCTCCAGCTATACTTCTTAATAAATCTCTAGAGATTAATGTATTTGCAATTTTTGCTGTTCCTGTGCCATCCATTACCAAAGGATTTGGAAAATTCTTACCCCATATCTTTGATGCACCAAAAAATCGTCCAATAGCTCCTCCACCTGTACCTCCGTAATGAGATGAACCTCTTGAGTCTGTACCTCGTATTAATATTTTCATAGGATTAGCAGAAAATAATTTATCATATTCTTTACCTATAGTAACATTGTTATTACATACATATTGGATGCCTTGTACATCTACATTTTGACTTTCAATGTTTCCTTGTAATAAATCTTTATTAATTAGTTTATTAATAACATATCCTAATGATGCAAATATAACATTACCACCTACCATATTATCATTTGCAGGTTCTGGAGCTGCATCTGGACAATCACATCCTGCTATATGTGCTACACCTCCCATACCAGGATAAACATATCCTTCATCTTCATCTAAGTCTTCATGATCATCCATTCTATCTTGTACATCATAATCAAATACATCAAATATATTAACACAGGTTTGAGTTTCATTTAATCCTGCAAAATCAGAAGTAAATTCTCTTCCGTCATCAGCTAATTTTGAATTAACATTTAATTCTGTAATTAAGTTTCCTTTTCCTACAGCTTTTATTTCACAATCATAACCTAATTCATTATTCATTTTAAATGAATAATCATATACTACTCCTGAAAATTCATCATTATTTGCTGGTCCAGAAACTCCTACTCTACCATATGCTATATTAACATCTGTTCCTGGTATCATATAAATCTTTTCAAATTCTTCAAATGATTGTTTATCAAAACATTTTATTTGTAAAATACATTTTACTAAAGATCCATAATCACCAGACATTTCAACTGTAAATTTTTGGATAGCAGGAGATGGTCTTCCAGATGTTGTAGCATATCTAGATGATAAACTTGTATCAGCCAATGTAGATATTTGTCCTTCAGCTGCAATTTTGTGACCAACAACTCGTTGTTTGGTTTCCATAGCTTCAGATTCTTTAGCTTCTCCAAATAAAACATTTGATGCACCTCTTCCTAATAAAATGTCGGTTGCGCCACGACCTGCAGTTCCAAGACCGTCTTTAATTGCTTGGCCTGTATCTAGATCCTGATAGTTTTGTGTTACTGGTTCTGTTCTTCTTGCATTAATAGAAATATAACAACCGTTAACTTTTCGGCTTTCTACATAACCAAGGCCTTTTCGTCGGTCAAGTTCATCTCGTACAAACTCTTGGGCAGCTAAATAAAATACTCCTGCCATGTTATCTCTCCGATTGTTTAATTTTTAATAACGAATGTAGTTCACGTCTTGAAGGAATACGCAATCTTATTCCTGCAGGGACCATTAATGTACCTTTACCTATATGATTTGCTTGTGCTAATACCCACCACTGAGATGAATCTTCATAATATTCATATGCAAGATTATCTAACCTATCTCCTTCTCGTGCAATAATATAATAATCTTGATCAGTAGCCGCAACCTTTGGTGGTAATGCGGACATATGAGTCTTACGCTTTTTCTTAGTATCTAACTTTTCATCAATAATGTATTTATATCTATTCATAAATTATCTCCTAATCAAATGGGTTCAAGAAATTAATAACTTTTTTACCTCCGGATTTTACACCATCATATGCTTTACTTGCCAATCCAGATATTTGTTTAGATGCTGCATTATCTCCTGATTGGTCACCTGGGATAAAGAAATCTAATAATCCATCTCCTGCATCAACTACTCCGCCTACTACATCTCCTGCTACATCATTAAACATGTTATATGGTTCATCTGCAATAGATGATACTCCTTCTGGCAATCCTTCAACTAAATCATCTACTGCATCAAACTGTGATGGTTGTTTTCCATCTGCTGCGCCCTTAGCTACATTAGATCCTCTAAATTTTGCAATGTCATAGAATTTTGCACCGTCTTGAGGAATTTCAGAACCTATATATGCAAATTCTATAGTTACATTACAATATAATGGTAAACGTTTTCCAGCTGTTATTTCCCATGGTACTTCTGGATCTAAATCAATTCCTACACTTGTTATATAACATGGCATACCATTAAACATATCTCCTAATGTTAATTCAACAAATGTTCCAGTATATCCATTACCTACATATTTAGGAGCAGTAAATCCTGCTAATACATTTAACTTATCCCACATTGGAACTAATTCACCTGCTGATGCGGCTGCAATTGTTAAATCTAAAGATACTGTTCTTGCAAATCCTGTATATATTATTTTTGGATCTGCTCTACCAATTTCTTTTTCTTGACTCCATTCTGGTGAAAATGAATCACTTATAGAATTAATTCCAGCTCTCCAATATAATGCATCTCCGCCTCCTTGTCGAGTAATAAAAAATGGAACCATATCTTCTTTACTTGGACTTCCTCCCACTCCTAATAAATTTAATTCATCTGGTTGGTTGGCTCCACCATATCCTAATTGGTCTCTACTACGAGTTGATATCTCATTTCTTATACCATTGCTAATAGCTCTTCTAAATTCTTGTATCTTCTTTGTTCCTGTTACAATACCTGATTGCTTTGCAGCTGCTCTTATTTCTGCATAGTTCATGTAATTGTATACTAATGGTGTACCAGCTGAAGTTTTTGGTTTTCCTCCTACTTGTCTAATATTACCTGTGTCGTCTGGTCTTGCTTTTTCATTTTGTAATGGATCTAATTTGGCTAATATTTCTTGATCAACTGTTGTAAGATCTTTTGTTGATTGTCCTGAAATTGATTGTTGACCAACTGATGGTGATGCTCCTACTTTTGGCGAAGAAGGACTATATAGTTGAGTAACTGGTATTTGATTATACATTGGTATTATGGTTGGATCATCTACACCATATACATATGCAAATACATTACCTAAATCATCTCCTGATTCTAATTGACCATATTTTTGTTTTAAACTAATATAATCATGTGGTCCACCATCATCAATTTGATCTCTTGTATTACCTGTAAAGAATTTTAAATCTGGAGTAAAGTAATTAAATATTGCCTCTCCAACTTTAACTGCATTAAGTCCTGAAACATCTTTACTTGATATAAGTCTATTTGGTAAAGATTTATATCCAACTGGAGATCCTGGTTCAAATACTCTTTCTGCAGATTTTCTTATTTGCGGAGTATTCCTATTGGACGCGTCTCCTAATGCAGGATCTATTAATTGATATAAATTAACTCTATCTTGTGTATCCCAATCATCACCAAATACTTGACCACCATTTAATACTCTTAATACATATCCAAATGTATAAGATGTATTATTAAACAATGACGTACTAGGATTATTAGTTTGTATTCCTTGAGTACTTTCTCCTAGAAATGAATGTACATGTTCTGTAATCTTTTTTCCGTCTACTAATGTACGTATTAAATCATTTTCAGCATCTATAGATTGATATATATTATGTTTTGATCCTCCAACAGGTTTTCCTCTTGGACCGCTATTTGAATTTGCTATATTATAATATCCTTCTGGATAATCAGCATCTCTATTTTGATATACATGATATTTATGAGCATGATCTAATAAATTTTTATCTTCTATATTAACAGCCCTTTGATGTGTTTCTTCTGATCCATCAAATGATGAACCAACGTATCTACCACCACCAGGATTATCATTAACACCTTCTTCTCTTGATTTGTTTTGAGCAGGAGTAAAACTTTCTAAGTATTTTGTTCCTATAGGAAATGATTGTACATCTGATTCAGGTGTTCCTTCTACTATATCTCTACCTTCTCCAACCAATCCAGTTTGTGTATCTACTAATGGTCTTTCAATTATTTCTACTTCAGAATCTGATCCTACAAATCTACCACCAGCTGGTGACTCATTTTGTATATAAATTAATTCTGATGAAAACTTATCTGTTATATTTAATACACTATATCCTCCAGAATCTGCATCTCTATTAGGTATACTAGCTGAATTAGGAAATCCATCCTTTGATTTTGGTGTATAAGTCTTTTCAATTGAATTTCCAGGAGAACTTGTATCTCCTAACGTTCTCGCTGCTCCTGGTTGTTCTTCTGATTCATAAGGTGTTGTATTATTATAATGAATACCCCAATATGCATTTCCTAAATTATCTTTTAAACCTGTACCTGTTGTTACTGCCCTTCTAATAGAAGTATATCCTATTCCATAAACTGATTTTGGTCCTCCTGGACCTGACAATGTACTTATTTCTGATCCATCAAATCCTGCTAATGCATTTTGTAATGGTTCAATAAAGTTAGAAAATCCTTGAGCAATTGTTCCTAATAAATCGGTTGGAGATCCTTGGTCTTCTGATATCGGAGATCCATCGCCAAATAATTCAACCTTTAATCTTGCTAACCTATTTGAAGTAACTTCATTGGCATCAGTTTGAAGCATTTGTTTTTGTATATCTTCATACTTACCTTGAGCTCCCATACCACCATGATTTGAACTATGTATTCCTTCTGGTGCTGAAATAATATTACTTGCAAATTTTACTGGATTATATATTTTGGTTGGACGTACTCCTATATTTGTTTCTACATTTGGATTTGATGCATGTAATCCTATTTGTCGAAGATTCCATATAATACCTTTAGGAGATATTAAAAATTTACCCATTCGTAATGCATCTTCAGCTAATCTTGCTGCAAATGCTTGTAATCCTCCTCTTACCAATAAATTTTGTGGAGCCGTTCTTCCTCCAGGTCCATAAAATTGAGAATCACCATCTCTTCGTTGTATACCTCTTATAATAAATGGTTGGTCTGTAGCTCTACCAAAAGACATTCTATTAATATTTGGAGTATCATATATAAGAAATTTATTATATTGAGCTTGAATATTATCTTCTTGATATGATGTGACTTTATTTTGAATAGATGTCTGTGATAATTGGCCTGGTGCTTCACCTCTTATTCCAGTCCATGTTAAATCAGATTTCATACTAATTAAACCCATTAGCTTTCCTCCCCTGCATTACCTGCTCCTATTTGATAGGACTTGTTAACATTCATCATTCCAGAAATTTCTTCAATTACTTTATTTCCAATTACAATTTGTACTGGTCCTTGTGCACCACCACTTCCTCCTGTTCCTGCAATTGCAGTAATAACTGCATCTAATTTTGCTGCTAGTGCATCTAATTTTGTTGCATTAGTCTCATCAAATACTGGACTTCCTTCTTCAGACTCTCCATCTTCTCCTCCTCCAAACATACTACCTAATGCACCACCCATGGCTCCTAATCCACCCATTAACATGCCCATTGGACTACTTCCTATCATTTGAATCTTTAATAATTTTCTTGCTGCATCTTTTTGGATATCTTTTAATTCTATTTCTTGAGGTCCTGAATCTGCCATTGACATTGAACCTTCTGGTCCAAATGCCGCATCATTGGCTTTAAATAAATCTGTTCCTGCTACAATTGTATCTTTATTATTAAATGATATAGCTCCTTCAGGTCCAAACAATACTCTTGATCCATATCCACCTGAACCACCACTTGAGGGTCCAATTACACCATCACTCATCATTGCAGATGCACCAGCCATTAATGCAAATAATGCTGCTACTCCAATACCAACGGCTGCTAATATTGGTGCAATTCCAACACCAAATGATGCTGCAGATGATGTGGTCATTGCGGCAGTTGCTGCTGCAGCATGTGTAGTTGCTAATGCGGCAGTAGGTGCAATTGCAGCTGCCGATGCGGCTGCTCCTGCTCCAGTTGCTGCAGTAGTTGCAGTTGCGGCAGTCGCTGTCATTGTTTGCCATAACCATACCGCTCCTTTAGCAATTGCTAGTAATCCTTGTTGTACTGTTTCTTTTAATGTTAATAAGAATGCTGTTCGTTTCTCTGCATTAGTCATCATTTCCCAAGTCCATACAGCTCCTTTCTTAATTGCTAATGCTGCTTGATATCCTATTTCTTTTAATGTATGCATTAATCCTGTATTCTTACTTGCATTAATTTGGTTTTCAATTTGTGCCTCTGTTCCTTTTAGTCCTAACTTAGTTGCTAACATTCCTTGTTCTGTTGCTGATAATCCAATTCCCAATTTTTGTTTCAATGTAATAAGTCCCATTTGGAAATTTTCTTTCATCTTAGCAAGCAATCCTTTATTCTTTAATGTAGTGGCCATAGTTTCATCAGAAATATAATCCTTACTATACATTGAAGCTATTTTTTGTTGAGCTACTGCTTGTTTATCAGTTATTAATCCCATCTTTTTTGCAAGGTTAGTTGCTGTAGAATACATTTGTTCTTTACTACTAAAAAATTGTCTAGTTTTCTGTATAGCTAAATTTGCTTTATCTCCTGCCCATATTAAAGCTTTTACTGCATATATTCCTCCAATTATTCCTGCTATTACTTTTAATGCAGGAGATAAGAATTTAACTACTTTTGCAATTCCTTGAAATACTAATAATACTGGCTTTAATGCAAACATAAATCCACTAAAGATTGCTCCTACTACATCTAATATTGGAGCTAATACATTTGTAAATATTTGTGTTATTGCTTTAATAACAGGATATAATGCTTTCATTAAAGTATTTTTAATTTTATCAAATTGTGCACTCATTTCTTTTGCTGCCAAAGCTGCTTCTTGTTGTTTAACTAATTGCTCTCCAGTTAATGTACCACCTTCCAATGCTTTAGATGCATCATCATATCGTTTCTTTTGTTCTGCCGTAAGGCTATTCATTTGTTCTTGTTTTTGTAATGCATCCTGTAATTGGCCGACTTCCATTCCTGCTGCTTGAGCTAATTTCTTTCTTTGAAGAACATCTAGTTTATTAAAGTCATGAATTGAACCTACCTGGTCTAACACTGCTTTTGTAGCTCCTTCTATATCACCTTGCAATGCTAATTGTCTTGCAAGATCCATATTTATTTGTTTTCCTAACATTACAGATGCTTCAAACTCAGCTTCAATTGATGATTCAATATCTAATAAACCATCTGCAATATCAACCATATCACCTAATTCCATTCCTAACCTTGCTGCTTCAATTGCTGCTTTTGTTAAGGCTTTTGCATTACCACCCATATATTTGGCAGCTCTTTTAGAATTTTGTGCAATATCTTTCATAACCTTTCCTGGAGCAACTCCGGCTGCTTCAGATAGATTAGCTGCTAATGCTTGTGTATTAAATGCCTCTTGTGATGTTTGCCCCATGGCTTCAAACTGACGCTGAACGGCTGCTGCATCACCTACTGCAATTCCAAATGCAGCTGACATATTAGCTACATTCATTGCTGTTTCATTTGAAAAGTTAGCTGTACTTCCAAATTCTTCTTTCATGGCAGTCATTGCAGAAACAATTTCTTCTGTATTTGCTAGGTTATTAGCACTCGACGCTTGCATTGCTCTAGCCGATTGTAACATTTTTTCAGCTTGGTTTGCTGATTGGCCTGTATTAGCTGCAAGTTCTTCTGTCTCTGCAGACATTTGTTTGAACAACATTAATGCACCTAAAAGAACTCCTGCTGCTGCTAATGGTAATAATGCAGACTTTAATGACATTCCAAATACTTTGGTAGATGCTGTTAAATCTTTAAATCGCTGTACACCGGCGGCTGCTCCTTCATTAAGTCCTGTTTGTAATGATAGATTTAATTGTTCACTTAATTTATCACCAAATAGATCTAATCCTATTGCTTTTGATAAAAATTGACCACCAGGAAATGATTCTATTGTAGATTTCATTGCTTCAAATGGTCCTACTAATGCATCATGCATTGCCTGTCTTTGAGATATTTGATAATCTAATGCATTAGATTGCTCATCTAACATTCCTACTTTTGTACGAGCCTCATTAATTTCTTGCTGTGCCATAAGTAAACTTTTGCCAGTCAATTTATTTTTATTTGCTGCAAATTGAACTTCCATATCTGCTAATCGTTCTTTTGCATATGATGTATTTAATGATTCAGCTAGCGTTGTACTATTTTTTTGTGTATATTTATATAACTGTTGAGCTTCATCTGCAATATCTGCAGTTAGTTGAGCTGATTCTTCTAATATACTAGCTTCAATATTATAACTCTTAAGAAGTGTATTGGCAGCATCAGCTCTTTGACCAGTTAAATTGAGTTTAACATTTTCTATAGTAGAAATTCTTTCTTGAACTGATTTTTGTTTAATATAATTCTGACCAGTTTGTTTTGCAAAGGCGGCAAATGCTTTTTGATTAGATGCTGCTAAGTTTCCTTTCTTTGCAACATTATCAAGAGATGTATCTAATCCATTGAATAAGCTATTTAATTGTTTTGATTTTTTTAGAAGATCATCTTCTTCTTTACCTATCTTTTTTATTCCAGTTTGTGTAATTCCTAATAACTTATTTAAATCTGCCTGGACCTTATTCTTTTGTTGTGCTGTCTTTAAAAATTCTTTACTGCCTGTAGCACCTTGCTTGTCTAACTGTTTTAATCGTTTGACTAAGGATAGTTCTTCTTTGATTAAGTCGACTTTTAATTGCTGTTCTTTTGGTGTAAGGCTCATACTTTAGAATCCTTTTATTTATGATCACGCCATTTGAATCCCAAATCTTTAAGATGTTTATAAAGGTTTTTTTTGCTTTTAAACTTACCTTTTCCATCTGAATCTTGGGTCATTAATTCGGCGCTAATTTCTAATTCACGCTCGAAGTCATCTATTGAGCGATTTAGACGCTTAATCGCATCTCGCATTCCAGGATCTTTTTCAAAGTCTCTTAACTTCTTTTTAAGCCCTCTTTGCATGAACTTTTTAAATAAAGGTGATAATAACCCTTCTTTTAAAGCATTTTCTAGCGATTGTTCTAATTTATTTGATTTTGCCATAGTTCTCGTCCATTTATATTACTTTATTATAAATATGGAACTATGTAATTTATGAGAATAGAATACTACCTTCTTCTTCGGCTTTGTGACTTAGCTTTTTTATTAGCCTTTTCCATTTCTTTGTTCTTATCTTTATGAACTTGTTCAACTCGTTTAATATAGAATACACGTAACCAAACTGGCATTGCATATACATCAGACCAATTGAACCCACCTTTCCCCCAGTAGATAAGATCAAATATCTGTTGGTGCAGTACGGGCCTGTATTCAGGCCCCAGGCCAAAAAAATGTGGTGTCAATGGGCAAGTCCATATAGAACTCCTCTCCCGTAGCGTTATCATCAAAAACTAAATTTAAATCTACATCTGGTTGTAGGTCTCTCATATGAGTTCTTAATGCTCTTGAATCCATTGCTAATAATTCGTTCTGAACAAATTTACGTATTTTCATTCTATCTTCTTCGCCATCTATAGATATAATAGAATACATTAATCTTGTTGATAATGTTGGATCAACACCTCTGTTCATTTTCTTTGCAGCTTTTATTTCAGCTTCAATATTAGGTTCATCACCATGGCATAAGAATTTAAATTCAACAACTCTTTTTGCTGCAGGTAATGTAAATGAAAATCTATTAGATCCTTTAGAGAATAATGAAAAATCAACTTCCTTTTCTCGTAGTTCAGCTAAATCAATTGTTTCTTTTTGCTTGCCTCCTGAAGGTGTATTAACTTGGCATTCATAATCTTTACCATATCCTAATACTCTTGCTGCAATCATAATTGCATTTTTATCACCTAATAATAGTTCATTATATTTAACTTTCTGTCCTTCTCCGTTAGATATAATTAATGATTGAAATAATTTATCTAAAACAATTCCTTGTTTAATATATGATTGAGTAGTTAAAATATCTTCTTCTTTAGCAGTCATATATTTCATTTCTACTTTACCTGATTGTAATGCACTACCATCTGCATATAAGAATCCTCTTGATGGCAACTCTACAATTTCGGTCGGAAAGTCATGCGTTTTAGCAGTTTGTCCTGCATATGCATCCATTGCACGCATTTTCATTTCTTCATCAGATATCTTTTGGACATCCGCCATTTGTTGTGTAGTTGGTTTTTTACTCGGGTATTCTTCATTTACATTTTTAGCCATAACTTGATCTTCCTTTTAATTTAATAACAATTTAATATAAATATGCTAATGCCCAAAAAAAATCCCACCATAAGGTAGGATTTTTAATGATTATATATTTTACTGATTAGAATTGAAGGATTGCATAATCATATTTAATTGTTAATTCAATATTAACAGCATCTTCAGTAGCCCAATCCATATCACCAAAAGTGGCAGCGGAAATAAATGCTCCTTTAATAGTCCATTCTTCAACTTTATCACCTACTGGACCTAATGTATTAAATACAATATCTTTCTTATAGAAATCAGAATATCCATCTCTTCCTGTTACTGATTCATGGTGTAATCTTACCCATTCCATAACAGCTTGCGCCCCTGATGGTACAACTGGGTCATATAACGTTACCGTAATATCTTGCCATCTAGATTTTCCTTTTAACTTTCTTTCAACATTAATATGATCTAACACTAGTTCTCCTTGATCAATTGATGGTCTAGAAGCCGCTTTCACTATGTAAGCTGGAATACCTTCGATGTACATTATAAACCTATTGGCTACTTTAGGCTCATATGCGGTATACATTATTTCATTTGGACTTAGTAAATCTGCCATTTTATTATCTCCTCTTATTTAATATAAATATACTGTTATTATCTTTTTTCAACTATTATTCAGGAAATGCTGCACCCGTTGGTAACACATTGAAATCAATGATAATAAATTCTGCTGTTCTAGTTGGTTGCAAGAACAATTGACCTACCATTTGGTTTCTATCAATTACATCAGGAGTATTATTTGTTTCATCCATTACTACTTTAAAAGCATATAAACCTTGTCTTTGTTGTACACTTTCTAAATATGGATTAACTATACTCAAGAATCTATTTCTTGTTTCTGCTGTATTTTGTTCAAATACTAAGAACCTTGTCGCAGAAGCAATAAACTTCTTAGCTGCAATTAATAATCTTCTAACGTTTACTCTATCCAATGCAGATGCTTTCTTCTGTAATGTCTTTTGTCCAAATGCAACAACACCACTATTAGGGAAAGTTGCTAATGGATTAACATTTGAATCATATAAGCTATCTCTATTACCATGAGTTAATTTTCTTTCTGGTTGGATTGCTCTATCAATTCCTCCTCTATTTAAACCTGCAGGTGCAAACCATTCTGCTGATACTTTATCATTAAATGCATATACACCACCCATTGCTACAGATGCTGGAACCCAAACATTTTTAGATGCATAATTATCCGCCATTTGAATCCAAGGCCAATATACTGCAGCATAATTGGTATCTCTACCAGATGCTTCTGTAGTTGCATCAGTTATTGTTCCTGCATATGCTATAGGATCTACAATTGCAAAACAATCACCTCTATCTTCACACATTTGAATTGCTGAAGTTGCAATAGTTGAATGACCTGCTAATGCTGCAATTACACCTGGCATTAATAATAAGTTAATATCATATTCGTCTTGGTTACCTAATAAGTTAATTGCATCTTCATATGCTGTTTTACCCTTTGCTCCTGTTCCTAACGCATATCCTTGCGAATTAGTTGCAGTAATGTTTTCATAGAACATTTGTGGATGTTCTACATTTCCATCACTACCACCTGAGAATGTTCCTGAAACTTCTAATGGTAAAGAACCAGTATAGTCTGCATTTGAAATATTTCCATTTTCATCTAAATAATTTAATGTTTGACGAGTTACTTCTACTCTAACATATTTAGATTTGTTCATATAAGAACCTGATGCTTGGATATATGGACTAACTGTTCCAGATCCTCTTAAATTAAGTTTTGCATCTCCAATTCTTTTTGCAATATAATTTGTTGAATTTGGATCTAATGATAAGTTATTCCATGTCTCAAGAATATTTTTTCTTTTGATTGTATCATTACCACTTCTTAAATATAATGAGAAAGTACCTTTTGAAGTATTCTTATTTGCAACTTCCCATCTTAAATTATCTTTTGATCCAGATAATAATATATTATTTGAACCTTCATCATCTGTAGAACCAGAACCTGCTGTTGACGCATGTGGTTGACCACTATTCAATATAGCTCCGTCTGATAAGTTATGTAATTTGAATGATGTTGCTGCGTTAGGCATTGATGATGCTACTGTTGAATCACCACCGGAAAAATCTCCCGCCATTATTCTAACTACTGTTAATGAGTCATGATGTCTCAAATATTCTTCTGCAGCTAATGATGTTAGATATGAATAATATCCAAGATTTGCTCCAGAACCACTTTCAAACACATCGCCAAATAATTGTCTATATTCAGCCATAGATGTTACCATGGTAGGAACCAATGCTGGACCTTTTACAGTAGGACCTACTATTGCCGCTCCTATGTTTTGTATCCCTGCTGGAAGAAATGATAAATCTCTTTCTCGGGTAAATACACCTGGTGATACTATTTTTTCAGCCATTTAAATTCTCCTCTTTGTTAAACTAAGACATGAGTCTTATTATTTTTAAATAAATATACTTAAATGGCTTCAAACCATTAGTTTGCTGGTGAAAAAGTACCAGAATCTAAGTCTAATGTTCCTCGGCCATATTTTTCATTGAATTTCTTAACTAATTCAAGTTCTGTTGATTGAATATCTGCATATTCTTTATTAAATTGTGTTTCTAAAAGATCTAATTTTTTAGCCTTTTGTTCATGTAAAATTTGTTCTAATTTTAATTCTCCAAAATTGGCTACCAATTTAGACATTCTATCTCGTAACACCTGAACTTCTTTTAGTTCTTCTTCTGTAAACTTTTTGTTTTCTGACATAACTATTCTCCTTTTATTAACATATATAAATATGCATTTGTACTGCTAAACAACCACTCCTGTACCAGTTCCTGTCACAAATGTAAACACTGGATATACAAATGGGTGGGGTGATGATCCTCCTATTCCCATACCTGTTACTGCGGTTTGTACTAAACCTCCTCTAACGTATAAATCTATCGCTCTTGATAAATCTTCTGCGAGCTCTCGATTAGTAGTTTGTTTATCTGGTCCTGGTTTTACTGATTGTTTTCTAAATGCTGCAAATATCATTGCTTTTAATGCTGGTTGATTTAATGGCATAACTATATTCTATCCTTTAATGATTGTTCTAATTTTGATAATAACTCATTTTCTGATGCAATTGGATTATAATTTCCAGTTGGTGGTGCATCAAATGTTGCAGTAAATACATCAGTTTCATGTTCTGATCCAAATTTGATTTGTTTTGTTGCAAACCTTTTTTGTACTGTTGATACTCGTAACTCATCTTCCATTAATAATGTTGCTTTTGATCTAACTGGTAATGTAGCTCTTATAATTCGATCTTCACCCATATTGTTCATCGTCTCAAACGAATAATCATCTATGTATGTATTAAACTTCCATGTAGTTCCCCATGCAAATCCTCCAGTAGGCATTATAGCCTCAATAATTGAATTCAATTGTTCTGTAAATGAACACCATATTAATAATTCATATGATACTTCTACAAATTCTGGTACAGCTGTAACATAAAATTCTTTGGTTGGTTTTGCATTTGTTAATACTCCAAATCTATCGTATTTATTTGCTTGAGTAAATTTATTTTGTAATACCATTGCATTACCTGATGGATTTCTATTAACATCTAATTTTTTTAATATATCTCTTTCTGCAATAGCATTTCTTCTCAAAGTAATTATTGGGGCCATTAATTTACCTTTTGCATCTCTCATATATCCATGCTTTTGAATTTGGCTCCATTTTTCTCCATTTGCATATTGAATTGGTACATCTATAATACTTCCATCTTCTTCTACCCGTGGTTGTATAACATCTCGTATATAAGATATAATTGCATAATCCACATCATATATTGTACATGAAGGAGTCTTAATTGTATCAGTATCACGGCGTACTTGATTAGCCCTATTAACTATAGGATCATTTGCTTGCGTACTTTGAGTTCTATTTAATCTTAATTTTCCCATATATTATAAATTCTTTGGTAATTGATATTCTTGATTTGTACCCCCAGATCTAACTTCTACTAAATTAAGTTTATTTCTTTGTGTTACATGTGCTTCACATATTACTGCAACACTATATCCATGTTCATCAATTTCTCCTCGAGTGAACCCTAAATGAGTTGATGGATTTTTTCCAGCAAAATATTGTGATGATCCTATCTGATCTATTTCATAATATTCATTATCCCAATTTAAAATGTCACCAACTTCTAATATAATTGTTCTATCAACTAAATAATCTCTAGCAAATGCAAAATTACCAGTTCTAGTTGAATCCAATCCAAAATCTTCTGCAACGGTTGTTTTTTCATCTTTCTGTACAAGGCAAGGAATGGCTATTGGATTATAATATTTCTTACTCATTGATTCACCATATAAATTTTCTCGTGTATCTTCTAATACCAACTTATATAATTCAATTTCTGTATCTATTATATTGACTATAAGTTCGTTATTTATATGTCTAATTAGACTTGCATCTCTTCCTGAACCAAATAACGCCATAATTACCCTACATATATTTTAAGTGGAATTTTCATCATCTGTTGCTGTAATGCATCAGATTCTGCTTGTTTTCTTTCTAATTGTGATTGTCTAGACATTGTATCCAGGATCTCTTTAATCTCTGTTATAAGTCCTTCTTTTTCAGTCTGAGCGGCTGATATAAGGTCCGATCCGTTTAATGTCACATCTGCATTTGGTATTGGTATTGCAGAATACTTACCACGAATATATCCTAACATCTCTTTTGATAATGCTAAAGCATATTTTCTAATCCATTGTTTTCCAACTGCATTAATATTTGAATATATAATATCTTGATATGGAACATTTGAATAATCTGAAATAGCTCCTGTTTTTCCTTTTAATGGATTACTTCTATCTGCTTTCTTAATATATTCAAAATGTACTTTTGTAAATGAAGATGCATCTGGAATAGGAAATATTTTAATCCTATCATTTACTAATTGGAATGAATATGTAGACTTTCTTATTTGGTCATTAAACTCTATTCCTTGTAGTCTTAATACATCTGCATATATTGGCATCATCATAAATGATACTCCTGGAGAATAATTACCCCAACCAAATGAATCTAACATTTGTTGAGATCCTAATCCTGTCCCTATAAATGGATCAAAGTATCTTGCAATTGCAGGTGGCGCCTCATGGAATATTCTTTTAATTTCAATATCATCTGTTCCAGCTGTTCCTGATTCTAAAGATACAACAGTAGGATCTGTTAAATCATATATTTGTTGATTTGCAGACATTGTTACAGAACCAGTATAATATGTTACATTACCACCACTTCCTGCTTCTGTTCCATACTCTTCTGCTAATTCAATAAGTCCTCCTAAATTAGAAGATACTTTTTGTCCTGATAAATTTGACCCTGTTGCCGCTCCGTATAAGTTAATTAGGTTATCTCGTATATTAAATGTATTTACTTGATTACCATATTCTGTTACAGCTTCTTCAAAGGCTGCAAAGAATGAACCAGATTGTAATTCAATGTCTGTTAATGGATATCCTAATCTTTTGGCGCACCAATCTGCAGTACTAATTGATGCAGATGCAAATGTTACATCTGAATCGTATAATCCGAATGGTGTATCATTTGTTCCTACCCAAGTAGCTGCTCCTGTCCAAATTGGTATTTTTACTGCCATATTATGCCTTCTCTATTTTAATATAAATATGTAATGACTAAAGATTACAGAGATATTTTACCGCTTGTTAATTGAATTACACCTGAAGTTAATTTTATAGGTGCACTGGTGGCTGCGGCAGCTTCAGAATAATAAACTGCCATAACTACATAGTCCCAAAACAAAACACCAGATGCAATTGTAGATACATCTATAGTTGCACTTACGGCATTAGCTGATGTAGGTGTCCAAGATAGTCCCCATAATTGAGTTGAGCTACCATATGTAACTGTTGAATCTGATTTATTAAATGCTGCACTTGGAGCTATACCACTAGAATTAGATGATCCGTTGTTAAGAAATATTTCAGGTGTAGCAGCAAAATTACTTCCTTGACCTTCTACTGTTATTTCTAATCCATTAATAGTTGCTCCTGCAGGAACAGCAAGATTTCCAAATTCTAGAGTAATATCACCAGTCGATGAATTGAAATTTGGATTGTTACGAGTATTGTCTGATGCTGCCCAAGCTGAGATTGCTCCTATTCCTGTTCCTGCTGAATTTGTTGCTGTTGCTACTGATGTTGTAGTTGCCATAATTTTTCTTTATTACGCATAAGTTAAGACTGCACCTCTAAAGAAGTCTCCCGAGTTGAGCGTTACTACTATTATTAAATTATTCGAACCACTTTGTAAATAAGCTCCTCCTACAACGGTTGTATATAAATCCCAAGGTTGTGAAGCATTGATAGTTGTTGCTTGTTTCGTTTTATTATTGAAAACTAATGCAGTTGTTGTTCCTTTTGATAATAATAAATTGTTAACAGTTGCTTCTGTTTTTGTATTTGAAGAATATAAAGTGACGCGTATTAAACTTTTTCCTATAGGAATCATGCATGCACAAGAAACTTGTTCACCTACATCATCTGCATTTTGAGTGAATAGACCAGCTCTTTGAGTTCTTGCTGAATATGTTCCTCCTCTAAATTGTGTTGGATGTATAAAGATGGAATTAGATGATCCCAGATGAGTTGTTTTATTATCTGTTACTCGAGTTGAAAAAGAACCTGATGCTGTAGTATAATTATTTTTTAGAGCTGCATAAGATCCGGATGCTGCATCATTGGCATTTACAACATCTGTTATATCATCTATCTGATCCATTAATAAATGCATTGCTTTAAATTCTGGAGTTTCTTCTAATTCTGGATCACCAAATAATGAAGCTTCTTTAGAAGTTTCTTTATTTCCTCCTGATCCGAATCTATCTGATAGTTTTGTTTTTTGTCTTGCCATTTTATATCTCCTATTCTGCTATTTCTGCTGTTACTGTATATGTACCTTTTAAATTTTTACCACTACCAAATGTATTTGATACACTTGAGAATACAATTATTCTATCACCTGCTACTGCTCCTACATCTGGATTAAATCCACCATGGCCTCCTGCAGCACTTCCTGTAATATAAATTGTATGGAATTGGTTTCCAACAGTTGCAGATGAACCACTACATATAAATACTGGATTAGTAGTATTTGATCCTGCTGTTTGAATAGCAAGCATTTTATATACATAATATGATAATGTACCTTGAGCTGTAGAATCTGTTGGTTTTAATGTTCCTATCAATTTAATGTTTTTAATATTTTGTGTTACTGCTACACCTAAATTTGAATCTCCATTTGAATTCCAAGTTCCAGTTTCTACAGATGCTTTTGTTAATTCTTGATTCCATGATCTATCAGACCAACCATATGTACTCGATCCTGCTTGGAAGTTAGCTAATGTTCCAGCTGGTTCATTAAAATACCAACTATGTGCTATAATATGAATTGGCATACCTACAAATTTGTTTGCAGTAATTGTTCCTGACGCGCTTATATCTCCTGTTACATTAAGCTTTCGTTCACTTCCATCAAATATTGCCCAGCTGGTTGATCCTTCATGAATTTGAACATCCGAATCTGGATACAATCTTATAGTTCTATCTGCATAAATATCTAAATCTTCTGGATTACCTGATGTTTCTATTTTTGTATTTGTATCTCCATCCCATATGATATCACCTCCAGATGGTAAATGTATTTGACTTGCATGTATATTACCACTCGCGGTTATACCACCTGATGCAGATATGTGACCGTCTACAACTAAATTAGTATTGGCTGATGTATGTATTCCTGTTGCTAAAGCATGTATAAATCCATAAGAATTACCACTTGGATATATCCTACCTGAGGCAGAACCATAAAAAGATCCTCCTAGTGTTAAACTATTATCTGTTGTTATACTTCCTGTTATGGTTATTCCATCTGCAAAGTTAGTATTACCTATTGAAACTGATTCATTTCCAACTATACCACTTTCAGGTCCTAATATGAAATGTCTTGAAATACCAGTTGCATCTTTTAATCTATAAGCAGTATCAGCATAATACCCAGCTGCATATATATTACCACTTGAAGTTATTCCAGCCGATGCTGTTATACGATTTGCTTCAACAAAACCAGAAACTTCTAATCCAGAAGCTGCTGCAGATTTTCCAGTTAACACATGAAATGAACCTGTATTGGCCAATACAGATGCATCTGATTTTATATTACCAGAAGCAGTTATATGAGTATCAAATTCTGCATTACCGCCAACGTGTAACATGCTTGTATTGCTTGCTCTTCTTCCAATACCTATCAATGCATTGGCATTGCCAATTCCTGCTGAACTTTGAGATACTATTAAATATTCTTGTGTTGTTGGATTACCAGCATTTGGTGTAAGTACAATATCTCCTTGCTGTGATGTAACAGTTCCTAAAAGGCCGCCTCCATGAAAGGTATTATCTGCATAAAAGAATACGCCTCCATTTGCAGTTGCAATTGTATTGAGTGTACGATCAGAAAATAAAGTTCCTGCTTTAATAGTAGTTCCAGTTATTACATCTCCTTTAATATTACCTGAAGCTGTTATATGTCCTTGCGCATTAATATGATTTGCAACATATAAACCAGATGAATGACTTCCATTTATTCTAGGTGTAGTTAGTGCACCTGTTGTGATAACATTAGCTGCAGTACTATTACCACTTGAACTTATATCACCTGAGGCTGTTATATTTCCAAGTGCATCCATAATTAAACCTTCACCTGAACCTGATGAAAATATTTTTACACCTTGACCTAAATAAGAATCATGATTTGCACCTAATATTAAAGCATTACTATTTACATTTATAGTTGGTTTAACAGATGATAATGCATCTATAAAATAACCATGTGAAGGACTTCTTCCAAGCACTTTAAAATTAGTTGCTATAATATCACTACTTGCACTTATATAACCTGATGCTGTAATGTTGCCATTTTCAATCATCACAGAATCATTAGACCCAATTTTCTGAGTTAGAGTTTGACCATTTGTGGCTCCTATAGTAGCGGTAGTATATGCAGCTATAACTTGACCACTTGAACTTATATTACCTGAGGCTGTTATATGACCTTTAAATGTATGAGTATCATCATCTGTATCTCCAAATATATTTGAACCTGATGTTTGTAATATTGATGATGAAACTATTGAAGATGTTATACTAGTTACATTTAAACTTGTTGCTTCTATTGATCCAACTGAAATGTCTGGTGTTCCTGATAACCCTGTTGCATCTCCAATGAACCCTTTACTCGCGCTTATGACTGATGCTGTTATGTCTCCTTCGAATCGATGTTGATGAAATGTACCAGATTGACCATATTGCATTTGTGAGAATGATCCTGCAGAATTAAAAATTAAACCTGAGATTTGGCCTTCTGCTAGAGGTACAGATTGTGTACCTAAATCTATATGATATTTATCTGCATATATATTTCCACTTGCACTTATATTACCTGATGCTGTTATGGCATGTTCTACATATAAACTTTTAGCATCCAACTCTCCTGTGAAGACTTTTGACTTACCAGTAGTTGCATCTCCAAATGTTGCATTTCCTGCCGATGTCATTTTCAATGTACCTAATCTACTAGCACCATCTTTAAATTCAATTGTTTGTCCAGAAGTTATAATATGATCAAATGAACCTGTTCCTAATGAACCTGCAGAAACATCTCCACTTGAACTTATATTACCTGATGCAGTTATATGGCCATCTCCAATATAAACATCAGATCCAACTACTCTTAATCTTCCGTATATAGTATGTTCATTCCTATCTCCATTGGTTCCCATTGTAAGAGTTCCGCTCGAACTTATATCTCCAGAGCCTGTTATATTGCCACTTACACGAAGACCCATATTATTTACTACACTAGTATTATCAAATGTTAATCTTGCTGAAGCATTATGTGGTCCAATATATACTCTATTTGCTAAAACATGGTCACCGAGAATATTACTACTTGAACTTATTGCACCTGAGGCTGTTACGTTACCATATAACATAACTGGCTTGGGAGCATTTGATCTATTAATCTGTGTTGCTGCAAAAGCGCCTTGCTCATTAATTCCTAACGTCGTACCCGTATCATCTAGTGCTTCTTTATTATTAAGGTAAAGCTTAGCACCTAAATATACATCTCCGCTTGCACTTATATCACTTGAGGCTGTTACTGGTCCTGAGAGTGATATGTTAACTGCACCACCACTACCTATTACTAGACCATTTCCAAGTACAAGAGTCTGGCTGTCAGCTGCACCAAACACTTGTGTTCCATATAAATCCCATATAACATTGTTGCCTTTCATTTGATATGTAGCTGCTTGTACAACACTTGCACTTATATATCCTGAAGCTGTTATGTGGGTTGTTTCTAAACTTCCTTCTATTAAAACTTGACCTGGAAGTTTTATTTTATTTGATTCAAATAATAATACATCTGTATTACCTATAGAATATCCTGCATCTGAAAATACACCTGTTGTTGTAATGGGACCACTTGCACTTATTGCTCCTGAGGCTGTTATTTGGCCACTACCAGAAACATGTATGTTTCCATTTACAGTTAATTTTTGATCTGGATTATTTGTACCTATACCTAATTGACGTTTTTCAGCATCTCCCCATAATATTACGCTGTCAACAGAACCAGAACCAAATACTTTAAAGTTTACATCTTGATATTCATTATTCAAATCGATCCAGGAAGCGCCTATAGATAATTTATTTTTACCGGCTGTTTCTACTAGAAATTGATTTGTACCAAAATTTATAAATGTATCTGTATCATTTTTATGTATTATTTTTCCTGGTAATGTTAGATCACCGTCTATCGTAGAGTCCCCTGTCCTTAAGCCTGTTACTTTAAATGTATCTAATACTGTAGAATCGATATATGAAGCTGTTTCTGCAAAAGATGAAGAAGTTTCATAATTTACTTCAGTGATTGCATATGATGCAGTCATTTGTAATGTCGGAACTAATGATCCAGTTCCATCAAATACTACTCCATCGTCACCGACAGTTAATACTCGTTGGTAAGTATCTTGAATATTTTGGCCTGTTAAGTCTGGTAAAGCCATTTATAACCCCTATTTTTGTTTTGCTAATACATTCAATACTCCGCTAATAACTTTTCCTCTAGAAGTTTCGTTAATTGGTTTGAATTGAGTATATGTAGCTATAACCTTATTTAATTTATCTTTCTTAATTGAAAGATTATTTATATTAACATTTTCATGAATTAGTAATTTCATTATATTTACAATATGTTTCTTTTCTGATTCTGAAATTGTTTGTTTTTTATCTTGTTTAACTTTTGTAACTTGGACTTTTGGTCCTTTTGTTTCTACTATTGGTTGTTTAGTAGTTTGTGATTTTATTTCTACAGTTACTTTTTTACTTGCCTGCACTTCAAAATCACTTTCCCATGGAGTAAAAAATGTATCTTCTGCAATTACTTCTAATTTAATATTACCTTTATTACTTTCATCTATAAGGCCTTTTAATTTTTTAATTGGAACTTTACATTTACCATCTGATGTTATTGAACCATTAAACATTAAACTATAATCTGCAGTTTCTACAACTAGCCTTGCAATTGAATTAGAAAGGCTTGCACCTTCTATTTTAATATCACATTCAAATAATTCTGCTTTGTCTGTAAATAATTTATACATTTATATTCTCCTTAATTTTTTGCCCATGGATATTTTTTATTTAACATTTCTCTGCGATCATCACAACCACAATCTTTTCCAGTCATTTTAGATATAGTCTTTACAGCTTTTTTTATACCAATTACTGATGTAATTTTATCTATACTATCTCCTAAACCTTTAGACATGAATATTCTCCACTTGCATTTGTATTTTGGCTTCTTTGATTATTGTTTTAATTTCTTCAATATGAACACTTATATCTTGAACTTCTTTGGATTCATCATATACTTCAATTCCTTTTCTATGCATAATTAATCGTATAAGTTTCTTTTTCTTTTCAGGTGCTAATGCTTCTACTGCTGGTTGGACTGTTCCACTTGCAACAGCTGTTTCTAATTCTAAAATTATCTCAAGAACAGAGTTCCAAGTATATCTTGCTGCTTCATCAGTTGTAGGAGCTTTTTCCCACTTAAAATCTGCATTTTCCCATTTAATCTTGTTTGCCATTATCTTTAATATAAATATGTAATAGAGTAAGAAAGGTGCCTAAAAAAGGCACCCTTCAAACAATAAATCCTAATAAAATTAGTTATTTAACCAATATTATATAGTATCCAATCCATCTACATGAATCTTACCATAGAATTCTGGTCTTACCATTTTCTTAGCATATCTAGTCATTACACCTTTTCTTGGAGTGAATGAAGCTGGATCATATACTAATGGAGTCATGATAAGTGGAATGTATGGAGCATAAACTGCACCAGTTTCAAGGAATTGAGCTCCTCTATATCCCATAAGAATTGTATTCTCAGTCATGTATGGGTTTTTATAAACTTGGAATCTACTATTAATAGAACCAACTTTTTGTACACCCATTGCAAACTGCATTTTATCACCATCTGTATCAGCAGCATATCCAGGAATAGATTCTAGGATAGTTGCAACAGTTGGAGAACATACTAGGAAGTTTGCACCACCTCTTAATGTTAACTGGTGAATTTTGTTACTTACTTTCTGGATTTTAGTTCCTAAAGTTTGGAACCAAGTACCTTGGTTGTAAGCTGCAGAATTTCCAGCTGTATTAGAGAATGTTGTCAACGTTGAATCATATTCAAAGCCTAATCTTGCTGACCAGAAGTCAGTAGTTTGAGCATTTTGCATTAACATATCTAATAATTCTAAATCAATTTCTTGCGAAACGTATTCAGATAACATAGAAGTTAATTCAGCCTCAGCATCAATTGAATGATAAGCATTCAAGTCTTGAGCAAATTCTGGAGTCCAGATTGCTTTTAACTTTCTTGTCTTAGCAACAATCGCCTCAGATCTCATCTCTAGGTTGATTTCTGGAATAGCTAAAGCAGAATTAGATGCACCTGAATCTTGTGATTGATCTTCAAAGTCACCTCTTGAAGTATCACCAGGTTGCTTCTGGTAAGTAATTGTACCGTTCTCAACAGCTGCAGTTGCTACAGATGATTTAACTAAGAATGATACTTTTGGTGTAGCACTTGCTAGACCAGTATTTCCTGATACAGTAGTAAATTGAGGATAATAAGTCTCAATTCCTGAACCTGAAATTTGGAATGCTCTAACACCATTTGCATCAGCTAAATCAGAAGCTGCAAATGTAAAGTCTACAGTTGTTAATTGACCGATTCCAACAGATGCAGCAGCTAATGAAGCAGAAAATTCTGAATCATGATTAGTTCTTTGCTCAAAAGTTGTTTGAGTAAATGCTGAACCTGTTACAATGTTAGTACCAACAACACCAGTTGCAGTTACTTTGTTTCCTAATGATGTTTCGTTAACTGAATAACCAAATCTACCTGCGCCATAAAGACCTTCAGTAGCTACGGTTGATCCTAACGTATCATCAGTTACACCGAATACAGAATCGTTTTGTGAATCTTTACCAGAGTTTGTAGTAAATCCTGGTTGGTTGGTCCCATACTTGAAATCAAGGAAGAATACTAGACCAGAAGGTAAGTTCATTGGTTGTACACTTACAAAATCTTTAGCAGCAATCTCAGCAAAAATTCTTCTTACCAATGGTAATGCTACACCTGACCACTCTTCTGAGTTTGCAGATGTACCTGTAGAATTTGCTTCTGATACTAATTGTTTTGCTTGGTTTTCCAATAGAACTGCCATTCCTGACTTTTCATATTCTTTACCTAAACCTTCAAGAAGACCAGTTCTTTCCCATTTTCTAACCAAACCTGCTGTAGCAGCTTTTGATTTAGCAACGGAATCATTTGGCATTAATGAATTTATATCCATTTTTTAATCTCCTTTTAATATTAAAGTAATCCAGCTAACTTCTTAAATCTATTAGCAACATCATTTCCTTCTGAAAGGACTTTCTTTGATGGTCTTGTAGATCTCGAAGGCTTACTAGCATACGATTCTTTAATGGTTTTTACTTTTCTTTTACCACCCAATTTGAATGACTCAGTCAATGTAGCAAATACTAACTTAACTTCTCTCAATGTTTGAGCTCTGTCAAAGTTTTCAATTACTTTCATTTTCTGACCTTCATTCAATGAATGATTTCTAAATAATTTGTTCGAGAATAATAGTTTAGCATTTAGCAAGTTAACTTCATTCAACTTAGACTTCATAAATCTGATTACTTTGTAAGCTTCTTCAAGGTCTTTTGCTGCATCACCATCATCAACACCTGCTGTGTCGTTTTCTTCTACTGGTTCTGCTTCATCGCCTTCTTCTTCTCTCAAAGCATTAATGATTTCGTCAAGGTCAACTTCTTCTTCTTCAGTAACTTCTTCTTTGTCGTCACCTTCGTTTTCTTTAAGTTTTCCTTTGCCTGGGTCTTCTTCATCTGAGGATGATGCTTGTTTCATACTAGTTCCTTTACCAATACCAGTTGAACCAGACTGTTCTTCAACAGTTTCTTCTTCATCTTCACCTTCTGTTACAGCTTCTTCATCTTCACCTTCAAGCTCTCGTAAGATTGCTTCTAGTTCTAAATCTTCTGCTTCAGAATGCATATCGGTTGGATCTTCGTCATCTTCGCGCATACCTTCATCAGTTTCTTCCCCTCTCATTCCTTCTTCTGCCATTTCGTCGTCAGCCATTTCTTCTTCCATTTCTGGAGCTGGTGCCTCAACTGGTGCTTCCATTTCTGGTTCAGCAGCAACTGGTTCATCCATTGGCATTTCGTCTTCCATAGCCATTTCATCTTCCATACCTTCTTCTTCAGAAAGTTTAGCAGACAACATGCTTTGAAGTCTTGGAGTAAAAGCTTCTTCTAATGCTATTTTAGCGTTTGCTAATGCTGTTTCTCGTACCGCTTTCGCGTCAGCAATAGCTTCTTTCAATAAATTGTTCATTTATCTCTCTCCTTTAATAAATTTGTTCGGAAATAAGACTATTAAGAGTCTCAATGTGAATTGTTATAAAAATATTCAGGGACGGTGATATTGAAGCACCGTATATACTTGTTACAATTATAAATATATACAGTTATTGAAAAACCTACTTTTTTTCAAGAAAATTTTTAGCTTAAATAAAAATAATAAAGTATAGATAAAATTTACCTATCTTCTTTGGAATTAATTTGTTGAAAATATTTTGCATTATCCATTTGTTCACGCCTTCTATCGGATTTTTTTCTAAAATATCTTCTATCTCTTAACTCTTGCAATGTTCCTGCATCTTTAAGAGCTCTTTTCCAAAATCGAATTGCAAATCCAATATCTCCTTGATCTTTAGGATTTTTTGGATTTTTTACTACGGCTGCGCCCAGAGCATGTCCTGGTAAATGCGATTGCCAAATTTTATGTTTCTTATTCATGTAATTTATTTTACGTTATAACTATTATTAATATAAAGAATATATTTCAATTTACCAAATGATTATTTGTTTTTCTTTTGGCTAATTGCAGTTTTCATTGGCTCATCAGTATTACCATCTTTATCCATATCTAGATAATCAGGTTTTGCATCATCTTCCTCTCTCAATGCTTCATTTATCTTATAATACTTATTTATTGTAGTACCCATATCTTCATATGCAGATTCTAACCTTTGTTGTAACGTCTGAACTTCATTAGCTGTTTTTGAAAATACTTTATATGCTTCTTTCAATTGTTTCATATGACGAGTTGTAGTAACATTATCAAACCAATGTTCTGATTCTTGTAATGTAAGAGCTTCTGCTACCTTTACTATATTACCCAATTCTTCTGTAATTTCTCTTAATGAATGATTTCTATATATAGACTCACCCATTGTATGATAATTACCAACTGCTTCAGTGAAAGATTTTTTTTGTTCTGATGTTATACCAGTTTCTTCTTCTTCGCCAAAGTTTTCCATAATGTATTTTGATTTTTTCATTATAGTTTTTAATAGTGCATTTTCGTATTTATTTGCCATTTTATAGTCCCTTACCTTTTTGTCTTTCTAAATATTTTTGAAGTCCTTCTAATTGTTTTTCAGATCCCATAATATATCTAGATAATTGTTTTTCCATAGTTTCATATTCATAGTTACCTGATTCATCACCTCTCATTTCAATATCTGTTCCTAAATCTTGATGAAAGTCTCTTACAGCATCCATTAACTTATTAAGTTGATCTGAATAATATTCAATATCTAATGGTTCTTGTTCTTGACCTGTTGCTCCTGCACCTGGTTCTAATGCTGCCTTTCTTTCTGCATCTGTTTTCATTTTAGGAAATGCTTGAACCATTGGCGCTTCATTTAATAAAGAATCTTCCATTTTTAAATTATTTGCCTTTGCAAAATCTGCTCTTCCTTCAAATAATCTTTGATATTGTTTTTTCAAATTCATTTTAAAACTCCACGCTATCTATATATAATGTAGGTCTTCCTCCAGTCATACCAAATTTTGATCCATCTTTTACACCTTCTAATCCTACATTCTTTTTACCTTCAAATGCCATTGGATCTTTTTTTGTAGTTACTGAATACTTAGATGCATTTTCTGCTCCTAAAACTTCAAGTCCACCATTCTTCTTTCCTTCGCCTGCTAATACATCAGCATTCTTTTGAGTGGCAGTTGGTCCATATTGTGATTGCATATCTTTTAACATATTAGTACTCCTTAATTATATCAGTTATTAATTTATTTACATTTGCATATTTATCAAATTGTTTTTTTGATTTTCCTTCATTTACTGGAGATAAAAATGCTCCATGAGTTGATGGATTTGAAACAAAGTCAAATGCAATTAGTTCAAAATCAGGCTGAACTTCTAATGTATCATCACCTTCTCTCATTACTTCTTTTACAGATCCCATACCTCTTGATGATATACCTAATCTAATACCTGATTTGAATAGTTCTTTTAAAATGTTACCTGCAGGAGTACCTAATACTTCTACAGTTCCAACTAAATCATCACCTTGCCAATTCATACCTAAAACGTTATGACTTACATTATTTAAATTAACTACAGATGAATCTGGATGATCTAATTCTCCAAGAGCTCTCTTTTCTTTAATAAATCCTTCAGCATATTTATTTGCTTCTCTCATTAAAGTTTCTTTTGGATATATTCTTCCATTTTGATTCTTTGATTCAGCTCTTTGCAGAACTCCAGAAACAATTAATTTTCCGCCATTTTTAGATAGACTTTCATTAATTTGTTGAGGAGTTATCTCAAATGTTTGATAATTAACTAATAATTGCTTTGCCATTTTTGATCTCCTATTGTGATAATTCTTTTAATCGATTTGCAATCCTTGTCATTCTCTCATTTATCTTTGCAAATCTATTTCCGGTTGATTTCCAAAAATGATTTGAATTCACACCCATTTCTGTTTTTAACCTTATATTATTATTTACGATCTTTTCCATTAACCCTAACATTTTATTAACTTCAGCTATTCCTCTATTAACTTTTTGTTGTGGTGTCGATGTTGGATCTTTTTTATATTCTCTATATGATGATTCATTCATTAAACCTGAACTCATTGTCATCTTCATCATTTTTTTATATATTGAGTCTTTAACTAGTTCAAACTCTGTTGCAGTTGTTGCATTATCTTTTTGTTTCTTTTTACCTTTTTTATCATTTTTATGAAATGCATATGGAGTTTTTGGAGGACCTTCTCCGCCATCCATATTACCAGTTACATTTGCTTCTCCCAATTCATCCTCATTGTGTTGATATTGGATTTCATCTTCTTCTGCTTCCTTAAGGTATTTTTTAAATTTATCTAAATAATCCATATCTTATTTCCTCAATAAATAAATTTCTGCAGAACTTGCTGCTGTTATATGTGATACTGTAAAGTTATATATTTCCTTTGTAGTTAATTTACTTGCTGCAATTGAACCTCCTCCTGGAAAATGTAATACTGCACTACCATGAGTTACAACCATAACTCCATTCCATCTTGCAGCACTTGAACCAGTATAATATGTTGCACCATCTGCAACTGTTGTTACTGCATGATAGCCGCCTAAATGTCCGCTTACATTATATAAACTTCCTGAATCTGGATAAGAATTAAACCAGGTTTCTCTTTGTGATGGATTAGCGCTCATTATTTAGTCTCCACATTTTTAAGTTCTTTAATCAATTCATAATAACGTAACATTGTTAATACATCTTTATCTTTAACGGCTGATGAATTTTTTAACTCTGTTAACATATTATTAACTTCATTCAATTTTATTTTAACTACTTTTGATCCTACTCTAGCAGATGCTCGTTTTAATTCTTTTTGGACAACTGGAATTTCTTTTTGAATAAATTCTTTTAACGCAACAGTATTTGTTACATTATTAATATATTCTCTCAAAATATTTTTTTGTCGTTGATTAAGTCCATTATATTTATCATTAAACTTATCAATTAACATTTTATAAGATAACAATCTAACATCCTTTGGTTGAACTGAATATGTTTCTTTTATAACATTTCCTTTCTTTACTTTAACTGGATTGTTGATTGTATTTCTTAATACATGTTCTACCAATGTAGCTTTTGATCTTACTATCTGAGCAGGATTGTCAACTTCTGCATATTCAAATAATTTATATGCCGCGGCCATTATATTATAATTTGATACTCTTGCTTTGAAAAAGTTATCTACTATAAATTGGTCATTGATTTCTTTTATTAAATTATATTTTTGTCTTCTCAATGCTGTTTGATTTAAAGACTTTTTTGCAGTTATACATGCTTGTAAAAATTTTTGAGCACTATTTTCTGTCTTAAACTCTTCTTCTTGAATAGTTCTATATAATTGTAATTCTTTTCCTAATTCAGTACCGGCCTTGAAATGCCTCTTGATAATCGGTAATGCTTTTGTCTTACGTCCTTGCATTGTATCTGCAGCGACTTGACGTACGAGCATCTCGAAAAGAATCCCGGTATTTTTATACTTTGAATGCTTTATTTTTTTCATTGACATATCGTCCCGTTTATTTGCTATCTATTTTTAAATAAATATAGACTAAATTAACTTTCACTACGCTTTTTCTTCTTGAATCAGTATATCTTCATCCAACATTGTACCTTTATCAGGATCAGCTTTTTCAGTTGAAAGACTTTCTTGTAAAACTTTTGAAGATTTTGATTTATTTTGTAGCAAATCTGCAAATGCTTTAGCTTCTGTGCTTAGTGGTGAACCACCTCTATATTTATGTTGTAGTGGCGACTTATCTGTTGCAAATGCTTTATCTAATCCTTTTGCACCAACAGCGTCTCGTCCATAATCAGAATTAGCTCTTCCAAATGCACCAAATTTCTTTGGTCTTCCTGGTCCTGCTACTGGATCATTAGCTCCTTCATCTTGCTGACCTGGTATGTCTAGATTTCCCTGCACATGCATCGAAGCTATATCATGAGGTGTTCCAAACGATTGATTTGTCTTTTGAGGATCATTTCCTTCTGACTTAATTTGTTCTTTTCTGAATTCTTCTTTAAGATCTTCAATAACTTGATCTTGTTCTGTATTCCATTCATTTTGGCTCATACCAAATACATTTTCATATATGTATCTTTCTGAGAACATACCTGATTCTTTAAAATTAGATACTAATCCTAATTTTTCATTTAATAATTCTACCTTTTGTTTTTCATAAACAATTGATGGATTAGTTAAAGTTAATTCAAAATTGATAAGATCGGCATCTGTATATCCTTGTGTATATAAATGTACAATTGCAATTTTAGTTAATTCAGATGTAAATATTTTTTGTATTCTTTCTATAGTTCTTGCAAACCTAATATCCTCTGCTGCTAATGTTGCCTTTCCTTCTACACCTTCATCATATCCTAAAAATGCTTTTGGTATTCTTAATGCAGCATGCATTTTATTTCTTAAATAATCTATATCTTCAGTTTGTCCATCATTACTTGTACCAGGTAAAGATTCTATATTAGTTCCAGATTCACCACCTCTTACTGGTAAATAATAATCTTCTAACATGTTTTGTAGATTAAATTTAAGATTATAATCACCTGTTTGTTCATCCATATAAGGAACTTTTTTCATTTTGTTCATTATTTGTTGCATATGTGAATCAACTTCATTTGGTGGTATATTACCTACATCAATTTTAAATATTCTTCTTTCTGGAGCTCTCATTATTCTATGTAACAACATTGCATCTTCCATAAGAGTTAATTGTTTGAATACTTTTCGTGCACCTTCTAACATTGATTTACCATACGGTAAAAAGTTTGTATCTGACAATAATCTAAAATGTGCTACCTCAAATGGATCATATTCCATTTGTGAATTACCTCCTTGGCCAATATTACTCATTCCTTCATAATAAAATTTAACGGCATACGGATTTTTATCATCAAACTGCTCTTCACGTCTCATTTCATATGCAGACATTGGAACTACATTTACAATACCAATTTCTTCATCAATATCTAAATGTAAATAAAAGTCACCATATTTACATGCATTTCTAATCCAAGGCCATAAGTTATATTCTACATTTAATACATCATAAAATAAATTTCTTAATATTTTTCGTATATTATCATCAGATGATTTAATTGTTAAAGTATCACCATCAGCATCCTTCACTGTACTTTCATCTGCATATATATCTAATGCTGAAGATATAATTGGGTCCATATCCATACCTTCATAATCTGTATATAATTCTACTCTATTTTGATGATAATTTGCTGTATTATTATATGTGCTCCATCCTGGGTTTTTTGTATGAATTCCTGAAAACCGATCAATGTATTTTGTCTGTCTCATGTTACCCATTGATTGTAACTTATTTGAATCTACAACTTGTAGTCTCTTTTTACCAATTCTACGAACTATTACATTCGTTGAAAAAAGTCTTCTAAGTCTAGATCTTAATGATTTGTTTGCCATAATTTTCTACTTTTATATAAATATGATTGTACTATAAAAGCCAGGTTAAATCGTCGTTGTCTTTATCTCCACTCTTCCAATCCCATCCTGAACCTTTTAAGTCTGTTTTTGTTGAATATACTCCTTCTGATGTCTTTCCTATACCGCCTAATGATTTTCTATTTAAATCCATACCTTGTTGATGAAGTCTTAATGCTGTATCTCTCATCCATAATCCTGTTGCAAATGACATTACTAAATCATCATTATAGCCCCTTGCAGCTTCTGCTCTATGCCCTAACCAAATAAATGTAAATAATTCATCTACTAATCTTTTTGAATGAACCAATGGTGTTTTATCTCTAAAATATGTTTCTAATTTAGATATTACTAATGGACGAGTTCTTGATGTCATTGAAAATCCAGGAACTTTTTGTGATTTCTTTTTTAAATCATATCCTTTCTTCAAGTGTATTTCCTCATCTAAGTATCCATCTTGTTTATAAGAATAGTATAGATTTTGGTATCCTTTGTCTAATGCTACCTGAATGGATGCCCATCCTATATTTGCATTTTCAATAACTAGTAATGCATTATTATATTCTGTTGCAACTGATATTAACATATTACCATATTCGGTAGTTCCTATTTTACCTCTATATTCTGCAACTTGTTTACATTGTTCTGTATCAAATACATGGAATGCAGAGTAATCAGTTGAATCTCCTCTTGCAACGTCAGCTACAACCATATATGATTTTGAATAATTTGGATATTCCCATATCCAATAATTTCCATCCATTCCTCGCTTTTCAATTGGATCTTTAACATATGTTTCCTGATACCATTGTAGTATTTCTCCATCTACTACTGTATGTCCAGATGATATAAAATCACAGTCACATTCTTGAGCGGCCATTTTCTCACCTAACAATTCTGTTTGTTTATCTCGCCAAGCTTGATCTCTATCTGGATGTACTGTCCAATGTAATGATATATTATTAAATTCTCCGCCTGCAGTTGCTTCTACCCATTGTTTATGAAACCAATTACCAACTCCATTAGGTGTAGATAATGCAATACAATCTCCACCAGTTGCTAATGTTTGTTGAGCGGCTGTCCATATATCATCAATTTTATCAATAAATGCTGCTTCATCAAATATCAATAATGATAATGCTTCAGATCTACCTGCATCACCTTTTGATGATATGGCCTTTATTTGCGACCCATTACTTAATCTTAATGAAAGTTTATTATCTTCAGCAACTGCCCCCTTTAACCATTTAGGTAAGTTTTCATGCATTACTCTAACCTTTGTTACAAGGTTCTTTGCAACATCTTGTTTAGTTGCAATTACTAGACAGTTAAAATCTGCCTTAAATAACATTTTCCATAATGCATATCCGGCTGTTAAAGTTGAAATTCCTAACTGTCTAGACTTAAGAATAATATTATATCTATTTTGAGATATCTGTGTTAATGATTCTTCTTGGAATGGATACAGATTAAAATATATTTTTCCTTGAGTAGGATGTTGAATTATACAGTATTTACGCATAAAGTGTATAGGATCTTGTACACACTTCTTATATTCATCGCGTATGATTTCTTTTAATGTTTTCTTTACTGACATAGTATTTTAATATAATAAATTATCTACAGAAAAACAAGAAAAAGAATGATTATTTTTTCTTTGTCTTTTCAAGTGATCTACCACCAAAATAAGCACCAATTACTGTAATAAGTACTAATTGTAAAAGGTCCGTCCATTTATCTTCTACTACAAATTTAATTGTTCCTGCATCAATAAAAATTAATAATACTGTACATACTACTAAAAATATTAATACTAATGGTCTTACATTTTTACTTAACCAAGAATCTGAATTCATATCAGCTGACCATCTGTCTGTGATATTCTTTTCCATTGCCGCCTCATGGTTGGCAATTAATTCTTTCATTTTTCTTTTTGCTTCTAATTTTTCTTCTTTCGAGGTTGTTAGATTATCAAGTACACCACCAACTGATTCTACTAGTTCTCCGGCTCCACCTGAAAATAATTTTCCTAATCCAAATCCCATAATGTTATTCTCCTTTTAATTCTGATAATATTTGTTCTTTATATTCTTTATATTTTTGCAATACAGTTTCTTTAAATTTTTCTTTACTCATTGCAGCATCAAACGTTTCAATATCTCCATCAGCATTTTGTACTTGTCGAATAGCTTCTGTCATCATCTTTTCTAATCCTTTAACATCTTCATCAGCATCTTTAAAGAACGATTCAGCATTTTTTAACATTCTATCACGTTTGTAATTTTCCCATGCATCTTTATCATTCCTCAGGTTAGTTTCAAATTTAACAACACAATCAAAACATTGTTTATGTGTTATCCAAAACTTTTCATTTAATCGTTTTTCTGATGTATGAGTATTCTTTCCACAGTTTGGACAAGTATCTGGCATTTGAAATTGTTTTTGTACTTGTCTTACTAAATAACCATTTTCGGATTCACGTGATTTAAATCCATTATTTTGAGTAACTCGAGTTCTATTTCCATTTGGATCTGTTTCAATCCAAATCTTAGGTTTTCCGTCTTCAAATTGTTCAATAACATCTTCCTTTTTTATTTCAGATTTTGTATTTCCAAAATAATGAGACTTTCTTGTTTGTGATTTATGCGTTCCAGATAACATATCTTGGATCGCCTTCACGTTCTTTAACTTACTCATATAACCTTTTTTTTTAATTAAACTTCTTGATCCCTACCAGATCTTTTTGCAGCTGCTTTCATCTTTACCAATTGACTTCTTAGTTGAGCCACTTTATTAATTGGTAAACCTACTTCATCTGCAAATCTTGCAATGGCTTGAGCTTTTTCAATATCTGTTTTCAACATATTTAAAAATCTAGATAATCCTTTTCTTTCTAAATATTGAAAAATTCTAGACACTTTTTGTCTTTCAGATCCACCTAAACCAGAACCATACTTTGATGGAGCTTCTTTAAGTGTTCTACGAATTTCAGTTCTTATTGCTTTTCTTAAATTTTCTTCGTTCATGGTTATTCCCTATTTTTTATATAAATATGCTACTTATCGCCAAGTCCGCCTATTCCTAACAATTGATTGATAGGAGCAAATAAACCTGTTAATTTATATGTTTTTCCTTTATATACAAATACTATACCCTCTGTTGGCACTAATTTTTCAAATCCACCTAAATCTTCAATACGTTTTAATTCAAACTTTAATTTGTCAAGTGACGCTAAATCCTTAGATTTCTGTATGACTTTGATTTTTGCAGCTATCCGCCTTTTCATATCCTTTATTGCATCTGTAGGAACAATTGATAAATAATCTGATATATTATGTAGTATTTCAACTCCTAATTCTAAAAAGATTTTTTCAAAATTATATACATTTTGTTTGTTTTGTTGTTTAAAATTTTGTTTATCAAATTCTTTAGCTTTTTGTAATATTTCTGGATCAGGTATATTTTTTGAATTCATTCTAAATGATTTATCAAAATATGCCCATCTTTTTAATAATCCTAATTTTATATCATCTGTTGCATTAGGTATTATTTGATTTATTCTTACTTCCCACCATTTTTGATGCCACATTTTTAATTCATCTGAATCCTTTAATTTGAATTGAGATTGTAAGGATGTTACTTGATCTATAAAATATTTTTCCTTTTCTTCAAAATCAGGTAATTGTTTTGTAGTTAGAATTTTAGGTGGAATTATTTCAAATCGCTTTTGTATATTTGCATTAACATTGGCTATTGTTTTTTGTAATAATGGTGCATATTCAGGATATGAATCAACTTTAACTGCTAATTCTAAATCATATTCATCTACTCCATGAAATTGTATATATGCCTTTGGTCCATACATTATAACATTTTGAGTTCCTGGGTATATAATTTCCATGTTTAAAAATCTTGAACCGTTTTGAAATATTTCAAATAATTTATCTTTTGGTACTCTTAATAATGCGCGTTCTAAATCTTCCATTGCAAATGTAAAAGCTTTTTCTATTTCACCTCTACCTGCAAATTTCATTCTAACAGCATCAATATCCATTGGATTCTTAATTGTAGTTTTGTTTCTTGCTGCTCCAAGTTTACCATCTTTAAAAGTAACTAATAAATTTTGTCCGTCTGTTTTTTCTTGAACTCCAGATTCAATATTTAATTTACCTTCTAATGATAATCGTATCATTTGTTTCATATCCGCAAATGTAATATCTCTATCATCAAATGGATGATTCATGTGTCCGGCTGCTCCACCCTCTGTTAATAACTGTAATGCAATTGATTCTCCTAATGATTTAGGTTTTGGTTCTTGTGGCATAATTCTAAATCTTGCTGCAGACCTACCATTAATTAATAAGTCTCCTTTATCATTAAAATTAATTGTTTTCACTACTACCTTTTTATTTTTAAATCTACCCATCATAATTGTATCGCCGATATTGATTGGTAAATTAATATCTTCTTTTAATGTAGTTGGCACTAATATCTCTCCTTTACTTGATTCAATAGAATCTTCTGCTCCTAAAAAATCTAAAAATTTATATCCTACAGATTGAGCAATATTTGAAATATAACTCTTCCATTTTGAATACCCAGGCCTTCCTTTGTAATCTTTAATATAATCTGTACCAGAAAACTCTCCTCCCTTGACACCTGTTGGAAAGTATGATACTGTCAATGGTGGTCCATCTGGAAAATTTGTATTATGAACTTCAATAGGATTATCCTTTACAATATAATTTATAACTTCATATCCTAAACGTTTTGCCATGGCATCTGTTTTCTTTCTATATGTATTCTGATTTCCATAAAAGTATCTTGGTCCATCATCTACATCAGCTTTACCTTGGCCTGTAACATTACTTCCTTCTTTAACTATAAATGATTCCATTATTGCAGAAAACTTTTTTCTTAATAACTGATATATTTTTGGATCATACCAGCCCATTATATTTTTAAATGTTTTCATGTCTGCGGTTGCCAATGCGGCTCTAATTGTTGTACCTGACATTTCACCAAATCCTGGTACTTTTAACTCTATATGCGGTGATATAACAACGTATCCATGTTTATCATATCCTTTTAGATTTGATTTAGACTTTGCAAAATCCTGGAAATAACCAGGTGAACCATCTTTTTTTGTATATCTTAATCTTCCTGCATCTTTTTTTCCATATACAAATACCACTGCAGTAGTTTCAGGATTATATTTTTTTAATATATTTTCTGGAGCATAAACATTTTTTTCTTGAGAAACATTTGTTATTCCATGTTTTCTAATTACCTGAACCTTTTCTCGAAAGTTTAATGGAGATTTTGGCAATGCAACTTTATCTGATGTTGCAATATATGTATTTTGTTTTCCAAATTGTTTTGCTAACCAGTCATATACTTTTGCATGATGTTGACCCATTGGTTGAAATCTACCTGGATATATTGCCACTACGGTTTTAATCGGAGAATCCATTTCCGTTAATAAATTGTCTACTATTTGTTCACCTAAATTCATTTTATATAAATATATAGATTATGCGTTCTCTAATGATATTATTCTAGTTTTCAAGTCTTCTATAATATCTTGTTGTTCTTTTATGGCCTCTGATAATATTGGGATCAAAGCAGAATAATTTATACTCTGTTTATTAGATATTATCGGATTTCCCATTTCTTCTGGTAATGCATTTCCATGTTGATCATGAGAACTTGTAAGATTACCGACCCACCAAGTTGTACCATCTTCTAAAAGACTTCCAGATTTATACAGTTTTACTTCTGTTGCTGTATTTACCACTCCTGGTAGTATAGGTTCTACTTCATCTGCTATATATCCATAACTTGCACTAACAGGTTTATTATATTTTATCCAATCAAATGAAACTGCTTTTAATTGTTTTACAATAGATATTGCATCCATCGCAGAACCAGTTAAATATTTTATATTTGTTTTTAGTCTTCTATCAGAAGAACTATATGAACCATGAATAGCAAAATCACCATCATTATCCATATTCCATCCTTCCCAGTCTGAACCATCATAATTTAACCATCTAGATTTTTGAGTATCTGTATTATAACCATAAATAGCATATTGAGTGCTAATAGCATCTTCATCATATATTTTCCACCAAGCAGTATGTTCAGCTCTTACTTCAGTAGCTGCATAAGTTTCGTTACCAGGTAATCCACCTGAGTCATCAGTTGTTTCAATTAATATCTTTGTTGCTCCAGTATCTTGGAAACCATCTGTTCCACCAGCGCCTGTACTTATATACAATTTACCTTTAATTGCTAGATCTCCATCAGCTGACATTTGGCCAACCATTGTATCTCCATTTTCATATTGTCCTATTGTTACACTGCCATCATAATGATTCCACTTACCATCTCTTCGAATTACTCTAACAGTATTATCTGTATTAGTATCATCATCCCAATCTTGTAATTGAAGAGATTTAATCTCTCGCAATTCACAATCATTAAAATCGATATTATCATGAACACCAGCTGTACCAATAATATTATCTACTCTTAATGTATTATGAATCATTACGTCTTCATTTGAAGTATCAATAGTTAAAGCTAAGGTTGATCCTATATTAGAACTGTTTCCAATTGAAAATCTATTGGATTGGTCATTATCAGATCCTACTGACCAATATGCACTATCTGTTCTAAAACAAATTCCTGCGTCACCTGCTCCTGTGTTCCAACAAAATATAGTAGGTCCGTATTGAGTAGTACCGTTATTTGATTTAACCGTAAGTTGTGCATTACTGGTGCCTTCTATATCTTCTATATGAACTTGGTTATGAAAATAATTCACATCTCCTACATTATCGGAAGATTCTAGTAACACAGGTGATCCTGCCGAGGCGGCGAATTTATATCTGTGTCCTGCTGTCATTGTTACTGTTGCCATTTTATTCTCCTATTCTAATCTCGTAAAGCGTTCATTTGTTGCATTGATGTACTAATACCATCATCAAATCCAGTTATAGCTACTATAACATCTATTAATATTTGCGATTCAACTTCGGTGCCATCATCAACTAAATCAAATCCTTTTATTAATCCTGGGTCATGATCTAAAATCATATGCATAACTCTATCTCCTCCTTGTGATCCATCAAATACTAAATTAACTCCACCTGTAACAGCCCTTGTATAATCAGACACGTTACCATTTGTCACTGTCACAACTTTGGTTGCAAAATTGGTTGCTACTGCAGAACCTGATAACAACATGCTTGATGCAGTTATTTGTCCATTTGCTTTCAAGAATGTTTGTCCTCCATCTCCTGAATTACTTGTAAGTTGTGTGCTATCAAATTGCCATCCTGCTATTTGATTGTCATCTGAACCTGCTGTTTCTCCTAGATGGAATATTGTCCCGCCGGCTCCATTACTTGTTTTTCCTTCAATACCCCATGTATCAACATCATGGTCTTGATACATTCTAACATAGTTGGAAGTACCTACTCCCGTTCCATCAGATGAAATTCTAATTTCTGTTTGTCCTGAATCTGCAGAACTTTGTCCCATCCATATCATTCCGCCTGCAGAGTCATACTTTATATAATTATTTGCAATCAACCAACCACCTATTTCACCTGCTGATGATGTGATAGCTCCACCTTTATCAACTTTGAAATTACCAGTATCTATTATATAATGGCCTGCAGAATTAATAGTTAAGTTTGTTGCGGCCAAATCAAATGTTTCTGCTTTCATTGTTAATGCAGTTCCATCTTTCTTAAGATAATTATTTGCATCTCCATATGCAAGGAAGTCACCAGTACCATCCATGTATATACCAGCATTTGTTCCTGCCACAGATGTGTTTGGAGTTGAACCTAATGCAATCTTACCTGAATTGGTTCCACTATCTAATATCATAGTTGATGTTGCAAGATCAAATGTATTAGCTTTAATTTCAACTGATGTACCAGATGCATCAAATTTTACAAAGTTAGTTGAATTACCATATGCAAGGAAACTACCATCTCCGTCCATATAAATACCTTTATTGGTTCCGGCTACAGATGCATTTGGTGTAACACCTAATGTTAAAATACCACTACCACTCAAGATGGCATTACCACCTTTTATTTTATCAGTTGATATTGTCCAACCACCTACAGTTCCATCATGAATAGATGGTTCTTTGTATGCATATACTCGATCAACAATTAATGGATCTCCAGCTGCTATATCAGTCCAATTTAAAACAATTAATGAAGCCCATTTAGCTGTGCTAGTTGGTCTATATATAAATTCATAATCTGTAAATGAAGTTGCAACAGGTCCATTTTCAACACTTGTTCCAGCTATTCTTTCAAATTGGAATGAACCACTTGAATTTTGAGTTCCTTGCGTCACTTGCCTTGTAGCTTCTTGTACGCCAGCTTCTGAGATACTAGCATTATAAGATACATGAGTATCTCCAGAATCTAACTCAGAATCATATTCTTGCATTCTAATATAAAGTCCGGATGAATCAACTACTTCTCCTCGAAGCCTTACTTGTACTCGATATTCAGATCCAACTGATACATGAAAGGCTGGCCAGCCAGCGCCAATATGGGCATCACTATCATTAACAATTACTAGTTGTTGACTTGCTGCTAAACTTCCAGAAAAACTAATATTGGTTGCGGTTGCACCACCATACACGGCTTTTACTCCGGCTGGTCTTCCATCAGGCGCAGCTAATTCAAAATTAGGATTATAAATTAAAGAACTTCCTTGAGTGGTTGAACCTGTCTGATTCAATGTATTGGCTTCTGTTAAATCTGAAGTTCCAATAGTTACTGTTCCTGCAAATCCTGCATTACCTGTTGCTGTATCAACATAGAATTGTTTTGTATGAATTCCATCTGCACCAATGGTTATATCTGCATTGTTTGCGGCAAATCCAGAAGTGTCTTTTGTTCCAGAATATATTGCATCTTCTTCAATTGTAAAGCCTGCTATTAATCCACCAGATGCTGATATTCCTCCTGATACAATTAAATCTGTTCCGTCAAATTCTAATGATGGATTTGTATCTCCACCCATTTTAAATGTGCCATCATTAAGATTAAACTCAGATCCTACTTGGCCACCATCGGTCCAATTATTAGATTGCACTTTACCAGTTTTAACCATATCACCAGTTATTTTGGTAATACCTTGTTGATATGATTCTTGGTCTAAATCTTTCTTAAGTAGGAAGTCTAAACAACGTTCCAATGGTGTTTCTTTAATATAATTATATCTTGTAGTTGATATAATTATTCTACCTCCTCTTGGATTAGTACCATAAAATGCTAAATAGGCTGCAGTTGTATTTGTAGCTATATTACCAGTATCTGATATTGTAGGTATCGAACCAGATATTGCAATTGGTGCATATGTAGAACCTCCTCCATCTGAATAAACTGTTATTGGAATATTACCTGTATCAGCAGGAGCCGAATCTGACCATACCGACCAACCTTGACCGATTGGATCTGTTTCTTGCAATCCAGATCCTGTTGCTATATGACCGTTTTCATATGGATTTGATGCAACACCACTAGTATGCTGTTTAATAGGATAATCAGTACCACCTGATCCGGTTACATCTGCACCTGCCATATTATTCGCTTGTACAAATACAGACTGTCCTTCATCAAATAGATTCATAACCATCTGTTCTTTTTCTACATTCCATACTTCACCTGAAAATACATATAAATCATATCCTTGATCGTAACCTAAAATATCCGAAGGCGTAGTTGAACCTGTAGTTGTATTTTCAAAGTAATTTGTATATCCTAATGAACTTGAAATAACTCTACTACCTGGTGTAGGATCTGCTGAAGCTGATTCTATTAATGCAATTCTATAATCTGCCTTTGTTTTATTTGGCATATAAAATGATTCAGAATTTTGTACTTGAATATTTCCTATTATTTGTAATGATGCATCAGCTGCGCTCCACATCAATGAACCAGTACTATCTCCTCCTAAATAGAAGTTACCAGCACTATCCATATAAGTTGCAAAACCACCATTATAATATCCCATGTATTGAGATGTTAAATTTAATCCTTCAGCTGCTGTATTTGTTGTCAATGTGAATCCATCTCCTCCAAATGCATAATTGGATGGATTATGTAATGATGTAGTAGCTGCGTTAGTTGTATAAGGTCCTAACATTGAACTGGTTGCTGTTTCTTCTATGAATCCTCCAATCAATAATGTAGTACCGTCCCAAGATAATTTTGGATTGCTAGAACCTCCTAACTTGAATGTTCCATTATCTAAACTAAATTCAGAACCAACTGATGGGCCCCAATTATTTGATCTTAAATGTCCTGATGTTATAGAATCTCCTTCAATGATTGTTCTACCAACACCTGCATTAGGACTTAAATATAATGCTTGAACTTCTTCATCAGTTAATGAACCAGTATAAATTCTAAAGTCATCTATTTCACCTTTAAAATTATATGCATATTGTGCTCCTTGGTATCCTCCGATGTTAAGATCTGCTCCTACAGCTGGTCCCATTGTTGGATTTCTATATTTTGCCCAACCTTTCCATTGACCATTAATATATAAACTTGCAGTCAATGTTAATGTATCATTTACAACAGCAAAGTGAGTCCATAATCCATCATATTCTTGCCAAGTAACATCTGGTCCTCCTGGATATTCTTGGAAAGGATTATTGTCACCATCACCTGTATTCCATAATATTTTAGTGCCATTAAACCAAAGATCTAATTGAGCATTATTACCAGCACCACCAACACCAGCTACTAATGCTCCTCCTCCGTGAGGATTTGTAAATGAAGTATCTGCATCAACTGAAAATGACATTTGAGAAGTATCTGATTTGTCTATCTTTAGCCAATGTGCAAATGTATGGTTATCATATAATTGTATTGGATTCAATGTTAACTTACCAGTTTTATCAGTTACACCTGGAAATACTGCAGAACCACCTATTTTGGCACTTGAAGAATTGCATGTAACGGCCGTACCGGCGTCTATCTGAATGGTTCCATTTTCATGTTGTCTAAATCCTGACACATCTTGTAATAAACTACTTGAACCAAAAGATCCAGTTGATATAAATCCATCAAATGGTAAATGTAAAATTAATCCTTCACTTGGAGGAGCGGTTGGTAATGAACTTACTTCAATCTTTCCTTTGAAATATCCATTGGTTGTATAAATACCATGACCAGTTACTCCATCACTAAATGAACTATCTGTTATTCCTGATAAATCTCCTACTTGTGCTGCAAGATTCAAATCATATAATCCTGAACCTGTTCTTTCTACAATTTGCATATATGGTGTAAATGGGTCATTTGGATTGGCATTTAATCTAATATATCCAGTATTAATTTTACCTGTTGATACAATTACCTGAGAACCTGTATATGATTGTGCAGCAAATGGAGAATCTCCTAATGAACCTGATGGTCCATGAGTAGGAGAACCATCATAACTTATACTCCTAGTTACAAATAAGAAGCCACCAAAGTCAGTATCGCTTGATGCATCAAATCTAGAAGCTGATTGAACTCTTACGTACTCTGTAGTAAATCCAGTTGATGATACTTTTTTAAGTGATAATATTTCTCCATATGTAAATCCAGATACATTTGCAATTGACATTGTTGTATCTGTTGCATCATGAAAGGCTCCTGGATGTAATGCTGATCCTGTTAACACTGATGAGTTTGCAACATATAATTGTCCACCAACCGCATTAACTGTTTCTTTTTCAAATACTGCAGTAGATAATGTTCCTCTTATTCTTGCATTCTCTACTTCTAGGAATCCTCCTGACACCGCAGTTAATCTAAATCCTGAACCTGCTAAGTTTGAAACAAATCCATCTGATTCAATAGTTCCTTCTTTTCTGATGATCATATTACCACCAGTTAATTTTTCATTATCAAATGCCCAACCAGCAATTTGATTATCTTCTTCTCCTGATTCTACATTGGCTCCTAAAGCAAATAATATATTGCCTCCAGATTTGCCCATCAATCCCCAATTATCACTTGCAGCAAAATGTGTTCTTACAAAATCATCTGCAGATTTTCTAACAAGTAATTCAGGAGTAGCTCCTCCTTCAAGGAATGCATTTGATGATGATAACATATCACCGTTTATATTCCAACCTGCAATATCTCCTCCATCAAATAATACCTGTGATCCAGTTATTCTACCATCAGATCTTAATATCAAGTCTTCATTTAATGATTTAATTACATCTGTTTGTACTTCAAATCCACCAATACTTGCAGATACAAATTTGGCTAAACCTTGAGATGTAATAGATGCAGATGCATTTGATAATGTTGATGGCGATCCTCCAATTGAAGCAGGAGTTTGAATATTATCAGCTGTAATTGTTCCTTGTACTGTTAATGTACTTCCTAAAAATTGTAAGAAGTTACCAGCTGCTTTATCACCTAATAATATATCAGAACCTGTAATTGTTCCATCAGCTGATACTTTAAATGCTGAAGAAGATATAAATGATACTGGATCTGCTGTATCTAATGATGCTGATATTCTCCATCTATTAGATCTATATAAAGAACCACTTATAAAATTAATTCCAGCTATTTGATTTTCTGATCCTAATTCAAATATTTTTTCTGTTCCTACTGTTCCTAATAGTCCCCAATCAGTTGCACTATTATAAAACATATTTACTGTATTATTTGTATCAGATTGTACTTTTACAAACGGTGTATTATCTCCTTGCAATACAATATAATCACTTGTAGATTTTAAATTTGTTCCATCTATTGTCCATCCAGCTACCACTCCTCCATCAAATTGTACATCAGATCCTGTTACTTCACCTGAGTGTTTTACTTTAAATGTACTTGAACTAATAAAATATGTTTGAGTAGAATCATTTAATTCTACCCCTGAGGTTTCTAAACTATGGTCTCCTAATGTAAATCCTCCTATCAATCCTGCACTTGCAGATACTCTACCATCTGAATCTACTTGGAAACCTGAAGATGAAATATGATATGGTCCATCTGCATCTAATATAACTGAATTATTACTTGATGATAATGTAGTTGTTCCTATACCCCAACCACCAATAGTTCCTCCTGCTTCTGCGGTGATTGTTCCTTGCATGATAACATCACCTTGTCTATCTAAATGGAAATTAGATGATGTAATTTCTATTGCTCCATTTGCACCAGATATAAACGAATCATCACCTCCTAGGAAGAATGAATCAGTACGTATTTCTAAACCAGCTGGTTTTCCAGAAATTGATCCTGATGTTGCAAATCTGAAGAAACTTGATGAGTCTTGTACAAGTTCTAATCCTACACCACCATAGCCATCTGGGGAGTCAGGTAAAACAGATGCACTATAAAATAAGAATCCTGATCCTTTACCTGCAGATGCAGATGTAAATCCTTGATAACCTATAGACCTAATAAATGCTGAACTAACACCTGCAAGTTCTATACCAGATCCTACTGTATTACCAATTGTTATTGAACCTGTTATAAGTCCGCTATCACCTTCAAAATAATTGTTATCGCCATCAAATATAGCTCCTTGGGCATAAGTTTCAGTTTGTGCAGGAGCTCCTAAATAATCTACATATTGGAATCGGAATGCCATTGGTGCATTCATTGCATCAGTTGGTATTCGAATATTCAATGTATGGAAGTTAGGAGAAAATCCTGTATCTAGATTTGCCGTTAAAGATATATTTGTAATAAACCAACTTCCTTTTCTAATTACAAATATTGGTGTAAATGTTTCTGTATATTCAGGTACAAATTCTACTCTATTAAATACTGCTGCTCCTCCTGCTACTGATTCAAGAGTTCCTAAATAATTTCCATATTGTGAATCTGTAAATGGACCTGTTAATCCTCCACCTATCTGTGATTGCTGGATACCTCCATTATATGTTCTTGCATCACTTATTGATGAACCTGACATATATACATCTATCCTTGCATCTGTAGGAGATACATTTTGAGCATTCATTGAACCTGTATTAATTGCCTTTGCAAAAAACTGAAATGCATATTCTGAATTTGCAAAACATATTGGTCTAAATTCTTTTTTCAATTGCATTTTAACACCTGTATTTTGTGTTAATGGATCAGTTGATTTTATTTGTATAGATTCATTTAAAGTATCCATATCAAATTTTCCTTCACCACCAGTGAATTCATAATACAATCCAATATGGTTTTGATCTGCAATTTGTCCTATTTTAGTTTCTGTTAATCCTAATGTTACATCAGCTGAAGTAGATCCTGTATCGACCATCACTTCTTGTAATTCTAATATTGATGTTCCAGTATCTATAAAGTCTCCTGGAGCTCCCATCATTTTATAAGAAGTTTTAACTCCCATTACATCACCAGTTGCTGGTTCTATATTTGATAATTTAATATGAGCAAATGACATTGAATTTTCTGTCTCAGCTGTCATTTGTGGAACCCAGAAGCTCATTGTCACAGTTGATGGATTAAAGTCAATTATATGTTCTCCATCTTGAGGTTTACTAACTCTTCCAACTGAGAAATCAAATGCCGGAGATAATTTAGCTGTGGTTGAATTTTCTATATCTACAATTGTTGCAACATATGTACAATCTATTGTTTTTGATCCTCCTCCTTCACTTACATGTTCACTTGCTGCTGATACATGGACTGCCTCTCCTGCTGAATTTAACCATGTATCATTTGGAACGGTAGCTACTGGTCTATTAATTATTACTGTTGCACCTAAATGTAAACTACCTGTTAATGGTAGTCCTACAAATGTTGCTGTTGTGGTATCAGGTGGATTATATACAACGGTTTGGATTGATGTAACTTCATTTTGAGGAGCTGCCATCAAATCAGCCGCGGCCTTAGTTGGTGGTGGTAATGCTGTTAATGTAGTTCCACCAGGTCCTTGATTACCAACATTTCCAAGTGCATTATTTATAACCTGTGCCGGATCGGCTATCTGTAACTGTGTCTTTGTTTGTGCTGCAGTTAAATTATTTATTGTACCTGCAACTGCTGGTGAATTGGCTAATGTAGATGGCATTGCAGATGCTACCTTTGATTTTCCCATTGCTTTTGCAATTGTCTTACCAGAAAATTGTGCTTCTTGTACCATCACCATATTTGCATTTGCTTGTGCCTGTGCTGCAAATGCAGGCCAAACAGCTGTTACTACTTGGTTTGCAATTCCTGCTGCAGTAGGTACAGATATATTTGTAGTTATAGTTGAATATCCTCCTGCAGGTCCCGTTCCTGAAACTGACATACCTGTTGCAACAGATCCTGATACTTGTTTAAAGAATGTTGGCAGATCAGTTATCTGGGCAAATGTTTTTACTTGTTCTGAAATAGCTACTTTAGGTTGTTGTAAAAATATTATTTCTGAACCATTTCTTCTATTTGGTGCAATTCTTGTTGTACGTTTCCATAATACATTTGGTAAATTTTTATATAAGTCTGAATTTTGATCTGAACTATATCTATACCTCTGTCCTGATTCCGGATCAAGCTGCATACGACCAGCTAAATAAAATGTACATCTTCCTTCTGGTGTATCTGGATATACCCATACGGCTAATACCCTTACACCATCTTTTTCCATATATGGAAGTACATCATAATAAACTGGATCGCCATTATAATCTAATATTTCTACATATATATTAGAATCATCTACTAGTGAGTCAGGATCACCACGAAACTTAAACACATTTTTACCTGCTGTTAATGTTTCTGGAAATTCTACTACTTCGAAAAAGTCTTTGGATAATGGATCACGATCAACTACGTCATACCGTAACTGTTCATTATCTTTTAATCCTATATAAGAGGCTTCTCTTCTTATCGGCATATATGTTCCCTAGTTTTACCTTAAATATTTATTATAAATATGGTAAAACATTAATTATAGGAAATATTTGAGTAGCCGTTTGTCTTTTTAATTTCAATTAATTTATCTACTATGTCTCGCATTGCATCTATATGAGAAATACACATAATAAATCCAAACTGTGATTTTAAATAATCAAATAACATATACATTGAATTAAGATTGTCTGAATCTAATACTCCAAAACCTTCATCAATTGCAAGAAAATTTGGCCTAGGAAGATTTGATACATTTATTAGAGAAGTTCTAATAGCTAATGATGAAATAAATTTCTCCATACCAGATGTTAATTCTAATGGCCAGTAATTATCATCATCATATACAATAAATGCATTTATATTTTTGCCATCTGTATGTAATATAATTGTAAATTCAACAATTTGATTTAAGATATTATTTATTTCAGCTTCTATTTGTGGAAGTGCTCTAGTTATTAAATGATAAGGAACTCCATTACGCTGAACTGCTTTTTGATAATATTCATATCCTTGATATTGTTGTTCTAATGATTTTAATCTATTAATACCATCAATTGCATCTTGTCTAGACTTTTCAGCCATTTTTAATTTACCTGAAAGAGATAATAGTTTAGTATGTAATTGTCCTAATTCTGAACTTACTGTTGTTATTTCTTCTCTAATTTCAGATATTTCAGAATTTTTAGTTTTATTAAATTCAATATTATCTTTTTGTTTTTGAGATTTTGTTAATTGTTTTTTCTTATCACGTATATCATTATTTATAGATTCAATATCCCATTTACACTTTTCTAATTCATGTTTATATGCAATTAATGTTCCATTATTTATTCCTAATGAATGTTTTAAATCAGCTAAAACTTTTAATTTTTCTTTTGGTTTATCTTCATGTTCTATTTTTGCAATACCATCTTCATGATGTTTAATATCAAATTCTAAAACTTGTTCTTCATCAATTAATTTAGGCAATAAGTCTGCAACTTGTTGAGTTTCTTTTAACCATGGATTAGCCATACAATAACTACAATCTTCATCCCATTCATGTTTGTCTAATTTTGAAACCATTTTTTGAGCATGTTGTATTTTTAATTGTTTTAATTTAAGATCGTTATTTAATTTAATAACAGTATCATTATAATCTTTTAATTCTACTAATGCATCTTTTAAAGATTGTTCATCAATCTTATTTATTTTTTGGGTTATTTCTTTTATTAATTTTTGTTGAGACTTAATTAAATCTTTTTGATGTTCTCGGTCTAATTTTAAATTTCCAATTCTATCAGATAATTGAGTAATTTCATATTTAATATCATCTGGTGAATCTAATGTATCATCAACTTTTTTTAATTCTTTTGTTAACGAAAAAATGATATCATTGAGATTTGTTTTCATTTCTTCATGTTCTGTCTTGTCAACTTTCATTTGTTCATATGATCCGGTATATTGAGATATAATTTCCCTAGCAGTTGATAAATCAGTTGAAAAATCTTTTCTTTTGTATTCTCTTATTAATGCAGCTGTTTCTCTAATATCTTCATGGCCTACCAAATATTGTTGTTCAAAAATATCAATATCTAAAAACTGTGATAATAAATCTTTTCGTTCTCTTTGAGTTTTATCAATAAAGCCTGTATTATTATTTTGTAATGATAATGCTGTTAATACAAAGTCTTCATATGATCCAAGATATTGTCTTATACTTTTATTTGTAGAATCTCTTTGGTCTCCATTTAATGATTCTTCATTTCCGTCTTTATCAACTCTCCAAAAATTTACATCTACTTTTACATGACCACGATTATTCTTTTTTCCTGTCCTTTCAATAAAGTATATATATTTTCCTAATTCAAATTCAAACTTACAATGGAATCTAGATTTTTTATTATTTAATACATGAGCAGCTTTTTTTGTACGACTACATCTATCAAAACAAGTAAATGCTAATGCATCTAATAATGTTGATTTACCAGATGCATTTGGTGCAAATAATCCATATGTTCCATTCATATTTGAAAAATCAATTTCATTATCTTCACCATAACTAAACATGTTTGAAAATTCAAATTTCTTAGGTTGCCAAGTAATATTTCTTGTTAATGTATTAGTTGGTAATTTTGAATGAACGGTTCTATTTATATGTCTAACTGTATCTAGCAATTCATCATCAAGCGCAAATTCATCTGTTAGATATTCTGTAATAACATTGTTTTGCCATTCTACATCTCGCACATTTCCAAAATTAATTTTATTTTTTGAATCTGTTGTATTTAATGCATTTATTTTTTGAATTGAAATATCTTGGACTTTATATTTAGATCGAATATCTGCAATTATTTGTTTTAAGGTTCCAGAATCTGTATCTTTTACTTTTAATCTCAATCTTGGTTTTTTAGGTACTCTTGAGTCTGGATTGATAATTTTGCCATTATCAATTTCGTATGTATAATAACCATAATCATTTTCAATTTCAACAAATTCAGATTTTTTAGTTTTTAAATCCCAAATCATTATTCCATGACCTAAAGATTCTCCATGATTTTGTTGAATTAAAGAACCAGCATATGCAATTGTTTTCTTATCATCTAAATATTGTGGTTTATGGATATCACCTAATAATACCAAATCATGTCCTATAAACATATCTGTTGTAACATGAGTATTACTTAATGTAAATCCAGCATCTGTTGATGCGTTATGTACCGAACCATGATGTAATGCTATCTTAAAATTACCTTCAAAATCAGATGCTTTTATATATTTTGCAGGCTTTTCATCCACCGCCATTACGTTAAAGTGTACACCTTGGATATCATATACATCGTTGTCTTTAAGATAGTGTAAGTTCTTATGATTGATGGCTTTAACAATAGGACTTAAGGCATCCAGTCTATAATTGTTATTTAGGTTACAATCATGATTTCCTAAAATTACTATGGTAGGTAATAAATCTGCTAAATTAGAAAAGAATTCAGATGTTAAATCAATTAACTCTGGTGACATATCTGTTTTTGCGTGTACAATATCTCCAGCAATATAAATAATATCATTTTCTTGTTTTGTCTTTTTTATATAAGAATATAATCGTTTAAATACTTGTCTATATTCTTTATGACGTTTAACATTTCTTATATGTACATCTGCTATGTGATATATTCTATTTATCATATTCCCATTATCCTTTGCTCTATTAGCCAACTAGAAGTAAGTTTTTCTGTTCCAGCTAATATGTTATTAATTTTTCCAAAACCTACTTCACTTGGATCTTTTTCTTTTAAGTCTACAAAATATACATCTACTCCATTTGCCATAAAATATTCAGCCGTTTCAATAGCTTGTTTTCTTGCATCCTGGTCAAGACATATATAAATTATTTTTACATTATTTTCTATAATACGATGTTTAAGTTGATCTGGTATTGTTTTACCAAATAATGGAATTGCATTCCTTCTTATTGCAATTGCATCAAAAGCTCCTTCAACTAAACATACTGGATAATTCCAGTTAATATGTAACTCAAATCCTACAATATCTTTTGATACCTGTGGATTTTTATGTTTAAAATTATCATCTTCATAGTAAGCTCTTCCAACAAAGTAATTTAATACTCCATTTGCATCATAACTAGGAATAATAACCTTTCCTGAATATTGTCCAGTTTCGCAATATCCTATTCTATATTTAAGAATATCATGAATAGTAATACCTCGTTTTTTAAGATAATAAACCGCATTTCTATATTCTGGTGATAATGTGTTTATTTTCCATAATGGCTTGAACTCGGGTGGTAATTCTACTGCCTTTGTATTTGTAGTAGTTATTTTAGGTCTATATTCTGTTTCTTCAATATATTCAAATAATTTAGATATTTTAAATCGTTCAACTTTTAACTTTTTAAATAATGTAATTATTTTACGGCCTGCCGCATTACATACCCAGCAATGCCAGTGTTGAGAAAGGATGTTAACTTCTAACTTCTTTTTGTTATGATGGCAAAAAGGACAGTGAAAAGCTACATTGCCTTTATTAGTAGATCTACCCTTTCCAAGTACAGATTCTATTAATGTTAGTAATTTAAAATTCGTCATGTATACTAATATAAAGAAAACTTTTCAAATAACCAAATTATTTTTCAGAAAACCATGAAGTTGGAATTGTTTTTTCTGCCCATGGAATTCCATGCTTATCACACCACATTCCATATGTAGTTGGTGAACCTTTTCTAATTTTTGTTTTACCAGACATGAATACTATCCTTATATCTAACTCAGGATGTTGTTTTTTAATAAGTAAGTGTTTTTTACGGTCTTCTGCTACCCACCTTCCTTTTGTTTCAACTAGTATTCCATTTGGTAATGTAAAATCAATTGTATAAGTATGTTTAGTTTCTGGTTTGATATATGGTATTACTGTTGTTTCATATTCAAACTTAATTTTGTTTTCTTTTAACTGATCTGATACTTTATGTTCGAATCCAGATCTATAACCATGTTTAATTGCATTTCTACGTAATTTACTTTTACTTCTCCAAGCCATATTAATGATAACCGTTTAATAATTCTAACAAATCATCTATTGCACTATGTCTATGTGAATCTTCTAATACACATTTAAATACATAAGCTGAATTTGTTAGTTTAGCCATATCGTGGTAAGCTGAATAATTTTTATCTTTTAGATCGATTTGGTAAGAATCTCCACAAAATAACATTTTGGAATCTTTACCTAATCTACCAATTGCCATCGCCAATTGTGATCTTGTTAAATTTTGAAACTCATCTACAATTACAATTGAATTATCAAAAGTTCTACCTCTAAAGTGAGCTAATGATACTAATTCAATTTGTTCAGACTTTTCCATTTTTTCTAATATAGGTGGTTTATTATAAACCTTTCTCATATTACTTCTAATTGGTACTAACCATGGTTCCATTTTTTCTCTTTCAGATCCAGGTAAGAATCCATTATCTTCTGTAGAAATAGTTGGTCTTGTAATTATTATTTTATTATATTGTTTTTTAAAAAATTGATCCAATGCTACTTGCACTGCTAATAGTGTTTTACCACTACCAGCTTTACCTACAATAAAATTATAAGGATGTTTTAGAATTTGTGTTTTTGCTTTCTTTTGTTCTGGTGATAAAGAAATAGAAAACCTTATAGCCCCTTTTGGCGGACTCTTAACCATATTATCTTTTACTGCCATTCTCGTGACTCCTTTTATTAACCTATTTAATATAAATATCTAGTAATCCCATTTAATTAGGAAATTCATATCAACATCATCTCGTTTTTGTACTGGTCTAGCCAATTTTGCTACAGCTAATAACTGTGCATTGTCGTCGTACAATCCAATTGTTGTTATATATGGTTTCCAGGCACTACTTGTAAATTGATTTTGTATCAATTCACTTTTTGGTTTACGTAATGTTGGATTCATACTAACATTACATTCTCCCATTGGAACTTTACATAGTATTTCATTTTCATAAATAGTTCTAGACGATTTATGTTCTATATCAAAACCTTCTTGTAATGCATAATGATATTTTGGTAATGGTGATGAAACTACTATTTGTCCTGATCTGTAAAATACATTACCTGCAACATTTGTTTGGTATGCACTACTACTCATCCAATGATTATTTGCTAATGACTCTGCAGATGCAGAATGTAAATATGTATTGAAAATTCTTATTTCATCAATACTTCCTGATAAGGATGCATTACAATCCTCATCTAATGCTCCAAACATTAAATGTGATGGATTCATTAAATTATCATCAGCTGTATGGAATTTATCTGTAACTCCACTTTCCCATACACCATTAACAAACATTGCAAGATCTGATCCTGATTTGCTACACATTACATGATACCAAGTATCATTAGACGATGTAACACATGTACTTGAAGTTACTTCCAATGTATCAATTCCATTACTTCTACTAAACAATATTTTTCCGGCCGGATATGTTGGATGATTTTTATTTGTAACACTTATATCATATGGAAATCTAGTACGATGTATATTTGTATTTCTATAAAATGTTTTTCTATTTGATTTTCTATTTACTCTTACTAATTCTTGTTCAACACCTCGCTTTGTAATTATACAATTTGAACCAGATGTACGATATGCTGTTGATCCTGTATCTGATTGAGTTGGTGGTAATTTACACCAAAATGATATTGCAAAGTCTTGGTCTTGTCTAAAATTAAACTTATTATTATTTGGAGTAATTATATATGCTTTTGAACCTGAATCAAATGCGGCTGCAATTCCTGAATTAGGAAAATTAATTCTAGATAAATGTACGTTATCTATAGTACCTGCTGCATTACCTACTGGTGTTATATAAAGGTGGCTGGCATATGGTAAAGTACTTTTTATAACAAATTGATGAACACCTACTGTAGTGAAGGTGTCAGAAAAATTAGTTCCTTGACCGACAGAAACTTTGTATCCTGTTCCTGAAGTTAATGATTTTATTTCAAGTGATCCAGAATAAGTAATACCTGATCCACTATGCTGATGTCCATCAGGTACGGAGCCATAATTGAGGTTACCATTTGAAGATCCATCACTTGCTGCAACTCCACTTCCTATCGTCCAGTTAGAGTTTTTATTCCAATTGGTATCAGATGCAAAAGTAGGATTTGGTACTATTTCTGATCCTAATGTGATTCCACCTAAACCTGTTGTTTTAATACCTGGTTCATATCTTACTAAATGTGCTGTTGATACAATATCCTTATTGATACGATTGGTATTCTGAATATGTTTATATGTTTTTCCTCTGGTATGAACTCCTAGACGACCAAAGTTTAATTCAAAATGACGAAACTCATCATTGAATCCCCAATATGCAATAGACTTTGATTGAGATATAAAACTACCAGTATTTATTGTATGGTCACGTAAATTTCCATATTTATCATCATATAAATCTACTAATTGATAATCATCAGATCCTGTAAAAGATACATGCACTGATGTTTTCTTAATATTTTCTCCATGTTTAACATATGGTATTGCTACTACACTACATGAATAAAATAAATTCTTTTCTGTATATCTTGGATTATAATGTTCCATAGTATGCATAGGAACATTTTTTGTTTCTGGTCTATAAAATAAATGGTCTATTGCTTTCCAAGTAGGAGTTTGATATGTTCCGTCTGGATTTCTTGCATTATCAGCATCTAGATTTGATGCACTAATTGGTGTAGTCTGTACATTATGTATTCCATGTCGAACTACATATCCATCAGTTAGATATGATGTTTCATCTGTTTTAAATATTGTATTTGCTTCAAACGGTGTAATTGATACATCATCTTTATTAATTGGTCTGAAGACTACTGCTCTTGAAGCCATTTATATTCCCTTTATAGTAAAAACTCTCTTATACTTATAAATATAAGAGAGCTTTAAATATGATGAATTATAACGATTAGAATCTATTAGAAGTCTAATTTTACTTTAATTAATGCCTCTCTTGTAAATGATTTCAATAAAGGCTTACTTAATTTTGCAACTGCTAATAATTCTCTTCTATCATTATACATACCTACTGTAGTAATATAAACTTTAGGATCTCCAATAAATGATGATTGAGCAAATCTACCATTTGAACCGGTAACAAATGTTGGATTATTTGTAAAATTATATTCCGCATTTGTTGCTCTAACAAAATAATGAGTTGATGTTACTTTTTCAGATGACCTTGCTTGTATTCCTAATTTATCACCAGATGCATCAGATAGATATGCTCCTGAATGCGATATTGATGTAAATAATTTAAATGCATTATTACCTGCTATTTCTGAACCTGTTACAGTATTAAATCCTCCTGACACGTTTAATACATCTGCATTAAGTATTATAATTCCTAAATCTGGATATAATAAACCATAATGGTAAGGTGTTACTGAATTATAAACTCCTTGTTCAATTGATCCAGATACCATATTATATCTTCTTCCAAAATGTCCTCTTCTAACTGATATTGCAGAAGTTATTTTTGAATCATCAGTAATACGTAAAACATGATTATTTTCAGGACTACTATCACCAAATGAAGGTTTTACATTTGAACCTGTATGTGTATTGTTATTTCCTGTTGCTCCATAAACCGAACCAGATAAGTGAGATAAGTTAAGTTCTATATTTCCTTCATCTAATCTTTCTCTCATCAATGCACGGTTAAAGTTCATTACATATATAGAATCTGAATCAACGCCGTTAAATGTAAACTTAGTATCATCTGGTTCTAAACATAATAATCTATATTGAGAATAAATTGCTCTTGATGGTGTATCATTTACTTGGCCACCTTCATCTGCAGAACCAGAACCTAATCTATGTCCATATGCAATACTCATTAATGCAGAACCTGTTGCATCATATGATGAATTTGCAGTTCTATTATCTCCGTTCCATATTTCGTAATAATATCTTTTTTGAGTTGCAGATAATAAAGATGATGTATAAAAATCTAATTGATTACCAACATTTGGTGGAAATAATCCTCTTGTTACAACCTCTTGCTGATTTGGGATAACATCAGTATCAAGATCGAACTCAGTAAATATTCTTCCATTCCTTGCTGCTAATCTTGCACGCTCTCTTTGTGCAATTAATTGATTTGCAATCTGTCTTGCTCTTCTTTCAATTTCAATATTTCTTATACGAGCTTGGTTCGCAATATCTCTAACAGTATCTTGTTGGAGAACTGGTGATTCTGCTCTTGGTCTAGGTCTTGGTCTTGCCATATTTCGCATTGGACCTCTTGATCTAAACCTACCTGCAAATCTTCCTCTTGATGCTGCCATGGATGAACCATTATATCCTGACTTATTTCTTTTTATTGATGCCATATTATTTTATCCCTTATTTATAATCTTACATAGCTTGTAAAGCTACTCCTGGTGTCGTTTCTAATTCTTGTTTTTCTACTGTTAAGTTAATTGTTACACTTCCACCAGTTTCATTACCTACAACTGTAATAGTTGCTGTCTTATCTTCTACTGGTTGAGCTTTTGCAATTACTTCAAATGACAATCCTTGTACAGTTACTGTTTGTGCCGCTTCATTATCACCAATAAATGCAGGAACCGTAGCACCTCTTCCTGCTCTACCTGTTCCTCTTGTTACTCTTAAATAAGCTGCATCTGAATCAGATAATACTGCAGTATAACCAAATGTTTGGTTACCTCTATTGAAGTTTCTAGTATATGGTCTAATTGAAGCTGTACCACCACTCGATAATGTAATGTTCTTGTTTTGTACGGAAATCACTGGAATTCTAGTTGACCTAGATGGAAGTGTTACAAGTTTATATTTCATCATTTGAGTTTCGTCTGGTAATGCTTCGATTACCGGCATGTTCTCAATTACTACTCCATAGAATGAAGTTCCTAATGGATGATCATTATTCCATAAATCGTAATCTACCTCATCATCTGCTAAAGCGTATTGTGTTATTTTGAATTCATCTCTACCCCTTGCCAACAATTGTCTTCCCTTCTTGGTCAGGATAGCATCTACTGTAATTGAACTATTATCTAAATATCCCATAGTGTTTCCCTTTTTATTTTTAAATAAATATGTTTATCATAGAAAAGTATACCATTTATCTAACATCTAAATTACCTCCAGATGGTAAATCTTTCTTATATACTAAACTATATCTGTTTCTTAATGTTATTTTTACTACTTCTTCCCCATCTGTTGTCTGATTTGAGAATTCATTTATCCCTGGTGCCGTTAATTTTGATCCTTCATAATATGATGAATCTAATGCATCATCTCTATAATCTGCTGGTTGTAATGAATGGCTGGTAGAAAATGTTCCTAGATCTGTAAATGTACCATATCCATTACTTCGTCTTGCTCTAGTCATATATATTCTACCTTTTCTACCTCTTTCATCTCCCCAATCTCTATTTGCTTGCATATCTGGATATTTGTTTAATGTTTTAACTTCTTGGGCTGATAAACAATAATCATCAAATATCTGAAGCTGTGCCATTGATCCTGAATATGCATATGTATTTGCTGATGATTTATATCCCATACCAATATGTCTAATTCTCCATCTTCCTAAACCTACATCACCAGTTACATCTTTGGTAACTGTGTTTTGCAATCTTCCGTTTAAGTAAAACTTCATAGTTGCATTTTCTGGATCTGTACCGTCATATGTATATGCTAGATGATTTGTATCTCTTGCAGCATCATTTGTTACTGGCCAGGCTTGTCCTCCGTCCCATCTTGAGTTCCATTCAGCTGTTTGGAAGCCTGATCCTAATGTACCCCAATAAGTTGCATCTTCAGATCTTGCAACCAAATTACCATAATTATTAATCCAGAATCCAGGATTTGTTGCATCTCCTCTACCAAGAAATGCAATATCCCCTTCACCTGATCCAGAAGCAGGTTTCAATATTACTGATATACTAAACTTTCCTGTGTTATCAGATTTTGGAAGCATTATATCATCTGTTAATTTGATTCTAGTACCTCCTCTATTATGTGTCGCAGATAACTGTGGTCCTTGAAGATCAAATAACATGGCTTGGCCGGTCCAATTATTATGAGTTATCGTTTCAAATCTAGCAGTTGATGCAGCTTTCTGAGTTGCAGTTCCTGAAGTATTTACTGATTCAAATCCGGAGCCTGATGAATGGTTATAAGTTGGTCTAGAATCTAACATTCTTGAACCATTAAAGTTATCCAATCTAAAGTGATGTGATGCAGCATTTTCAGGTCCATAATAAAATACCTTTTTACTAAACATCGGAGATTTACGTTGTTCCATTACTACAGAGCCGGTTGGTGACCATTCTAATTCATGTCTTGACTGCGTTATCCAACCACCATTTGTTGTATCATATCTTACGCCTATATACCTATATGTTGCTCCAGGATATCCATCTCCTATTCTAAATAAATCTATTCCTGGATCTGTGTAATCATCTCCGTCAACTGATCCGGTTGCTATTTTATATACTCCTAAATTAGTTCCATTAATAACATCATTTACTGTAACAATTGATCTTGTCAATGAACCTGATAAATTAGAATGAACAGGAACTTCAAAATTTAAAGAACCTGTATAATGCATTGGCTCACCTTCCATTGTTTGTATATCTGAAATAGATGCAGTATAATGCATTGGTTCAGCTTCTAAAGGTTCTAATGCATCTACAGATGCTGTTAATGGTAATATGTCCATGATTGGATCAGGGAAAGGATCTGGTATAAAATCTTCATAATGCAGTTCTTCTCTTGAAGGTTCTGCCTCTACCATTACTTTAGACCTTTCTAGCACACTTGGTTCAACTATCAGCCCTAAATCTGCATTTGTCCTAACTGGTATTAACTGTTTTAGTTGCGAGAAGAATGAAAAATCAAATAATGCAAATATTCTTATATATGCATTTATATCATTATCATTTTCATATTTTCTCCAATATCTATGAGCAAATGTTTTTAGTTTTGGATACAATTCTTTGTATTGATCTTCTGCAGAACCAAAGAAATCATCTAATGCAACGTTACCTATTTGATTGAAAATATCTTTGTTTATCATATCCTGAGGAGAGAAATATATTCCTAGTTTAGCAGAATCATTTGATACTGTATCATACTGACTTATTTCTCCTCTAGTTTCTCTATTCAATGGATGAACTAATTTATTATCTTCAATTCTTATTTTTTCTGATTTTAAATTCTTTCCTCCAATACTTGGTCCATGAATATAATATGTTTCTTCTACTCGCTCATAATGATCATTATTAACAGTATCCCATGGTGTTTGGAAATTACTTGCGGTTGCCCATGATGTTGTTCCATCATTTACTGGATCAGAAAAGTCTTGAATAGCTTGATTTGGATGTGATGATGAAATATAAATTGTCGCTGCATGATTATATCCTTTTTGATTTGTTCCAAAAGTATAATGCCTTACCAATGTATCAAATGATGAAGTTGCGCTAATTGATGATACATATGATTTTGGATTCAATGTATGTTTATCAAATGCATTTTGACCTATATTTTCTAACCATTCGCGATATTCTTGGAATGAACCTGTAAATGTTCCTATTCCTGCAGGATCAGATGCACCACCTGATGTTGATCCATTTCCAATTGCATGATTTAAGTATTGATTTACTTTGAAGGTATTTCCACCAGTTGATCCAGTTTGGCCTCCTAGATATCCAGCTGTTGCTCCTGTTGCTGTACTCCATGCATTGTTATGTGCATTATAAGTTGGAGTAACAGATAAACTTGCTGAATGGATTAATTTTCCTTTAACATAATCTGAAGCTTGTTGTACCTGTACATGGTAAGTGACATTGGTACTAGCAGCTATATTATATATTCCTGAGTCAGATCCGGTTGCTTCCCAATAATATCTCAAGTTCCAAAAATTACCATCATATAATGGAGCCCAATCTGATGATGCTGTCATTGGTGTTGTTGATCCAGCACCTTGTCCATGCACATAATGCACTCTACCATAATTTGCACTACCTGAATATGAACCTGTATATTCAATTGCAATATGTGATATAGGCACTGGTATGGCACCTACAAGACCTGCAGAGTAAATTATCATACTTGCTGTTATTGCTGGTTTGAATCTCCACTCTCTTGTTTGATCAGGTATTGTATCTCCTGCAGATAAATACTCTCTTTGGAATCCCCAATCATATAAATCTGTTTTATAATGATCATGAGTAAATTCTACATATGAACCAGATTGTATTTGCAATGCATATGAGAATTGATCATATATTCCTGCTGGTTCAGATTTTGGCATTTTAGGTCCACCATATTCTCTAATAGATAATAAAGATTCTGGAATACCGTAACATGATAATAAAGCTTTAACTGATCTAGATGTTCCTTTTGTTTTTAATAGGTGAGGTAAATTATTAACTACTCTTCTCCATACCTGCTTTGTTAAATCTTCTTTTGGAGTTGCAAATGATACGGCTGATGATTGAGTTATATATTGTGATTTATTTGTATATAAATCTGATATTTCTGCATCTGTTAATGTTCTGTTATATATTCTAAACTCATCTAATGAACCAGTAAAGTTACTATAAGGAACTCCTGTATTATTAGTATCTCTTGCACCAAGAATTGGTTTTGGATAATCACCTGTTGATTCAGGTCCTATATCATGAGATCCACTAACTGAAATATCTGTGCCTTCTACAAATGTTCCATTAAGGTATGCAGATGCACTTTCTTGTCTATTAACATTAAATACTATGTGATGCCAGCCATTTGATACACCCCCAGTTGATGTTCCTTCTAATGACGTTGTATCAAGATATGATGATGAAAATATCTTTGTAGTATGTTTATCAAGAGTAACTGTATGTTCTCCATGAGAGCCTGAATAGTTTTGTACCCATCTCAGCGTTCCATATGGAGCATTTGCATAAATTCCCCATCCTGCATCATTTCCAGATCCTGATAATGCGCTAAATACATATCCGGTTGCATTTGTAAGGTCTGCATCTTTTATCCAGAATGATACTGCATAATCATCTGTTCCATAGTCATATGGTTTATTATATTTTAGATAATTTGTTCCATCAAATTTTCCGCCCCAACCATGTGCGCCTTCTTCAAATATTGGTTTATCAAATGCTTCTAATGCTTGATCTTTTACTATACCATAATCTATAAAATTTTGTCTTGCAAAGTCAGGCCTTCCTTCATCAAATGGAACATATAATATTAAATTATCATCTATTCTTCTATCATTGATATTTCCAAATGATCCTAATTCATCTGTACCTAATAAGTATTCAAATAAACGTTCATGTTGATTTCCGTTTTCTAAATGCCAACCAAATGATTTTGCAGTTTCATATAATAAGTCTTTTGATAAACCATGTCTATGATGTTCATCTCTATTGTATACATCCGTTTGATGTTTAACATATGAATACATAATATCATAATGATGGCCAATCATATGTACAAATGTTTCAAACTCAGAATTATTATTATCTTCTCTAATATGCTCTGGTACTGTTTTTACTAATGCATGATCGTTATGGAAATCCCATAATGAAGCAGATGCTTCTAATGCATTATACCATACTTCTGCTTGAGATGATGTTGAATGACATAATGTCCATTGGTTAGCTGTAAATTGTTTATCTGAAGTTGTTACTCCGTATCCTTCTTTTGGCCATGGCTCAACAACAAACGTTTCATGTCCAATATTGGAACCTGAGGTTGCATTTGTATAAATACTTCCTGTATTATATTGATAAAGATATTTTTCAAAACCATCAAAACCGCCTAAAATATTATCTTTATATTTTTCGTATAAAGATTTATTTGCATTTACTTCGTTAGATTCTGATACTGAATTTAATGTTTTAACTTGATCATCATAGTATTCAACTAATTCTATTTTATGTTTAAAGTTTGCAACTCTTTCTTTAGCTGATGAGTAATGAACAAAGTTTTGGAATCCAGAATAATCAATTCCTAACTCTACTCCTTGTAAAGATCCAGAAAACATTTTATCTATAATTTGCTGTGAAGTCGATGTCGCAGATCCTAATAAATCGTTCCAGTTTTGGAAATTTGTTTCGTTAATTTTTGACCATTTTGCATCCACTTCAAAATTTGGACCTCTCATTGCATTGGTTGGAGATTCAATTGGCTTTCTGTAAAGTACTACATTATCTGTATATGGTTGTCTTACTTGTTGAACTATCCATAGTCGTTGTTTTTCTTTGTAATTTTCCTGTAATGGTTGATATAACTTAATATATAATTCTCTAGAATCACTTAACCATCTATAATTTACAAATTGTGCTAATCTATTTCTACCAAAATTCAAGAATAATAAGTTCATAAACCCATTATCACCACATAACTCATTTCTTCTTGTATGGAACATTGATAACTGTTCTGATGTTGTTAAATCAGATATATCTAATGTTTTAATGGCCTTTTTCTTTTGTTTTATATTTTCGTCACCAATATATACTTTTAATTCTGTACGATCTGCAGATATTTCTTTTATGTATAATGATGGATTTGCATCATCACCTACAATTGGTCTAAAAAAGTTAAGAACAAATTTATATGTTCCTTGCTTGATTCCTAAGTCATCAAAGTTTTTATATAAATCAAATTGAACAAGACTGTCTTCAGTATTAAATGCTTTCCAGTGATCAGCTGTATGTTCACTTGTGATATAATTACTCATCATATCATAAACATGTAACTCTACTGTTTCATCTAAAGCAGGATCATCAAATTTACGTATTTCAACTACTTCACTTGCAATTACTTCTTGGTCATCAGCTGTGAGTTGTAATGCATCAATTGGTTTATTTGATGCTTTTATGTTTTCACTATTTAGATATTGTTCTATTGCCATTAGTCTTTCTATCCTTCAAATAATTTGTTATATGGTGCTAAATGTGATTTTCTATAGAAACTATCCTCAGCTATATATTTTTTATACCTATCTCTAGTTAACTCTGCACCTCCAGCTCTTAATCCTCTTGTTCCGCCATTATGTTCATAAACTTCAATTGTATCATAATCATCATTGTCCCCTCTACCAAAATTGATTCTATAATCATCACCTATTATCCATTTTTCTCTACCAGGTGAAAAGAATGGTGAATCAGGAATTCCTGTTCTGAGCCTAACCTTTATCCCTTTTGGAATAAAAATAGAAGTTAAAGAATTTTCTGTCCAGTTACTTAACCTAATATGACCAGCCGCCCGTGCATAGTGACTATGGGTACTATTACCATGCCTATGCGATCTTCTAGCATTTGCATGATATTTCTTACCAACCTCAAGTTCATAATTCCAACCAGCTCCGTCACTATGTTGAGATATTTTTACTCGTTCTGATCCGTCTAGCGTTGCTTTAGTTACCATCGAAGATGCAGGATATCCTAAATATCTTATCTGGCTCCAATCCATTGCTGTATATGTTCTATTATGATATTCATCGTAATTATTCTCTGCTGTGTTTGCTTCAACAGATGATGGTAATTTTTTTACTGTTGCGTAAAAAGCAAGTCCACCAGTATACTTTCTCACCTCTCCTCTACATACCATAAAGTAACCACCTTTTAGACCTCCAGTATATCCTCTAATAAGTTCACCTTCCCATTGTTTAGTTGTAAACTCATTTCCAGTAGGAGTATATATTTGAGAACGTTTAGCAGGCTTTTGTGTTTCTTCTGGATGGTATTCTGTCCATCTAGATGACATGTCTGGTAAAAATGCTTTATCATAATCACTTAAATCATCATCATCAAAACCAGCTGGTCTTATAAGATCTCCTTTTTCAAATGTTACTCTACCATCTCCTAAATTAAGATCAACCTCATTAGTATTATATTGACAACCATCTTTTTCAGCTGGGCCCCATTCTACATCATCTAAATCGTTACTTACTACTAATCGCTCTATTGCTGTAGTTTCTGTTGTGATTTCAGCTTTTGGTACTATATCTATATCATCATATGTCATGTCTCGATCTTTCATGAACACTTCTAAATTTCTACCTTCTCTTGTATTTGTTAATCCTTTAACTGGTGGTGGATTGACACCTCCATCAAAATGATGTACAGGTGATCCTCCAATTGAATTATCATCTCCTTGAGTAGAACCATTATTACATCTATATCGTACACCTTTCCAAACAATAAATATCATTCCTGCAACTCCTGTTAAGTCTCCTGCAGAATTAAATTCTGTTTTCAATTCAAATTTATCACCAAATTGTTCGGTTGCTGTTGGCGGATCTTCTACTTCTTCTTCGTCGGTTTCATTATCTCTAGAATCAACAAAACGAGTCTCAACTTCAATTTGTGGTTCAGATGGGTTATCTAAAACATTTATTGTAACTTCTTCAGGTAAATCAGTTTGTTCAAATCCTTTAAGATAACTATTAAAAGTTGTATCTACAGCTTCCATAAATGATTCTATATCATATTTTACAGATTGTAATGGTATTTTAATTGGAAAGTTTTCATTAGGAGTAGCTTCTTTATATTCAATAACACCACGAGGAGTACGTAAAGGTCTTTGTTCTACTAATCTAATATCTTCATTATCCTTTGCAATCGTACCATCTGGTTTTATAAGGTCTCCTTGATTTTGAATAGTAGGAGTTTGGCCTATCAATCTATCTAAACCATTAACTTTTTTATTTAATCGTTTTAATATATGATCATCAGTAGCTTGCTGAACATCTACTGCAGACTTTCCTCCAACATTATGTGCTTGATAGTCTTCCATTTTATCTTACCACTTTGAAATAATAACCATTATCAAAATATTTAATTGTTCCATCTGGATATTTTGATTTGATTTTAAATTTATAATATCGTTCGGGTGCTAATGAATTCATCCAATAAGTAAAATAACTTCCGTTTGAATCAACACTTAATTTTGTATATGTATCATCATAATCTAATATAATCTCATCTGTATTTGCATCATATACCGCATATGAACTTGTATAACTTAATCTTTGTGTTTCATTTAAGTAGAATGATGATGTTGTATATGTCTTAGTTGGATATTTTGATCTAGTTCCGACTCTAAATGTTACTCTACTTCCTTCAGGATATTTTTCTTCTATATTTTTAAAGAATGCAATTGGTCCTCCGTTATTAGTTTGATGAACTTCAGTTAAAGTAGCATCTGTCACGGTATGATCTCTCCAAACCACTTCTAATTTTGGTGCATATATTGTATGAGTATCTTTTGCAAAATATTTTATATTAAGAGAATCACTATTACTTGATTCGGCTGAATATGATTGTTTTAATATTAATCCATAATTTGGTATAGTTCCATCTAACCATTTATTAACAATGGTAGTAATATCCATTCTAACATCTGCAGATTCATATGCGAATGATTGAGATGCTTCATATCCAGAACCTGTTATCCAAGTTCCTCCTCCTAATGGTTCTTGTATTCCTAATTGATGTGCACTATGAGCAGATCCTGTGTTCCATCTTGTTGCAGAATCATAATCATCAGAATAATACCATGAAGATCCGTTACGAGTTTCAGGTATATCTGCATAATTTCCGTTTCCATTATTCCAGGATTCAGAAACTGGATATGCATACAATGTAAAATCTATTGGCATATCAGATGCATAAATACTTTTCATGTTTAAATAAAACTTACGAAGCGTACTTCCTACAGTTCCATCAACTATAGATTGAGATAATGCAGTAAATTCTGGTCCTGAAAAATCTAATAATATACGACTATTATATGTTCCAATTTGAAATAAGTCATCTAATCGAGAACCAGAAGTTGTTTTTATTAACTCAAGTATCTGATCAATTCCAGTATTCTTACTTGGAAATTTTTCATATAATGTTGTATCTTTATTGGCATATATTTGATATTGCATATTCTATTTCCCTTATATTCCTACAATTCTACCTTTGATATCTGAATTAGGATATCTAATTTCAAATATACATGGATCTAATGATGGATAAATTATATTATTTAATGTTGCAGCTTTGATATCATATACATTTCCTGAATATCCTGAGTTTAAATCATATAGATTTTTTATCGTTACATCTGCAACCGTTTGTACTCCTTCGACATTATCTAACTTTGTATAAACATCGGAAATTACAATAGGTGCATTAATCTGCATATTATCTACATGTAATAATTCTTTAAGTTTATTTACACATCTTAATACTACTTCAGAACCATTAAAGGTTGGTTTTGGTATTACTTCAAAATCAATACCTAAATTAACAATAAAACAATTCTTAATATTAATTGCATCCGTCATTAATCTAAACTGTGATATATATGTTTTAAGATTTTGTTTAATAGCAGGATTCAGAGCTACCAATTGTTTGGTAGAATTATATCCCATTGCATATATGTTCATTGCTAATGGATTAGGTATTTTAGCTTCAGGATCTGTTGAATCTACTTGTTCATCTTGAATAATATATGCTTTAGCTACATGTCCAAATTTTGGTGGCATGGTATAACATCTTAAGATATAATCTTCTTTTGTTACTGCTCTATTTTGTGCTGCAAATACACTTAATGCTTTTTGTCTTGTAGTTTCTACTGACTCTGCAGAAGCTCCTCCTCTAGAAGGTAATGGATTATTTACTGCTACCGATCCTTTTGCTTGATTTAATATTGATGTATCTAAATTTTGGATTGAATTTGCATAAGATGCAAATGAAACTTCTTGTATTGAATTAGCCGGTACATTATCTGAAAGTCCTTTACCTCTTGAGTAACGAACTGTTAAGGTAGTTTGTGAAGGTGCTTGTCCATATGTACTTGAATATAAAAAGTTTGCAGGATCAATTGATACATCAACTTCTCTATTTAATCCTTTTATTCCTAATCCAACATTTTCTGGATTTGGTATTAAATCTCTATCATGTTCTTCAGATATACCTGCACCAAATTGAATTTCTAATTGTTTATCTGCTCTAAATCTTGTTACAAATCTTTTAGCTGTTCGTCTTAATTTTAAGATATATGGTACACTACTATTATAAGAACTTAGTTCTGGATCTATCATTGGTGTATTTCTAATACCTTCTTGAATTGTATCCTGAGCTAAATACGGAACCTCATACCACTTATTACCTTGTTCATCAATAATATCAACTACATCAATTATATCTGTATCTTTCAATACTATCTTATCATATATTTTAGGTTCTTGAAATCTGAAATCTTCTTGTGTTATTCCTCCTGATACAGCTGCAACTTTTTTCTTGATTAAGAAATATGTTGGTGTTCCAGTTGCTTCATCAATTTGATATACAGTTACTGTTCTAGGATTAGTTGCTGAACCTGTTGCGCCAAAATCTACTGGATCAACTGATCTAAATTCAACACCTGTATTTGATTTTGCAATCATTCCTGCTTCAATATTTAATGCATATCTCCAATCTGGTTTTGCATTAACACCTGTACCAGTTGCTGGCACTGTTTGATATACATCCAATTCTACTAATGATGATATCATATTTTTTGTTTTATATCCTAATGCCGCTGCAATAGAATTAATATTTGCTCTTTCTTCTGCATATCCCAGTAATGATTCTTTAAGATTACTATCTGAATAATATGATAATACATCGCCTATATAAGCCGACATTTCCATGAACATCATTCCTGGTGATGATTCATTAAAATCATTATAAGTATTTGGAAAATAATTTTTTGCGAAGTTAACTAAATTTTGTCTAAATTCACCAAAATCCCTACTTAAATATTTTATATCTTTTTTAACTAATTCTGCCATTGGTTATTCCCTTAATATGATGCCATTGATCCTGCGTCAACTGTTGTAGTACTTTCACCGTTACTCACTAATGTTATCTCTTGGTTTGCTCCTTGTTCGGTCACTCTAAATGTAAGTTTAATAAATAAATAATTTGTAAGATGGTTTTTATCATCTCGGTTATCTATATTAATATTTTTGATAATAATATAAGGTAACCAAAATTTTATAGCATCTTGTATTTCTTTATTTAAACTAATTATTAGTTCTGGTGTATTTGGTTCAAATACTCTATCTTTAATTCTTACTCCAAACTTTGGTTGCATATATCTCTCACCTGGATATGTTAATAACAGGTTTTTAAGATTTGTTAATGCTTGCTGTTCTGTTGTATATGATAACGGAAATTTACCAGCTAATTTTTCTGCTAATTCATTTGCACCAGTTGAACCAGATACTTCTCCATATGCTAAATTTGGTTTTGATGTTACGCCAGCAGCTGCTCCATTAAACGGAAGCATTACTCCAATAGCCTTGTCAGCTTCCATATCATTAACATTGTAACGATATATCGGTCGACCACCACCTTTTAAGTAAGCTGATTCTTTTTTGCTTTTGAAGTATTTATCTGCCACTATCTAGTTCCCATTTTACCATTTTTCTTATCTATTGCTTTAATGATTCCACTATAATCTTTCATTAACGCATCTTGCACAGCTTGTAATTCTGGGGTCTTTGGTTTTACAGATTCTCCATCTATACCTGTCATTACTTGATTTGGTCTTGCCATAGTAGATGTTCTTGTTGGACCCATTTGTGGATAATCTTCCATCATACTAACTGGTGGTCCATCTACCATTGATGCAAAATCACCTGTTTGTGCTGTCTCATTTAATAAATCATTTAACATTGAATTTTTTGTAAATTTCTTTTTTCTTGCAATAGGCCTCCTTGGCATAGGATTTTCTGCAATTTCTGATAAATTCATACCATGTTCAATAACTTGATTAGTGTTAACCTGTTGTTCATTGATAGCCTGTTTAACAGCTTTACCAACTTCTTCTCTTATAACTTTTCTTAAAATTTTAACGAAACTCTTCGTATCCATAGTCTTCTCCAATTTATTTTAATATAAATATGAAGATACTAGAATTATGGTGGTTGTTATAAAGTATAATTCTGATCGCTTTTTATATAGTTCCAAACAAAATCTGTCTTTAATGTATCTAAAATTGCAGCGTTAATTGCTGGACCTGTTGGACCTCCAGAATTTGTATATGTTAACATTTGAATCTTATCTATTAATTCAACACACCAATCATGCATTTGTTGGCCAAGTATTAATGGTTCGACTGAATCTAATCCTAAATGAATTTCTGGTGCATTTACTGTGAAATGGCCTGCCCCTCCTACATCTATTCCTACCGCTTCAGTTGCTGATAATCCTATTTTTGTTCCTGCAGATAATAAAATTACATCTTGTCGTGCATTAAATACTAATCTATCTGATGTAATAATAACTTGAGGGCTTTCATAATCTGCACAGCCTGCAACTGGAGATGGTGTTGGTGTACCTTGATCTTTTTGTTTTGATTCTGGTGTACCAGCTGGATCATCCATTACTCCTATTTCTTCTAAATCTTCGTCTAGGTCTCCAGGTGCATCTCCTAAATCTCCTCCTTGAGGTCCAAACATGTCTATTAAATCAGCACCAAAATTTATTAAAGCTAATATACCTGCCGCAATTGCTGCTGTATTAAATGCATCTTGGTTGGATTCTACTACATTATCAGCAGGTATAATTTCTTTTAGTTCTTCAAATGCATTTAAAGAAGCTTCTCCTGATGGTGTTGTTGGATCATAGTTATTTGGGTTCATTGCCAACGTAATATTTGATGCTATATCTTCTGGAATCTTTAATGGAGGATATAATATTGGATCTGACATTATTACATTTGTAAGTTCTGTATCAGTAAAGTCTATTGCATTTGCTCCTTCACCAATTGCATATATGGCATTTAAATATTGTTTTCCATCTGGGGTTGTACAACATCCACATAAATCAATATGTTTTGCGTAACTTAGTCCTTGCTCTCTAAATACATCTTTTGCATTAGATGAACATTGTTCTAAACTCCATCTATGGTTTGCTGCTACAACAATAACCCAGTCATCTTGTGGTATATGGCCTTCTTGGATAGATTGCTTAATCAAGTCATATGCATAATGTTGTCCTACAAATCCAGGATCATCTGAATATTCTATTGCTGCAGTTGATGTAGGTGGTATTACCCATAATATTCCACGCACATCTCGTTTCATATCTCCTGGAAAAATGTATACATTTTCCATTCCCCATATTTCACCTTCGTATATAGTTTCGGTTCTATCTACTACATGTCCTTTTGGTACTTTTAAATTTTCGTAAGATTCTCTTTTTGCCATAATTTTTTTCCGTTTAACTTTGTCCTGGCCAAGGTCCTAACTTTCCTTGTTCAAATGCTGCATCTAATCCATGCCATGAATTACTTGATTTACCTGCTCTTAATTTTGAAAACGGTCCTTTGCTTGCAAGTGCAGTGTTATATTCAAAATGCCATTCTTCTGTTGTCACAGTTCTTACAAATCCATATTTATATGAATTAGCTACCAACCATGCATAAACTCCTTTTGTATTAGTAGTACTAGTTTTTGATCGACTACCATCTTTATTTACTAGATATCGTTTATAATCTAAATCAATTGCAGTACCACTTTGGTGTCTACTATAACCTGGTATTGCTACGTAACATGAAAATTTAGTTGAACTTGCTGTCCATAACGGACTTGATCTATCTTTTTTATTGGCTTCTGTTTTCCAACCTTTATTAATTGCATTTGCATATCTACAATTTACTTGTCCTGATGCTAATTTCTTTCCTGTTCTTGGATGATTGATTTGCCAAAGACCTCTGAAGCTACTATTTAATTTTATTTCTACTCCATCAGCTTTTGCTGCCTTAAATAATGTAAGCACTTTGCCACACATTTTTTCTAATACAGGTTGTCCTTGTATTAATCGTATTCTATCTGTACCAACAACTCGCCCTCTAGTTGGTGATCCTCTTTCAGTATCAAAATATTCATATTCACCATCTAATAATTCTAAATCTTCTACATCATCTGGAATTGGTTCTAATGGTTCTGCAGGAAATATTGGTGCACTAATACCATTACAATCTTTAGATGGAATAGCATATCCATTAGAACTATAATGGGCTTCATCTGATGAATTACTAAATGGCTGTTCAATTGCATCATATTGGTTGTGTGCTAATGAAACTGCAATTTTTTGTCCTGAACACATATAGATTGAAGCTTTGTCTCCATTAATATCTTCGATGATATATTCATTTCTAGAATTTTTCTGAGAAGGTGCTTGCCCTGCTCTTAATATATTAATTGGAGCTCCTGGACCTGCTTGCCCCTCGCCCCATGATGGCATTTTTATATATCGTTCTGGTTCTTTTGGATTAACTGTTGATCCAAATCGTATAGAATTTCCAAAACGACCTTGTATTAAAATATCACCTTCATATGGCTGTAAATTATTTAGTTCTGTTTGTTCTACAAAATCATTACCTGGAGCTGGATTAGTTTTATTATCTGATGTATTAGGGTTTGGTCCTGCGGTAGGATTAGAATCTTTAGGATTAGGAGAATAGTTTTGATCAACTTCAGGTTTACGTTCTGTTGGTTCTTTAAATTGTTCTACAAATTTAGATGATTCTTCTTTTGTATAAAAACTATTATTTTCATATCCTCTATCTAATTCATGTAATTCTGCAATTGATTTATATGTTCCACCTTTACCAACTGGCATATTATTAAATTCGTAATTATCAGCTGTTAATGTTGATAATTCTAAATATCCTGTTACAGTGTTATATCCAAATTTTTCTTCAGATTCTTTGAATTCTCCGGTATACCCTTCTCGTACCAATCTCTCTTTATACTCTTCAATTTTATTTTCTCTATCCTTTAAACCTTCTGGAGTTTTTCGAGTATCACCAGATTCCATTGCTTGTTGATATTGAAGAACTGCTTCTTCTAATTTTTGGAATTTTGAAATCATCTTACTAGATAATTGATCGGTAGTTGGTGGCTCTTCTGCTGGAACACCTTCTTTTGCATCTTGCTTTTTATTTGATGTAGTAGGATTACCAGCTTCTGCATTTGCATATGCATCTACTTTATTAGTCTTATTACCATCTTGTAATACTCTAGTTGGACTTTTTACTCCTTTTGCATTTGAAGCAGGATTCAAATTTGTATGAATACTTCCTCCTAATGATACTGGAGCAAGATAATACCAATCTAAATCATACTGCATTCCTGCAGCTTTTTTACCTGTTGCGCCATCTGGAGAGGCTGCTCCCATTTCAGGTCCAGGTCCTTGGAAGCATACAACATGTTCTCCTACTAGAGGTATACGAGTTGTATTAATATCAGCTGGATATGCTGTAACTTGTTTACCTGGTCCAGAACCAGCTCCTGCTTGGTTTCCTTGTAATTGAATTGTTACTTCACCACGAACATTATCCATAGCTTCATCACCAGAACCACCTTGCTTCTTTTTTGATTCCGATGCTGTTGTATTTTTAAATGCATGAGTTATGTCAACTACTTCTCCATATGCCCATGTTAATCCTGCTTGACTCATTTAGAATCTCCTAAATCAATTTCATCTTGTTGTTGTTGGATTGCATCTAATTCTTCCTGAGCTGTTTGTAATAATCTTTGTTTTTCTTCTTCAGACATTCCAAATTCATCTCCACCTTCCTTATTTCCACTTCCAACTAATCGTTGAACAACTGCAGCTAATTTAACTAGATGTTCATCATTCTTAACGGATACATCTAGGTATTCTTTTATTAATGGAACTATCACAGTTGCATCACCTATATTTTTAATTAAAGGTTGTAGCTCTTGAATCAATGTATTAATTTGTCTATCTTTCTTTTTAGAATTATGATAGATATCTTTCATTAAATCAGAAAATGTAGTTCCTTTGAATAATTCAAATTCATCATGCATAGTTTATTCCCTTTAAAATAAATATGTACAACTATGATTTATGGGTGCCAATATACCCTCTATGTGAATAATTTTCATACATAGAAGCATAATGTCTTTTCATTATATTAACTACTTTGGTAATGTTTTGTGTTTTAAGACCTGTCCTTTCTCTTATAAGAATATAAAGAGCTTTCTTATTGAAATTTTCTATATTATCTCTAATTCGAAATAATTCTAATAATGTATCGGCTACAATAATATCTCGTTTGTTTGAAAATATAGTATTTAAATTTGTTGTATAATAATCTACAAATTGGTTTGTAAAATCTTTTAGGCCTTCTTGGTAATCATTATATGATGCCTCACCTCCAAGATCTCTACTATCATCTATTACTGTTAAATCTGTCCTTGCTTTCATTTTTGCATAATTTGCATTATTTGCAATAATAAGATAATTTTTTGCTACAATACTAAAATATGAAAATGCTTTACCTTTTCCTAAAACATACTTATGTATTTTTTCATTTAAGAATGCAACTGTTTCACATTTAACATCTATATAAGGTACATCAAAATAATAAAACTTAAAAGTATGTATAATATTTTCAGCTAGTTTATCAAATGCATAATGTATATGTTCTCTGTAAACTTTATTACGTTTTAATTCATCATCTTCACTATTATATGCAACTATTGCATGATCGGTTATATATGTAAAATATTGTTTTTTAGTTGGCTTTCGGCCTCGTTTCTTTTTCTTTGGAAGTAATGCTTCTTCTTCAATACGAGCCTTATCTTCTTCTAACCAGATATAAAATTTGTCTACTGCTGATAGTTCTGTTTGTTCATTCATTAGTTAACTCCACGATTTAGGTCTTCCATTACTTCTTTGATTAACTTAAAGGAAGTGCCTACTTCGTCTGATGCTTCAAATGCTCCTTGTCTATCAGCATTTCTTATTTCAGAGTTGGCTTCATTAATTTTTGTTTTTAATCCATCAAAAAAGTTATAGTAATCTAGATTTGATTTTTCTAGATCCTCAATATAATCTGATTGATCTTCTTGTTTTTTTAATTGGTTTATATTAACAAATAGTGATATTGTTAATGCAACCGCTAATATTATTATTGTTGTTATCATTTATTATCTCCGAATAAGTCATCAAACATTTTCATTGCTGCTCCAGCTTCTCCTTTTGCTGCAATGTTACCTAATTTTTTAAAATTGGCCTTTTTATTGTTTTTATTAAATCCTGCAAGTGAAGCTTTTTTAGCAGTTGTTTGAGATGATTTTGTCTTTGCCCACATCTCATATTCTATTCTTGCTGCCATACAATCTGCTTGATGCATTACAAAACCTAAGTTAGTTTTTAATTTTGAATCTGCTGTTCTAGACATGAAATAAGGTTTATTATGTTCATCATATAATCCATCAGTTAATTTAATACCTAACATTTCATTCCAAGTGATCTCAATACCATAATGCTGCAATAACCAAATAGATAGGTCGTTTACAAGGGTAAATTGGTTGTTAGGATTAACCTTATACATCCTTCCCATATTTTTTCTATGCCATTCAGAATCATTAGGAATATATGTTTCATTACCTTCTCCAGGAAATCCCATTTTACCAATATCATGATTTAATGCTGTAAAGATTAATTCTTCTTTTGTATAGCCAGACATATCCGCTCCCATTTTAGTCCATAATGCATGAACCTCTTTTGCACATTTAATTACTCGCAATACATGATCTACATATCCGCCTTCAATTGCATTATGATAATGGTCAATACTTGAAGCTGGTTGCATTGACATTCTATCTTCTAAGTCTGTATACATTGCTAAAAGTTTTTCTTTTCTTTCACCTTTAAAGTTATCTTCGATAACCTTAATTAAGGACTCCCAATTTTCTACTATTTGTTCTGCTGTTAATTTCATATCTTTAAATTATTTGGTCAATTACGCCTAAGTCTAATGCTTGGCCTGAAGTTAAATACATATCCGTTCTCATTTGATCTTTCCACCATGCTGCATCTTTTTTTGTTTTATCTGCTAACAAATCATATATATCTTGTTCAACTTGTTTAACAAAATCTACAGTTGCTGTTACGTCTGTCAACTTACCTGATATCATTGAAGATGCTTGATGAAACATTATGGTTGAGTTTTTACTAACCATTCTCATTCCTGTACCACATGTTAATATAACAGATGCGGCTGAAAAGGCTTTGCCTCTGCATATAGTATTTACTTTTACATCTAATGATTTTAAGTAATCAATAATTCCCATCATTTCATGAATATCTCCTCCTGGACTATTTATCATTAAATTAACTGGGGCATTTGGATCTCCTTTATATGCTGGTGTTTGTCTATATTTTAATATACGCCTAACACGAATCATCAAATCAAATAAAGAATGACTTTCTATTTCATCATTAAGATAAATGACAGAATCATCTAATTCAATTTGATTAGCTAATATATCATTCAATTCTTGGTATGGTGATACCTCTTGAGTTGGCTGAATTAATTCTTCTTGTTGTTTTGGTTTGATTGGTCGCTCGTTATATAAATCACTCATAATACTTTAATATAATAAATTATTCTCGTAAAAACAAATTTAATAAAGCTTTTTTAACTGACGTTCTAACTTCCTCATTTTAACAGCATTGGCTCTGATATCCTTTTTATACTTGGCTGTTTTAATATTGCCTCTGACCATATTCATTTGTTCCAGGACTTTGGTACGTAATGTTTCTTTTTCACGCTTGGTAAGTTTTTTCTTTTCTGGTTTTGCTTTTGTAGGTTCTAATGTACCTTTGAGTTTAGGTTGTTCTACTCCTTTATGAAATACATTACCTTCTTTATCAACAAATTCTTTCATGAACTGCCAGCCTCTTAATCTACCAGATGATTTATATCCTCCTCTAATATCTGGAGGTCCTACTGTTTTATTAACACATTTATAACATAATACTGCAGTTGCTCCTTCTCCTACTTCTGACCATTCATTACATCTAGGATGTTTAGCTAAGATTTGCCAACCCCAATATGATTTATCTTCAATGCTGTTTCTGCATATCATATAAGTTGTTCTACCTTTCTTTTTTGTTTTAAATTTTGTAACTTGTTTCTTTTTTGCCATATTATAAATTTTTAGGTTGTTTAGGTATTCTTCCTCCTCCAGCTGTCATTCCTTGATCAGATTGTTCTTGGTAGATATCTTCTTTTTTTATTTGAAGAACTTTATGTCCTCCGGTACTATCTATCTGTATTACCTTTTCTGTTACAGATGGTGTTTCTTCAGGTTCCTTAGGTTCTTCAGGTTCTTTAGGAATAATAGGTTTAGGTGAAGGAACTTTTATTTTTTCTTCTGGTTTTATTTGAGCAAATGCAAAATTAGCTGCTACTACCATTGCAATTGCTAATGGATCAAATACAAATACAATTAATAATAAAAACCAATTAACTACTTGTCCCATATCTTTACCAGTTGTTTCTGCAAGATATTTAAGTGGTCCTAATTCTCTTTGTTCTTCATTACCAATTTCTAACTCTAATAGTTCTGTATCAATTCTCATTACAGAATCCATTACAGCTTCCAATCTTACATTAATAGTATCTCTATCTGCAATAGTACTTTTTAATTCTGATTGTAATGCTCTTCTTGTCGAACTAGAAGTTGTTGTTATAACTTTTTCAGCTTCAGCATCATAATATGATACCTGGGCAGGATTTGAGAGCGATGTTCTTAAATCAGAAATAGTTGTATTTAATTGTGTCTTTTCTAAATTAAGATCTGTTTTTTGTTCTTCGAATCTATTTTGTTTAGTCTGTAATACAATTAATGATTTATCTAGAAATTCTGACTTAGTTGCTGTTTCTTGATAAGCTCCAGATAAGAATCCATATATACCACCAGATGTTATTATCATCAAAACAAATACTGCTATAGATAAATAAGCTCGTAACCATTTGTTTATTGTACCCCAATATTGATATAATAAAGAAGCGGTTATTAATTTTGCAAATTCTAACGATCCGGCCATTATAATAACTTGTAGACTAGCTCCTGCAAACAATTTACTTAGTCCAAAAACTGAATAAAATGCTGCAGAACCGGAGACGGCTAGTGCCGCAAGTCCTATTAAAAATGGAAAGAATCGTTTTTTCATTTTAGTTTTGTATATTATCTTGAGCGTATTTTATTTTGTCACGTATAACTTTAAATCTACGTTGTGCTTCAGATGGATCAATTTTCATTCCGCGTCTAATTACATCTTGTAAGATTTGTATCATATTATCAGCTTCATCCAATTGGATCTTCACTTGTGGTGCATTTTTTACTGTACTCATAACTTTTCTCCTTTTTTTAGGTGGTTTGACTATGCTTATGCATAATTATTTTTAAATTATTATTTATTATAAATATATATTATTAATATTATTAATAGATTAATATATTATATTTTAACTAACTCCGGCCAATATTGGCCTATTTTTTTGTCTATATAAACTTCTATGTTCTAAAACTGCCAATTCTTTGGCTTTTGCTTCAACTACTATATCTAAATCTAATCCATATGTTCTAATCTCATCGCGGATATAATCTGAATGTGCTTGTTTTCTAATCTTATCATCTTGGTATTCACGAGCTCTACTTTCCGAATAATGACAACATTGTCTAACATCTTCTGGCCATGTACTAGCTGCTAACCGTAAAGCTTCTTCTTCTGATAACTCATCTGGATGGAATGTATGATGATGATAATCAAATGTAATTGGAATTCCAATTTCTTTATAGAAATAATCATATATCATTTTTGTTGACCACATACTAGCCTTATCATCATTTTCTAAAACTAATCTAGACTTAAGATTGTCTGATAATCTATGCCACGTCTTAATCCATCGTTCGGCCGTTGATTTATGGTCACCATATGCACCTCCTACATGAATATTTATTTTATTTTCAAAAGAAGGTTTATAACCCATTAGGTCAAACATTTCTGAATGACGTTCTAAACCTATAATAGATTTTTCTACAACATCTGGTCTTGGAGAACCTAATACATGGAATGGTCCTGGATGTGTAGTTAACCTCATATTATGTTTACGAGCATATTCGCCGGCTTCATATAATCTATCAGAGATTTCTTTGATTTGAGGTAATTGATTTAGTTCATAATGATCATGCCATGGAAATAATTCAGAACCTATTCTAAACAATGTTATATCATGTTCAATATTCCATTGTAAATAGTGTAATAAATCAGTTGCATTCTTTAAGGCACGTTCACCTATTAGTTCATAATTACGATCGGGATACCACGTTGCTTTTCGTGCCGTCCTAGAAGTAGTTACTCTACCTCCTGCTTTTTTAGGTCTATTCGTTAATGTCATATTAACGCAAGCATAACCTAGTCTTACCTTTTTATTCATATTTAAATATAAGAAAAATTTTTCAATTATCCAAGTGATTCTTCAGAAATGATTTCTGCATCTTGGAGAGTTTCACAACAATATAACCAACCTTCTTTCTTTAATAAGATATCAGTCATGGTCCATTGTTTCATAATATTGGTATCAAAATTTGGGTTTAAACGATCTAATCTAAAGGCTCGTTTTACCATAAGTTTCTTACCATTGAAATCTATATAATGTCCTACTTGTAGCATATGTTATTAGTTCTTATAACCAGGTTTAAACCGGCCAATTGCGGGTTGGCATAATTATTTACTTAATTGTAACTGATTTTGGTTTTTGATCTTCAGCAAGCGGTGCATAAAGATGTAGTAAACCGTTTTGTAATTTAGCTTCTAGGTTACCTAATTCGAACCTTCTACTAATTCTCCATCCAAAGTTAAATGATCGCTTTGCAATATTTCTTTGAATGTATTCTGCATCATTAGAGCCTTTATCTTTCTTATACTCTACTCGCAGGATATCTCCCTCTATAGTAAGATCAATATCTTTTTTTGTAAGTCCAACACATGCAATATCAATATTAAGACCATCTTTGGCCTCATATATATCTACTGGATGGTTAACTCTGATTTGGTTGAACGGAGCAAATTCTTCCTCCGATTTGAAAAAATCCCTAAACAGGATGTCGAATGGCGATGTGCCAAAATGTGTTAATTGTGTCATAATAAATCTCCTTAAATAATTTTATTTTTGTTAAACAATGTTTTAACATAACCAGCCAACCCGCAAAGTATTGTCCGATTATTAATATATATGTTAGCTAAGACAAATTGGCGGTACTTGGCCAACTATATCATAGCACCTGTAATATCTATACTTATCAATTCCAGGAATTTTTTTTGCATGTGTATTTTTTACAATAACATGTCCATCCATAAAGAGTTTTAAAACTACTTTACGAATCCATGCTAAACTATTCGAATTCAAATGAACCGAATTATTAATTAGCAATATATTTAATTTATTCTTATTCCAAGTTTGTTCTTCATAGAATGTATCTTGAAACAATGCATTAATGATTTCTTTTGATTCTTTGGTTCCACGTGTAGGTTCTTGATCTAATTCAAAGTCTGCTTCAAATTCAATTTCATCTGCATCTTCTTGAAATATTGTGAGTCTAGACATTGCAGTATCTATACCATATGAAATTGTATCTGATAAGAAAGCTATTTTATCTTTCTTTTTCAGGCTTAGAAATATATCAAATTCTTGTTCATCTATATGTATACTATCTATTTGCATATAACAATCCTTTATTTGTAGTTCCACTTCCTATTTCTTTTACAATAAATAGATTACGAAATTGTTCTAAAGTCAATTGTTTAACACCTGCAAAGTATGCTTCTGCTTGATTAATAGATGGCATGTCACATACGTTGATATGTTGATTTGACTCATTACTATTCTTTGTATATAATCCAAATTTGCTCATTTTATATAAATATCAATTTTTGTTACCTTTTAATAAAGAAGCTTCAGAAATTACTTCAGAAATTCTATTAAAGCCTCTTATTTTATCTACTTCTAATATATTTAATAACGTATGAACGGTTTCTGATAACTCTCCTGACAATATTATGGCATCAACTCCTTTTTGATACCAATCGATAACAGCTTGACATCCATTATTTCTATAGATGTCAATTATCTGCTCGTCATCAATATACCGTTTATGAAATCCCATTACCTATTCTGTGGTTGTCCCCATTTACCCATACGATATGCTTTTTCAGCAACATCCATTGCTGCACTACATGTACGCATCAATTGATTAAGTTCAGAATATGTCACATCAAATGACCTTCCTCCTATTTCTATTTTACCAATAACTGGTTTCATTTTTGCATATTTAAAATCTGTAGCGTTAACGCTTTCTTTTAATTCAAAGTCAATTGTTGACCAAAGTTTTCCAAGGTGGCGAGTCTTCTTTTTATCATGCGCCGAAGTTAAGTTTATACTCATCTTATATTATTTAAAAATTGTTAATGTAAATATTGAATCTGCAACACTATGATCTAGTCTTACATTTCCTCCTAATTGTCCATACTCATTTAAAGCCCAATCTAGAACTTCAACTGGATCATATACCATGTATGATTCATCATAATCTTCTGATGTATTCATACTTAATAATGAGATTACTATTCCTGTATCAGCTAATTCCATCATCTTTGTAACAGTATTTTTTAATGCATCCATAATGTCAAAGTCTTCTTTAACTGGTTCGTACATTATAGATAATCCTCCAATATTAATTACCCAATCAGATGCAAAGTTTCCATCTAATTTAAATAAATTACTAGCAGTAAATGTTGCGCCTGGGCTCATTTCTTTTGCTGTTTGTATTAATATCTTGTTCATATCAATACCATGATATTTAATATCTGCTTGATATAATTCTTGTACGTGTCTTAAAAAGTCACCTCTACCACAACCAATATCAAGAATTGATTCTTGTGTACAATCAAAATTAGAAGCAATAAAATCATACATAACTTCTTGTTCTTCTAATGATCTATAACCTACTACTTGAGGATCTGATTTAAGATAATTATCATCTAGGTCAGCAAATCCTTCTGGAGTTAATGGTTGACCATCAATTGAATCTAAATCAATTGGTTCTTCTTGAACTGGTTCACTTTTAGGTTCTGGAACTGCATCTATATTATCAGCAGCTGCTTCTGACTCTTCTCGAGCCTTTACTTGTTCTTCAAATACCTCTTGGGTACTTACTTCTTCACGGCCATCAAAGTTTTCATCTAATGCTCCGTCATATCCTTCTGGATTTCTATTTTCCATCATAATATTATTTACGTTTATGTCGAGCTCCTCGACGTTTATTAATTCTATTTATCTTACTCTCAATGTCAGATAAATCCATCCGCATAGGATGTGTTCTATTAAATTGCTGTTTTGTTCTACATGCTAATGCAGCATATTCCCAAGCCTTCTCCACATCATGTGTTTCAGGTAAATAGAATTCTTCTGCTAAGTATGTATCACCGACCATTACACGTACACCTGTTTCGGTATACGTTAATGATGCATCTGGATGTCTTTTTAAGACCTTTCTCTGAAATTTATTTGTTACTTTCATATTAAAACGATCTTGGTCCTTGAGTTGGAAATACAAAGTCATTATACTTTTCAAAATGTCCTAGAGTAGATGACTCACTTGACATTTCTTCTCCATCAGCTCTCAATTTTGTTCCTGCAATATAATTACCTCTTGTATGACCATGTTTCTTATGAATAAACATATTATTAGTTCCTCCATTTTCAATCCATGCATTTGTAATACTAGATATAATTGATTGTCTAGATTTAGGTTCATCAACTGATGTATATATTAATCCTGAACCTGCTTCCGTTCTTATATCATAAGATCTTTTACTATTTAATTTCTTACCAGCTACATGCACATTTGTAATAAGTCCAACTTGAAGTTTTGAATTTTGTCCATCCCAATCTTTAGTTTGAACTATTACCTTATCACCTATCTGATACTTTGGTACTGCTACTTTACTTTTTCTTGCCATTTTTTAATTTTTAATTTTTAATTTATTATTTTTTAATTATTTTCGATTACCTTAATAATCTTAGAATTAGATACTGCTTTAACTTCAAAGTCAATTCCTGAACCTTCAAAGTCTTTTGTTACCATTGCTTCCGCATGGGTTACAGAATTTGCATTTACTAAATACATTTCTGTTACTCTTTTTACTCCTTTCGATGAATCTACTGCGATTCTAACCTTAGCTGTATAATATGCCATTTCTTAATTTTTTTTTATGATTAATAATATATAAATATAAAAACTTTTTCTCGTAAGTCCTAATACTTTTCATGAAAAGTTTTTAAAAGTTTCCTGGTGCTACTTGCATACATGTTAAACCTATCTCTCTCCACATCTTAACTACTTTATCTCTATCATCAAATACTGCTACTACTTCTACTTCGTCCATATCTTCAGGATTAACAAATACTTCTTCAAACCAACCTAATTTTAATTTTTCGTCAGGCATAAATTTGAATGGATGTTTAATAGGACGCATTTTTAATATATCATATTCAACTTCATATTCTTTTAACCAGTCTTTAGTAATTTGTTCTGATGATGCACTTCTACCTGAAAATATTGCTATTTTATATCCAAAAGCTTTTAGCGCTTGAGCCATCATAATTACTGGTTGATTTGGTTCATCAGACGCAACAAGTTTATCTGAAAAAAATATATCCCAATCCATTTTACCAGACTTAGATGCTAATTTTCTACGTACTTCGATGTTGGCTAACGTGCCATCTAAATCGAATATTACCCATTTATCTTTACTCATATTATATAGATTCGTTAGCCCATTCATTATCTAATGTTGCAGAACAAGGTACTTCTATTCTAGGAGCATAATATGCAAACTTTGCTCTTCCAAGACCTTCACATTCTACTCTTTCAATAAGACCTTTCTTCATGCCTCTTCGTAACATATCTGCATATTTCTTATTTGATTGCATTGAATTATTTCTATCATATCCAAATGCTGCTTTAAATATTTCTGTTTCGGTCATTGGCCCTACATTTTTTAAGGCATCTACCATTTCATGAACTGAATTTCTTTTTACTATCATTTTTTAATTTTTAATTTAGGTCTACTTCTGGCTAGACCTCTTACCTTTTTTATTTATATAAAGATAAGAAAAAAATCTCAATTAACCAAATCTTTTACCAGCTTTTTTTGAAAAAGTTTATAGTAAGAAAGGTGCACAAAAGTGCACCTCTCTAATTATATAACAAATTAAACTAATTATTTTTTAGTAAAAAATGATACTAAGATAACTAATACTACTAGTCCAACAAATCCACCTTGACCAATTGAATTGATTAAAGCTGTAAGATTTGCTACTACATCCATGTTAAATATAGCACCACCTGTTAATACATACCATAAGATTGATACAGGTATAACTGCCATCATGATAGATAACAATCCACCGAAAAATCCGGTTACATACTTAATTACTGAATCCATAATTTATCCTCTTTTTTATTTAATTGTTTTGTGGCAAAATTGCCTAATTAGAGAGCTCGTTTACTGTTACTTAATTAAAACTTAAACCCAAACCCTAATGTAAGGTTTGTAGTCTTAGTTCCTGTATTATAAACGATTTTAGGATCTACGTAAATATTACTTCTTAAAGTAAATAATTTACCAGCTCCGATTGACATTCCTTCCGTAGAAAGACCGTCAGTTGCTAAATAAGCAAAATATCCTTTTACAAAATATCTTGCATGGAAGTCTATATCCATATCTGCTGTTGAATCTACTTGGCTTACTGAAGCACCTACCATTAGGTTTTCCATTACACCATATCCAATTGTTGGAGATACTGACCATTCAGTCCAAGCTGTATTTGCTACATCACCTGTTCCTACGTACCAGTCTCCTGCTGTTTGAGCGTTAGCTGCGGTAAAACCGAAAACTAATGCTAATGTTAAAATCAAATTTTTCATAAAATTTCTCCTTTGTTTTATTATGCCAATATTGGCTTTTTATGTAAGGAGCTCTCTAATTTATGTACTCCACGTGAGTAGAGTAAATTTCTCCTAAATCATAATACTATGTATAATATATAAAATATTATTCAAAGTACCAAATCTTTAGTCATCTTTTTTTACCTTAGTTGATGCTTCACCTTTTGCATCTTTTTTATAATCTATGTAAGCTCTTAAAACTTCGTTAGGTGTTATTTCCAATGCCGCAGCTAATTTCAATATCACCTGTGAAACCACTTTCCTTTTTTGGAAAGATCCTTTTGCACGTTTCCCTAGACTGGATAATACCATTGCTAGTCGTGTGTTGTCTGTAACCGTACCTCTTGAAACTGCTCTTCCGGCAGCTTCGTTTTTTATTTTTTGTAATTCTTCTTTTACTAATTCTTTAATATATGATCGTTTCATAATAATTATTGTTTTGGAATTGGAATTGACCTTCTACCACCTTTCAATCGTTTTGACTCTAATTGATTAGCTATATCTAATTCTGCTCCAATTAATTTATATAATATACCTGCGTCACTTATTAAATCTTGTAATTGTTTATACGCTTGATAAGAATTAGGTCCACCTTTTGCTGCATCCTTTGCAGTAGCTAATGCTCCAGATAACCTATCTACCACCTGACCTCTAATAGACGATCGATTTAAAGTTGCAAATCCAGATACTTTTACCATTGGGTCGTTTGGGTCCATATCTTTAGGATCTGCTAGTGTTCCAAATTTATACGATTCTTCTTTAATCAATTGATTAACTTCTTCTCGTATTATTTGTTTAATTCTATTCTTTAAATCTTTTCCGTCCATTGTTTAATTCCAAAATATTAGTTTGCCTAAAATACCTAATACCGCGATCCATACAGACCATAATGCGCCATTAGCTTTTTTTCTAAAATCGGTGTTACGATTAACTCTAGATATAGTTCCATCATCTGGATCTAATAATCTAATTTTAATTTCCTTTACATCTGCTTTAATTGATAAAAGTTCATCATGCAGTTGTTGATTTGTTAATCGTGCCATATTATTATGATCTTTTACTTTCTAATACTGATTGCTTTCTATAATCGGTTACTAATTTTTTTATTTCACCAATTGACTTTCTTGCTCTTGTTGCTGCTGCCTTATTACCTTTATCGGTAAATTTTCTATGATTTTCTTGAAACTCTTCCCAAAGGTTATTCAATGTATCATATAACTGAGTTGTACTCATAACGTTTCTCCTTTTAGTTATTCTTTAAAATAAATATGCTGAAGCTAGTAATTTCCATCATCTAAATCACCAAATTCTTCTTCATCCATATCTGTTGTATAATCAATCGCTGTAAATGGGTCTCTTCCCATATCACGAATTGCTTGAACATCTGTGATATCTAATTCTACCAATCTTCCATGTGGTCTATCTGAATGGAACTTTCCTATCATTGCACCATATTTTGGGTGTAGATGATAATCTCCTATAAATTCTCTTCCATCTACAGTTGCATATTCACCACCTGCAGTATACATACCTTCTTGTAATCCTGGATCGTCATAATCTATATCATCATCTTCTCCAATAGCCTCTAATTCATCATCAACGTCTATTTCATCATCAGATACAAATACAGGTTCTTTATCCATTCCTATTTCATCTGTATCAAACGAATCTCGGTCTAAAGTACCATCTTCAGATTGTACAGTTTCAAATGCATCTTTAAAACTACGTTGCAAGTCTTGATCAGAATATACTTCTGTTTGTTGGAATATTAAATTACCATCTAAGTATACTTCTCCTAGATCGTTTTCATCATCTATAACAAATTCTAAATCCCTTCCTTTATATAGGGTATCATTTTCTCTATTTTGAAATTCATATCCGTATGCCATAACTTACCTTTTATATCTTATATGTTTAGGAGTTACAATATATTCATGATAAAGATCTTCATGGTCATCTACCACATCATCTAATTCTTCTTGAACCATATCAGTATAATGTTCTTGATAATCATCACTAAACTTACCAGGATATTCTTGTTTGAATCTAGCTTGATATTCACGTTCAAATCGTTCTGCATATTCCTCCTCCATTTGTTCTCTTAACTCATCTAATTCAGCATCAATCCTATCTTCTATAGCAGAATCCATATCAGCTGTATCTCCAAACATCATTGGATCATCTTCATCTTCTGCTAATATATTTGCAACTTGCGATCCAGATAATTGTTCTACTTCAAATAGTTCCATAAAACGTTCTTGTAATTTACGTAATGATGCTCCACGTATTTGAGTTTCATATATAACATGACCATCTAATAAAACTTTTTCAGATTCACCTCTACCCATAAATCCTCTATTAACATCAAAATCTAATACACGACCTAAAAATTGTTTTTCATGATCATCTCTATTAGTAATCATAACATATCCATTACCAGGAGGAATTCCTTTAACTGGAGGTCTTTTAAATGCAGATATTAAATTATCATATGCCGCATCAATAGGACCTGATGTTCCAGGTGAAGGTGGACGATTAACCGTTACTTTTGGTCTACGTCTTTTTCTCCTTCTTCTTGCTAAAAGTGCTGCACCTACTACTATTGGCCACATACTAAATCTCCTATTATTATTTTAATATAAATATGGAGAAGGAAGGAATTAACTATTGGAATATGATGATAGTTTAGAGGAAATCCATCCAGCTAACCGTTTAATTACACCACGTTTATGGGTTTTAGTAACCATAGGCGTTGGTTTAACAGTTTTTGTAAACTCTGTTTTAGATTCTTCTAATTTTTCTAGAATTTTTTCTACTTTATCTTCTGGTAATGGTATTGGTTCTACAACTACAGGTCGTTTTTTAGGTTTTCTAGGAGACATTTTTCTAGGAACAAAGTTTGATTTATCAGGTACGTCTTGTTCTTGTACAACAGCTGCTACTTCTACCTGTAAATAATCAAATTTATCAGTATTAATATTTTTTATCTCATAATCTTGATCTAAATGAGTTAAAATATCACCTATTTCAATATTTTGTTTATCTTCGTAGTCAATTGTACGTACGTTTCCATCTGTATCCAGTCCTACTTTAGCAAATTGTAATGTTTTCTTAAGATGAAATTCTGTTTCAGATATTTTTTTGAAGTTTCCTAGTATTGCTTTCATTTTTTTCTGTTTTTATAACTTTATCGTGAGCGTATCTCCACTTTTCACGAGTTTCTTTGTATCTATGTTCTTCTTGATGATTCATTTTTTTCAATTGTGCATCAAATTCTTTTTTTAAACCTTTTGAATTTATTGATTCGGTGATTTCCCACCAAAAATCTTCCCAATGACCCATAATATTGACCCTAATTTTATATTATCTACCTTGACCTCTATATTTTTTCTTATAATGTCTAGAATTTTTACAGTTAGATGTTTTAGACTTGGAATGTACACCAGGTCTTTTCTTATGCTTCTTCTGAATATGAGTGAATGAATTTCTAACTGCCATGATTATAACCCTTTATATTAAAATCTATCAACTCCTTTACCTGTTTCAAATGCTTTTAATATTTGTTTAATATATCCTGCAGTCTCTTTTGATGCATCTTGGTTATAAGATCCATATCCTGATTCCTTTTCTCTTTCTGCAGCATTATCTTGTCTTATATATTCACCATAGTATCTCAATGATCTTGACATTGCAGATGTAACATCTTTCATTGCAACTTCATTCCCATTAATATGAGTTACTAATTCATCATATCTACCTACTTTAATTACCGCCATTCCTTCTGCAACTGCATCATTTGCAAACTTAACTATCTTAGCAACCATTGCATCTACATTATCTCTTGTTCCTACTCTTGCATTTAGAATATCTTTATATCTTTTAAGATTTGCACGCCTCCATGATGGCGCATCTTTGAATTTATCTTTACCTAATTTTAATTCAGCTCTTTTAGCTTTCAATGCTTTAGTTCCACCTCTGAATGATTCAAAATCCATTACATAAATTTCATCAGCTATTTCTTTTAATTTTTTAAGTTGTAATGTTCCACGTTTACCATGTCCTGATGCATCACCGTATTTACTTACACCTTTTGGTCCAACTCCTTCACGGCCATCATATTGAACTTTACCCATTAATGTCACAGCCATAACACCTTCCGGTATAGTTGTATCCCAATATCTACCTCCACCATATGGATTTTGTTTTCTTTGTGTATTAACCCAGAATACCAATCCTGTCTTGATCATAGGATCATTCATGTTAGTTGATTTATTTAATGTTCCTGCAGGAAGTTTATCCCATGCTATACTATGTGTATGTGCAAAACGCTTGAACCAGTTATTATATCTACTTGCTTTGATACCACCCATCTTTGATACTTTTCTAATAATTGGGTCTGCAAATGCTTCATTAAGAATATTATAGTATTCTTCTTTTATTATTTCTTTTAACTTTGATATCTTCATAGTTGTTCCCTAATATTCTCTAATAATTTTATAATAAATATGCACTAGTCCTTGATTTCACCTCGTAAGAATTTCTTTTGTTTAGCTATAGCTTTGTCTAAGTCTGCTTTCTGAATACTATCCTTCTCAATGACTTTAGGTTCTTTATGTCCTAAGTATTTTACTATATGCCATGGCTTATTTTTCTTTTGTTTTGCATCTAAATTTTTAAACCAGGTTACTCCAGGTAGTATTGTTCCTGATTTCATTCTTAATTTATACAGTTTACTCTTCTTGTCTGTGATTTCAATAACTTCACATTCACAACTTGACCCCAAGAAGACGGCCCCTACTATATCTCCAACTTTTAAATGTTTCATATTACATTCTCCAATTTTTGAACGCATGCAGAATTTCATCATCTACAGGTTCTGGTTTAACACTTTTTACTTGTGGTACAATTGTAGGATTAAACGTTTCAAATATTTCTAATGCTTGTCTACGTTGGCTTCCTGATATAATTTCTTCTTCACAAGCTTTTTCTATTTTCTTAATTGCATAATTTTTATCACAATCTAAAAAGTCCATTGCCTCTTCTAATACCTTTTCAAAATTAGCTTGACTATATTCAGGCATCTTTCTAGATACTCGAGTTTTCAATGATAAGGAAGAAGCTTTAGGACTTGGATCATTCTTACTTGCTCTATATAACATAGAACCAAATCCTTGCCTACCTTTACTATCCAATCCTCTCAAGTATTCTTTTGTATCTTTATTTTTGATAACTTCTACTTCTGAATAAGTAGTTTTACCTGATATAATAGTTCTTACATAATTACGTTCTACAGAAGAACATTCAACACATTCACGAGTACCAGGTAAAGCTTTTATTCTTGCTTCTGGTATTAGTTCGTTACATTTACAACAGTTCATACAATTAATTTTAGTGAACGCGGAAGGATTCGAACCTTCGACCGTTAGCTTAGAAGGCTAATGCTCTATCCAGCTGAGCTACGCGTCCATATTAAGTTGTGCTATTCGCAGTTAACTTACGACTTACAAAATGCTCCTATGAAGCATCCGGCAGCCATCGCACAACAACAACCAAAGAAACCCATTTCATTTAATGGATCTGCGAAGTCGATATATTCTAATATCTCTCCTGTACCTGTTATCCAGGCTAAATAAAGGCTTAAACATCCTCCTAAAAATAATAACAAATTTTTCATAATTTTTACTTTTTATTTATAATATAAAGATAAGAAAAAAATCTCGTAATACCAAATCTTTTTCATGCTTTTTTTTTAATTATATACTATCTTTCATTAATCGATCTACTACTTTATTAACAACTTTTACATGAGGATCATTAATTAGTTCTGTACCATAATCATGTTTGGCCCAATCAAATCCAATCATCATATATTTTGTTCTAGGTAGAAGTCTTTCAAAACTACCGTAAGAATACTCTTCATGAATAGAATAGTTCTGCATCATATCTAACTCTCTTCTAAACTCTTTATCTACATCTCCAATAGTATAACCATCACCGTAACCAGAAAAGCAAACTAGTTTTTGAAGTTTAACAATATCAAAAGAAGAACAAATTACAGTCCAATCATCATCCATACCTATATGACCTAGGTCATTAAGTAGAGCTTCCCATTTATTAAGAATATTAGTTTTCATTTCTTTAGCAACCATATTATTATGGTCATACATTTCTTTACTATGTGGTTTGGTAATTTCGATTCCGTAAGCGAAGGTAGGTTCTTTTTTCTTTCTCATATTATTCAATTTTTAATTTTTAATTATTAATTTATATAATATAAATATAAGAAAAATATTTCAATTAAACAACCTTTTTGGCAGCTTTTTTTGAGAAAGTTATTAAGAGCCAGATTTCAAGTTTACACTGGTATTGTAAGATTTAATAATTAATTAATATTAAATTAATATACTTGAATAAGGTTTTTGCTATTTATATTAAATGAAAGAAAGAATAGACATAACACCTGCCATATACATTGGATTAATGATAGCTATATTTTTATTAGCTATTTAATCTTCAAACTCTTCGGTGTAATACCATTCACCGGTTTTATCACGCAATATAGATAATATATCAGAATGATTATATTGAGTTTTACCATTTAAAAAAGAAGGAGTATTACCGTTAAATTTTACTAATGCCTTAGTACCATCAATATTATATCTTAAAGTACTACTAGAACTTTGTTCAACTTGATTAAAATCTATTGAACTAACATCGGTGCTATTTATTATTACGTATATCATTATTCTTTACTATATTCATCTAACGGACTTACTTTTTCAAATGATGCTCCATTTACTAATGCACCAGCTGTCCTGGTAATTTTATCAGTGGTACGAGTACTTTCTCCTTCTGATAACGGCCAATATGCAAGTAGTTCTGCACTTCCTGTTGATACATATCCTCCAGATCCTGAAATAATATCTGGTGGAAATCCATCATTAAACAATCCTTTGATATTAGATTCATCTAATGCTTTATACCATACTCCTACATTGTTTATTTGGCCATTGAAATAAGAATCTGCAGCTGTATTTGCTTTACCAAACTTACCTATATAACTTTCTGTACCAGTATATGTTAAAGCACAATCCTCATCTCCACTAGCAATAGTTGTTACCGATTTTCCATTCATATATATTTTCCAATCTGCTCGACGATTAGATCCAAATACAAATGTACACATCAACCATTTATTTTCATACATTCTTTTAGGATCTACTGTATTAGATTGAACTACCGTTTTTCTATGACTTGATGTTTGGCCGTATGATCCATTTCTTGCTCTACCATACATGTCCATTGCCAATCTAAAATCGGCTGATACTCTAGTAGCAATACCATAATACTTATTATGAGTTCTTCCTATTGATAATATAGGATGTGCTGCAGAACCTGAATTTTCTATCTTTAGCCATGCATTAATAGTTAATCCATATCTTGCAATTTCTTCTTCTGTTTTATATAAGGTTCTAGAATGGTCTCCTAATGCAATATAATCATTAGTTCCATCAAATGCAACACTATAATCATTTGAATAATAACTTGCAGTTGTTTGTAAATCTAATGATTTCTTAAACATGTAATTTTGTACTTTTTTGTCTGGTAAAGCTTTAGATGCAGTTAGTACAGTTAATTTTTCAACATCTTCTAGATCTCTATACCATTGTCTCTTATAAGCACCAAACCATCTTTCTTGTGGAACATCTAATTCATCAGTAAATGATTCTGATATTATCCTAATAGGATTACCTTTTCTATCCATACCTACTTTTAGGCCTTGGATGGTATCATCTTCTTTTTCTCTAAAGTTTTGTTTATACTTGGTCTTGAATTCTTCATACCTAGGTGATTTACTAAATGAAGCTGTAGCTGCATCGTTTACAACTCTATAACAAAATTCAGTAGTAGCTCCATTTGATGAACTACACATTCTTTCAGATCTTAATCCATACTTTAAACTTTCAGTAACTTCTCCTGCTTCCCAATCCAACATACCAGCTTCATATCGTTCTTTCTGGACTTCCTTAATACGTTCTTTTTTCTTCTTTAAAGTTTGGTCTGCATTTGATGCATCCTTTATTACAACAGTTCTATCGTCTTTAAAATGCTTATGTGTAATTTCAGATATATGTACTTCACCAACTAATGGTTCTCCACAACATTCACACATTTCTTCGATTATTTGCTGCTTGTTCGATCCTGACATTACTAGACGTAGTACCATAACTTATTACCTTTAATTAAATAGCTGCAAATGCCTTTTGAAGGAAAGAACCTATTTCTTTAGTTTTAACGGCATTTAATGCACCTTTAAGAGTTGCCATCCCAGTACTACCTTTTGCAAATTTATCAGCCATACCACCTACACCTTTATATAATAATACAGCAACTGTTAATGCATGTAATATTTCAGCTACCTTTTTTCTTGCAACTGCATCTTTCATTCCTGCCTTTTCTAATGGCCATTCAAAAGCTTTTATAATCCTCTTATGATTATTTTTACCCCATTGAATAAGTTTATCTCCAGACAATCGTTTTAGGCCTGGTATTTTACTTATAAGGTTCATAAACTTTCCTAGTAGTTTTTGTATCTCACCAAATGATAAAGCAAAACCAGCCGCTGTTAAAACAATACCTTCTGTTTCAGGAGCATCTAGATCTGCTTGTTTGATATCCTTTTCAAAATCATCAAACATGTCATCTAATACTTCTTCTGATGCATCTGTTGTATTACCAAATACATCAGCTTCGGAAATTACCTCATTTAATAAGTCTTTTAATTTTACCATTTCCTACAGCTCCAATATCTTGCTTTAGTTCTTGGTCCTGGAGAATCACAATTATGTCTTGCTCTAAATGACTTTCTTGCTTTAGGATTATTCTTTCTTATACGCATAGTCTTTTCACCACCTTTACCTTTATGACCAAAATTCACTTTTTTAACATTACCTGTTTTTGGATCTTTAACATATACCTTAAACTTTTTAACATCGCCTTGCATAGGTTTACCAAGTTTAACTTTACGACCTTGATATTCTGCTTCTTGATATAATATAGGTTCTGAAGATTCTACTATCTCCATACGTAATGATTCATTTCTATATATTACAGAATCATTAACTTTAACGCATTTGTCTTTGCCATCCTCCGTACCAGCATATCGGTATCCTTTCCAACATGCCTTTCCATCAGCGCCTTTTACTTTTTCAATAATGTATTTCATAGGTGTTCTCCAATTTAATATAAATATGCGGTTGGTCCGGTTAAGTGTGGTTTCCGGTTAGGTAAAGTGAGGTGGTTATAGTGAGGTTAAAAAGATGTAAAAAAGCAGCCAAAAGATTTGGTAGATTGAAAAATATTCCTTATCTTTATATTATATAAAAAGATGAAAATATGGCCAAAGTACTAGTTAATGAATTCTTCGTGCATGGCATGAAGAAACCCAAAAGAACCTATGCAATTCATGGAGGTTTAATTCCACCATTTACAATGACCTACGGAAGCGCAAAGTATATAATGCCCGGATGGTATAAGATAGATGATACAGAAGAACTTCCCGATATAGAAGATATTGCATTTTATCCTTATAAGCCTAAAAAAGACAATAGCCTAGATAATATAAAGAGCAATGCTATATATAAGGTAATGTCTAGTAAAGGTGATAAGGAATACCAAGTCCAAATGAATACCTCTGGTAGCCTGGAATGCGAATGCCCTGGATATGGGTTTAGGAGAAGGTGCCGACATATAGACCAGGTAGTAGCCGAATCCCTTATATAGAAAAATTTTATTTTGCACTTTTCGCTTGCGCTCAGATTCTTGAGATGGTTGGGCTTTATAGGTATACAGCGCCTTGTGCTTGTATACGCAGTATATATTAGTATAATAGTTCTATATATAAAAATATTAAGTTCACTAGATAAAAACATATAACGACCCCCCAGAGCATGGTATATACCTGGTATGTTACCGAAAACCCCTATATCCCCACCTTTTGAGGGGTATTATGGAGGTATTACGGGGTAGCTGAAGGTATGTGCCCTGCTTTAGGTTATATAGGGGTTATATGGACGGTATTAGCTGGTATGTGGATATATGGTGGATTATACCATTCTAATCGGTCTTGCGCTGTATATATTGAATTGCGTTCTTATATAGTATATTGTACATATTATATTTAGTTTGCGTTATAGCATTCGCTAGCATCTGCTTCTTCTTGCTTCCGTTCAGATCGCAGCAACCTGGATATATTTTTTTTATATATAGTCTATATTATAATATAAGGATAATAAGTCGTAAGTCCTAGTAAATCCAAAGAAAGTTATTAAAAGTTATTAAGAACAACGACCTTGTGGTGTATAACTTAACCCATGCATGCACAAGGATAAGTATACTTGACTGTATAACTACTTGATAATAAATAGATTATATAGGTTGTAAGGTATTCTTCCTACCAGAGTGATAAACCCTTAACCCCGTTTACCTCAATCGTTGGTTTAGGTGGATACCAATCTTGGCTGAAAGACGTTCCTGAAATCGGAAAAAAGCTATAAAAAAATTTGGAATCTCGGAAGAAAGACGTATACCACTCTACACATTTGTCCTATACAATGCTCTGAGCTTGCTATAGCAATATTATCTATTCGTAAATATTTTTAAATTTTTTAATTGATTGGTATAGAGAACATTTAAAGAACTAACTAATATGATAAAAGGTAAGGCCAATTCAACTATTAGATAGGTTTATA